TAGCTAAGAATTTAAAATCTGCATGTCCAGTTCCGCTTGAAATAGTAGATGTAGTACCAGAATCACTCCCTCCACCCTTCATCATTAGATAGCCGCCTGTTCCGCCTCTGCTACTATATGTTTTCATGCTGTCCTCCATAAAATAATAAAAGCCAACCGGAGTTGACTTGTAATTCATCCTATTCACTTTTATCAAAGAGTAATCTTCCTACCAAATACAACCAATAATATGTTATAATGCTTCATAAAAAGGAGTTGATCATTTATGAAAAAATATATTATTGGTGCTGTTGCCGGTGCTATCATAGCCACAACAATATCCGCTTATGCTGACGAAGGCTTAGAGAAAATTGAAGCGTATGTCCGCAAAGGACTTCCTATAACGTTAAATGGATCACAAGTAACATTAGAAAGTCCTGCGGTTATAGTTGATGGGTCAACGTACTTAAAATTGCGCGATGTTGCCAAGCTGACTGGACTGGTGGTCGAGTGGGATGAGTCCACTCAAACAGTTAAGTTGAGTAATGGAGCAAAAGTTGATCAACCCACACAGCCAAGTACACCTGTACAAAATGGTCAAGGCAATGGTTCGGTAGGTGTGACAGATAAGTATGCTGCCAAGGTGTTTATTAAAGCAGGTACGGAATTAGTAAGCATCTTTAATCAACCAGAACATAAGAATACATTCTTTTCTATTGTTGAAGATAGTGAATACACGGATAATATTTTTTCTCCGTCGAATGAAGTTGCAACCTATTATAGTACGTATCTTTTAAACAAGTACGGAATCTCGGAAAAAGAATTAAATAAATTCCCAAAATACAGTATTATTAATAATGTACCAAAGATAATCAACTGAATCGCGCAACAGCATTTTGTTGTACCCATGATTGAGTAGCGAGAAGGTTACCTTGTTGATATACATTCGCAGTAAAATTCACACCAGTTGCCGCACCAATAACCAATTGACCATTTGGTTGAAATGTAATGCTGGAACTGCCTGAAAACGTTATACTTTTATTCGCCCCACTATTACCATTCAAATTAATATTATTGCCAAGATTAATATCCGTCCCAACATTAATTGTAGTATTGGACGTTATCTGTCCACCATATATATTTGGTGAATAGATTGTTGTTCCCGAGATAAACGTCCCACCGCTATACGTACCATTAGCAATAGCTGTAGCTGTATTGAGCGCTCCGTTCGCTGTGCCTTGTGCAGTTGATGCAGCGCTTGATGCATTATTTGCTGTTCCTTGAGCTGTTGCAATTTTAGGATCTGCGTTCACATAATTCCAATCAATAGTCGCATTGGCTCCAAGTGAAATACCTTGAATCGCGTTAATTTGATTGGCAGTTAATGTACCTGTATAGATGCCACTATCATTAATCAAAGTAGTCCTATTGTTCCACCGGCTGCTTCCTGTAATCAAACTGTCTCCAATTGTTCCTCCACCGACAACAATCTGATTTGCGTAAAGTTTGTCAATAAAGTTACCGTTGATCTGACTTCCGTTCAGAATATTTGTTCCATTAATACTCAAAGAGGTACAATTGATTGCACCTGATATATTCGCTTGTGAAGCAACCATATTACCGTTCATATCTACTCTAAATGGAGCATTTGCAAATGTCGCATTGCCCAAACTAATTCCCGAACTATTGGCTTTGAAGACAGCATTGCCAGAACCGATATTCAAATTTACCCCGAACATATCTCCAGCTTTAATCTTCGAAGCTGTTACGCCTTCTCCATCGATTACTGTTGTACCGTCTGTACTGGTAATCTGAATAGCACCATTCTGCACGTACAGTCCGCGATAATCCAAACGTGCAAACTTATTAACATCTGTTGTGCTTGCGGTAATACCATTAGAATCTAACCGAATACTCGTTGGCAACGGTGCTTGCAAGCGCAAGTCATTACGGATCGCGTTGTTGATCGTATTCGAATAGGTGTTTGCTGTAATCAAATTAGTATCCGAGTACACCTTAGCAGCCTGTAAATTTACATCCGAATGGGCAATTGCTTCGTCTTTTCTAACGGAACCTATCTTATTAATCAATTTGGATTTTTTGTCTTGGACGTCTGCAAATTTATTATTAATATTTGTTCGGTCTGTTAAAGAAATTGCAGCCGGATAAATAGGTCTGGTTGTCCACATTACTATCTCAGTATTAAGAGTGCTCAATGCATTTTGATAATTTGTCTTCTCCGTGGAAATTCCAAGTGCTGTAGCCACATTGATGATATCATTGGATTCCTGATTAACTTGAGTTAGTGCAATGGCTAATGCTTGTGCTTCAGGATACGATATCATACCATCGTCCGCATATTCGTCAATTTTCCCTTCTAATGTATCTAAAGAACCGTTTAACTCAAATACTTGAAGGTCTATGTAAGATATAGAATTAGCTTCACGCGTGGCAGATATTTTATTGATTAGTATTGACTTTGTATTCTGTACACTCTCAAACTTAGTTCTAATACTTGCCCTTTCTGATGGGGATATAGACGCAGGATATGATGCTTTAGTTGTCCATGCAGATATTTCAATATTTAATGCATTTAGGGCAGTTTGGTAATTGGCTTTCTCCGTTGTGATTCCCAAGGAGGATGCAACATTGATCACATCTGTTGATTCGTTCATAACCTGAACTAAAGATATTTTTAATGCATTCGACTCAGCTAGTGAAATCATGCCATCATCAGCGTACTCATCAATTTTATCTTCTAGTGTATCTAGTGAGCCATTCAACTCTAATACTTGAGTATCAATATAAGATTTTGAATTAGCCTCTCTTGTGGAGGAGATTTTATTTATCAATATTGATTTGGTATTCTGTACACTTTCAAATTTAATTTTTATATTATTTCGATCCAGAACAGTTATGACGGTAGGAAATTCCGGTCTATTTATCCAAAACAAGATTTCACTATGCAACGAATCTAGAGCATTTTGATAATTGGTTTTCTCGATCACAATGTTAAGAGCGGTTGCAACATTAATAATGTCAGTGGACTCTTTTTCGACTTGTGCGAATGATAGTTTTAGAGCATTGGCTTCAGCTAACGTAATCATACCATCGTCAGCATATTCATTTATTCTAACTTCAAGAAAATCAAGGGAACCATTCAGTTCATCGACTTGTGTATCAATATACGAAATAGAGTTTGATTCTCTTGTAGAAGCGATCTTATTGATCAAGATAGACTTCGTATTTTGTACACTTTCAAATTTACTTTTTATACTTGCTCGATCCGTCACAGAGATAGCCGTAGGATAAGATGGTTTACTTGTCCAAATTGAGATTTCACTGTTCAATGCGTTTAACGCGTTTTGATAGTTTGCCTTCTCTGTTGTAATGCCGAGCGAAGTCGCTACGTTGATTACGTCTGTGGATTCTTTATCAACCTGAGCTTGCGACAACTTTAATGCATTGGCTTCGGCCAGCGTAATCATACCGTCATCGGCATACTGATCCAACGCATTTTCAAGGGAGTCCAGCGAACCATTCAACTCGATTACTTGAGTGTCTACATACTGTTGAGTATTTCCTTCTACACTATTCCAATAAGTTGCAGATGATATTACAGCATCGGGAATCTTCGCGCCCCCATCGCCAACGATGATTTGATTCGCTCGAAGTTGTACGAACTCCCCGAGTATACCCATGATGTTTTCTGCAACGATTCGATCATGGCGAATAGCTGTTTTCCACGTATTTCCTCCGTCTCCCGACATCGCGAGAATACCGTGCTGGGCGATGAGCAGCTTGTTGGAGTCAGATGGATCATAGATACGAAGTCCTTTACGACTTATTTCAACCGTCTCGTTTTGACTTGCTTTGATTTCCCGTGCTGCAGCATTCCACGTGTTGTTGATCGTCTGGTAGATTTCCGAATTCGTTGTTACGGTATCCTGCAAAGCATATTTACTGCTGTCATATGAAGCCGAGGATGTAATTGTTCGATATAGATTTTTAATAAATCTTTGCTCATCAGTTAGTATATCTTTCACATTACTAATAGTTAGATTTATTTCCCCCGATTCATAATCAAAATTTAATTCAATTATTTTTGCAGTAATATTAACATTCAATTTATCGTGTTCTATTTTTACGATATCGCCTAAGTTTAGTTTACCCCAGTTGTCCTGCTCACTCATTATTTCAAATAAATTCACGATAGAAACATTGACTGATATATGTGGTTCTCGACGTTTTTCAAACTCTTTTTTCGCAGCATCATACAGTTCTTTAGCATCTGTATAATTCTCATTCGACCATTCTTGAACGACGACATGAGGATTCCATTCTTTCAATTGATCTTCTGTAAAATTATTTTCAAGAGACAATGAGTTTTTTAGTGTTGAAATTTGATTCTCTAGACCAGACAAGCCACTTTCAATATTGATTACTATAATTCGCTGTGCATTAATTTGACTTTGTTTCGCTGTTTTTTGGGCTATGAGTGCAGAGGTATTAGCGCCAGCGGCATTTGCAACACTGAGTTGATCTTCAATTTCTGCAAGTTCATGCTCTAGAAAGTCTAGTGCAGTCTGATTTGTGGTAAGACTTGCTTGTAGACTCTCTTTTTGGGAAACTAACAAGCCAAATGCATCTTGACTCCCACCCACAAGATCCTGATAATCTAAAATAGCATTAGCTAAATTATCACTAATATCTTGTGCGTGAGAGATTACATTACCATTTCCGTCTCGTTGAAACCCATAGAGTATGTTTGAATAATCTTCAAGAAAGTTACTGCCAGTCGGATTAATCGATTGAATACTTAATCCAGATCGACCGAAAACCTTTAAACGAGTACAATAATCTGCACTGTCCGACTCATAAGTGATATTCTTAAGCAGTTTTCCATACTTAACTTTAAACCCCTTATTTTGACCAATATTATCTATATCATAAAAAGAAATCCTACGATTGACCGTATCATAAACAATTACAGCATTAAACGTTTCTGCAACCTGTTGAATAGCATCAAGGACGGAAGAGGAAATATCAAAAGATCGGTACTTTATATTAAAACTCGAATCAATATAATCAATCGACCAAATTGATTCCGAGAGTAAATCGGCTAATACTTCTGTCGCATTCTTAGATGTAACACTGTAATCTTTTATTTTTTTATCGCGCAATTCATATCCGAGACTATAGCATTCTACTTTTTTATAATCGGCATTATCATCCATAACATCCGCAACCTTATGTATGATGTAATACTCGATGTAATCTCCCTTATTAAACTTTACTATTCTTCTTTCTTTTATTTTTAAGATATTCTCATTTTGTATTAAGCCTTGTGTGCGCGCCAGTTCATACGGTATATGAAAAGATAACTCATTTATGTTTCCAATTGTAATTTTTTGGCTTACATTATATGACTCACTGAGATTTCCAATGACAGTTCGATATAAATCGTTTTTGCACAATTGCAATCGTGGCTTTAATTTCTTTTTAGACCAATCGATTTGCGGAAACAATAGCCACACCACCTATCCTTGCTTAGTTTTAAATTGATATGTAAATCTTAATTCTACGTTTCCAAACACTTTCAAATAGTTGTTCCCTCTTGTTAGTTTAAGGAATGTACCATTATGGCTATCATATCTGTATGTCATAGGAATATCACTTGAGATATCTTCACTCTCGCAGTTGATTGTCAATTTTTCATTGTTACTCAAGCCTGCGAAACTCATTGAATCCCCACCATCTGACATGTTCATTATCGAGAATGACGATCCATTTACAATAAGAACTTCTACAATTGGGAAACAGTCAATGTCCCCAATATTTTGTATCAACAGATCCGTACCGGAGGCAGAGTTAATTGAAAAATCATATATGGAATTATATATTGGAGTATAGGTATACGCATCAATATTTTCCATTGTGAGACTTATGTAGCCCTGTTTGAGAGTATTATGAATTAATTTTGTATCTCCAGTATAAATACAATAAAACTTCCTGTTTATGTTGTCGCTAAAATATAACTCTTTATAATAATCTTGAGATAGCCATCGAGCAACTTCTCGAATCTTTTCTTCATTCCAAGGTTCCAGAAAAGCAAAATTCAAGGGTATTTGAAGAACACTCTCTCTAACCTCTTGAAAATAGGGCACTGTTCTACCTCTAACTGTGGTCTTAATTATTTCACGTTCAGGCAGAAAAATTTCTTCTTGCATCCCAGAAGATATATTTGCATTTATTAGTCCCATGTCTGTGCTTTTAATATTGTCGTACATAAAATAAAGACTTTCCGCGATAGATATAATATTCACCCCGCAATACTATAGAAGGAGTCGGACTCCCAACTCCTCGCTACTTTAATTCCCCATCTTTTGAAAATTTTTAACGATTGTATTAAATACGGTTTCTCCACCATTTCTGTCACCAGTTACTTGATCGATCCGTAGATTTAAGTTGTATGTTGGACCAGTTGCAACTGGTTCTGTTCGATTAAACCTAATATTATTAAAATTAGGTTTGCGGATACTCTCAAAAATACTCCTAGTTACATCGACCACTTTGAGTAGCTTCGAAGTATCAAATTTGTCTAATATTAATTCCTTTTCATCCAAGAAAGCCAACTGCGGTTCCTTTCCGAATGCAGGAGTCATCCCACCTGTGTCGAACCGTGCAACATTACCTTTAATAATGTCCTGATAGTCGTAATCTGCAAATCCATATTTCTTTCTGAACGCTTCGTTTTCAATATTGAGTTGAGTCATACGCTCAAGATTTGGTTTAGCCGACTTGCTTAAAGATTCCCATTCCACTTTATTCTGGATGTACTTGGAGTGGTCACTTCGCTTTTGTGCCAGCGCGCTATCCACTACGACATTACTTACATTCCCAAGAGAAACGGCTTGAAGTAGACGAAGCGCATTTTCTAATTCAGCTACTAGATTATTGCGAATGCTTTTCCCCATCTCGGAAGTGTTGGATGAGATTTCATTCTTTAAACCATTGAGTGAATTTTCGATGGTCGAGATATTTCCAGCAATGATTTCCGATTCCAGTTGTGCAAAATAAGCATCATTGTTCAGTACATTTTCCCAGTATACCTTACGTGCATCTTCTACATTTTTCAGGCCATTCTTGATACCTTCATATTTCGTATCTTCAGCTTTCTTACTTGCTTCAATTTCTTTTTCCTTTTGATTCAATTGTTCTTGAAGCGAATCTCTGCGTAATTTTCTTGAACGATCCTCCTTGAACTTCTCGATTTCTTCTAATTTGGCTTGGAGTTCCTTTTCAAGTTGTTCGCGCTTCGCTTTCGTTTCAATGGAATCGTCTAGTGCAAGAACATTGATTTGACTCTGGATTTTTTGAGCATCTGATTGTTTTTTTGATAATTCAGAATCGAAATCTTCTTTCTCATTCAATTTATCGAGTAAAGATAACTGCTCGTCAACTGAGTTTTTGTATTTTTGCAGTTCATCGTCCAACTGCGTCATTTTATCGTTGTGATTTTTCTCTTGTTGTTCTGCAATCTTCTCGAGGTCTTTTAACTGCTCGTCACGCTGATATTCGAGAGATTTTCGATGAGCATCTACAACTTTTTTTGCTATTTCTTCGAGTTTCTTATTTTTCTGTTCCGATAACTCGAGGAGTTTCATACGTGCATCATAGACATTTTTATCCGCTATCAATTGCTCCGACTCAGATAATGCGATGATTCCACGTTCTTTTGTCCACCGCGAATCAGCCATCCGTAGACGGGCATCAAGAACCATTTGAGCGATTTCGATTTCCGTTTTACCGGCAAGAGTCAAACGAGTTGTCTCTTCAGAAATCCAATTTTCAGAGAGTTTGAACTCATTCTCTCGATGTTCTTTTGCTAATTGATCGATTTGAGTTAGTAGATTACCAACTCTATCTATGACCTGTTGTACTTCTTCATCGTTGCTTTTCCATGCTTGTTTTATAGACTGAATCTGCCCAAAAATACTCTCATATTGGCTCTTTTGGTTTTTGAGAACCTTAATTTGATTCTCTTGATCTGTAGTTAGGTTTTCTCCAGTGCCTTCAATCTGTTGAACCTGTTTTACAATATCCGTAATTGCGTTTGTGTAAGCCTTCGATGCCGTCGCGTCGTCATTAAACCAAGCATCAAAACCAACTAACGTACCTTCGCCATTATCCATTGCGAATAATTCAGCAAGTTCAGTATACGTTCCACGTATCTCATCAGCATAACCAGATAGATTTTTGTTTGCGGAATAAATATCCTCTATTTTAGACTGTTGTTCAGTAAGGAGTTTATTCGTTAACTCTAATGTTTTATTATAGTCATCCGTTTTCTTTTCTGTGTTGATCTGCCGTTCGAGTGACTTTATATTCTGGTCACGCTTTGAAATGATGCTATTGATATTGTCAATTTCTTCTTTGGTAAAGTCAGGGAGTGTAGTAAGGGTTGCCTGTGTGTCCTGCTTAGGTTCTTTATAACCCTTTGGATCGATACGATCTCCCTTTTGAAGACGGAAGATATCTTCATCGATACCATATAAATCCTCAGAATATAAGTCAGAAAAAGAATTTCGAATCTTCTTTAGTTGCTCTAATTGTTGAGCAGCATTTTCGTATCCAGCCGATTCCATGTTGACGAGATGACGGAATTGCTCCATCTCAGATTGGAATACATCTTTTCGGACCTTATATTCTTCCTCGATATCTTCAGGTGATTTAACTTTTCCGAGTGTGCCTGACTTTTTTTCCGGGGATGTTTCACCTTTATCTGTATTGTTTAAACTGTCAAGCAGCTCTTGTGATTTCTTTATTTCTTGTTCAATTTTTGCTATTTCTTGACCATCTTTTAATATTTCATTAGCTATGTCTTCACGCTTATATTTGAAATCATTTGAGAGGATACCTTTAGCACCTTGCAGAACACGTCCAAAGTCAAACAAGCCGGATATTGGCTCTAAAAGTTCATTATTGGAAGCAATTCGTTTTTCGAGTTCTTGTTTTCTCTTATTACCTTGATCTATTTTAGTTTGTTCCGCAATACGAAGTACTTCGCCGTATTTCTTTTTATAATCATCCAACTTTGTGATATTGATATCAACAGCTTTACCATGTTCATTCCATTGAGTCACCAAGGACGGCATTTTATTAGCAAGAGCTTCAATGACCTTAGTAAGTTCTGTCTTAGCATTCTTTATCTCGATATCAGACTTAGTATTTTCTTCGATTATTTTCTTTAGTTCGTGATATTTATCGGTAAGTTTAAATACTTCGTCTTGATTATCATTCAGAGCATTATCCAAATCAGATATATTTCTTGTTGCATCTGCGCTATTTTTAATAATTTTCTCAAATATGAATCCAAGAGCGACAAATGCCGCACCAACCAACGTCGCGGATGCCAAAGTTCTTAAAGAAACAGTAAGTGCCCTTGTAGCAATAGTTGCTCTTGTCGTACCAGCTTCAACAACCAACAATGAAGCTACAAAGTTTCTAAAGTTTGAATTTAATGCTAAGGTTGCCACTCCGACCGTTCCCATAACCGGACCCAGAATACCAAAGTTGCTTGTTAACTCTGATCCGATTTTGGCTAGATCTGTAGCACCCTTTATTAATAGAATCAAAGAGTCAGTTAAGACTGCATCTCCAACTGTGAGTGCCAATTCACTAAAAGCATTTTTCATTTTATTGATTCTTGCTTCTAAACCTTGTTGATACTTATCATTTTCTCGAGCAGCACTACCGAATGAATTCAATGCTGTCGTTGTAGCATCTACCGACAATTTACCACCCGACATCAAAGCGAAAAATCGGTTTAACTGGTATCTACCAGCTAATGCAACACCCAACGATTGCTGTGTCTCAGCATTCAAGTTGCTCCAAGAGGATTGCAATTCTGTAATGATTTGAGTTGCCGTCTTCATTTCGCCGTTCGAATCACGAACATTAATTCCAATCGAAGCAAGCGAATCAATTGCCGGTCGCATGGTCGTAAGTCTGGAGTAGATGGTTTTCAAGGCATTTCCCACAACTGCTCCTGACTCTCGTGTCTGAACTCCGATTGCAGTTACATGTCCAATTTGCTCTTCCATAGTAACTCCAAAAGCGTCACCAGCGCTTCCAGCCTTTTGAAGTGCAAGCGCCAAATCTCTACTTGTAATTGCAAACTGATTGTCTACCTCGTTGATGGCGTTTATGATTCTGATGGAATCTTCGGCTTTGATATTAAAGACTTCCATTGCAGAAACCATTGTAGACATGGATTCTTCAACGCTAAGTTCAGAAATATTTGCAGCCATAATCGCTGTTCGAGTCAATGCTTCAATTTGTTGTTCGGAAAAGTTTCCTTGTCGTGCGAAGCCAATCATGGCCTGATTTACATTTTGGATAGACTGGCCGAGTTCATTAGCAAGATTTATGCTGACACGCAACATATCATTTACATCAACTACGGGATCAACAACACGCCTTAACTCGGTTAATTGTTTATCAATCTGTATGATCGTGTCGACGGCAGAATTGAGTGCTCTAAGTGGTGCGTAGAAAGCTGTGGCTGCAACCATCCATATCGGAAAACGAGTTAGGGCTGTTTTTAGTGCCTCTCCCATGGTAAGGGTGTGAGCGCTTGCTATCTTAGCCTCTGCACCGATCTGTTTAATCTGATTCGGAATCTCCCGTAATCTCTTATCGAAATCCGGGTTTCCAATATCCATATTTCCTAATTCAGTTTTTAACGATGACAGTGCGCCCGTATTTACTTTATTACCATACCTTCGTTCCAAATCCGTGATACTGGCTATATATTTAGCTCTATATGTCTCTAGATCGCGAAGCTTCTTCTCTGTTGCTGCACGATCCATATCCATGTTCTTCTGAATCGCTCTTTGCTGTTCTTCATTCCATTTTCTTGACTCGTTTCGAACTCTTTCTTCAGATTTAATTCGACCAGCATACATTTGTTCAAGTAATTTCTGTTCATCTTCTCGATCTTTTTTAAAATTAGTCGTAGTAGATGATCCAATAAGAGTCTGTCCGTCGGACTCCAATTTTCGAGTTGTAACCGTACTTCCTTCTGATGATACAACTCTATATCCTTTTGTTGCATTTGCTTTATTCTTTAATACAGTTATCGAGTCAAGTTCGCTATTATTTAGTCTATCTACAGCCTTAGCAAGTTTGTCCGCAGCCAGAGTCTCATCTTGCATCGACTTCTTGTTATCATCGTGTATAGTCTTAGTTTTTTGAATTATTTCTCCGCTTTTAAGAACTTTTTGAGACACTTGGGTAACGGTTCCATCAAGCTTATTATATATATCCTGAGTTTCCGAGATAACTTTATTTTGTTCGTCTGCGACACTCTTCAACTTCTCGGTTGCCTTAATAAACGATTGAATGTGTGTATTAAAATTCTCTGGCACTTCTATTTTAAGTTTTAATTTATTTATTTTTTTTTCTAAACCAGCAATTGCGGAATTAATTTCACCTATGCTACGACCAACATTTAAGCTTGATGTAATAAGGATTTTTAAATTGTTATTCATTGAACCACTCCTTTTGAAAATAAAAAAAGAAGTGGTATATTTACCACTCCTAGCATTTTAGTATGTTTTTTATATTTGCCGTCATTTTGTCCGCTCTAAATTTCCGTTCTTATCCATTCTGAATGCCGTTTTTATCTCTGACGAAACTTTTATATCGATAGCGGAAGCAATGATTCCTTTAGTTTGAATCAGCTCATCTGAAATCTTTTCTTTTTCACTTTTTATTTTTTTGAGTGCCGATTGTAGCGCTGCATTTTTAAATTGCAGAGTTTCAATTTTTTCTTCCATAAGTGTATTTTTTTCATTTTGCAAACCTTCGATGCTCTTTTTCATCTCTTCAAACTCTACTAATACTGAATTCAACATCATTTCCTGCCAACTTGGTTTTTTGTATCCTTTAAAATCAGTAAGTTCTTCGCTGTTTTCACTGTTGTCGTGTATATTTCTTTTATTTCCTTCGATTTTTCTCTTAAGTTCTTCATTTTGAATTTTAGGTTTAATTGATGATGTATATCTGGAGCGACATGCATTTTGAGATTTTCCTAATTTTGCTGATGCAATTGCACAAGCAGAATTTAATGTTCCACCACGATTTACTTCGTTAATAATGATGTCGTACAATATCAGATCTTTATTGTCCCAACTGCTACCAGTTACAGCTTTTGAGCGATGTTGTTGAGTTGAGTACTGTTCAACATTCAGGAGATATGTACGAACTTGTTTAGCAATTTCGCTCTTTTGAAGAAGCATTCCGATCCGTAGTACACACCGGCGATTGAGTAAAGTTAATGACGGTATCTTTTTTAACTCAGTGACATTTTGTAACAAAGTCGACTTTATGTGTTTAAGCTCATTTCCTTTAACTACCTTTAATCCATCTTGTACTAATTCGTCATTATTACGTACAATAATCTGCCTTATAGTGACGTCTTCGACAAGGTAGTATTCCGAAATCATCTTTGTGGTCAAATGTTCGTCATCAGGAAGCATTGTCAAAATTTTGACTCTATCTAAAGTCTCAACTCGATTAATATAAGCATTTCTCAACTGCACATCTTCAACGAAGTTTTCTTGTCTTAGCATACTCTCAACTCCTCTTCAATCTGATATTCGATGAATGACAATAAGTCATTCAATAAATCATCGGGATTATATGAGAAGAACTTGTCTAGGAATTCGTTGAGATTGCTCGAGTTCAAGTAATACTGTGCAACTATGTATTCGTCAGATTCCTTCGTGTGAAAGTACTCTACAGTCTAGAAAGCCCTGTGTAGATAAGTGGTGATTTTCAATGATATGCTGCCACTTTAAGTATTCTTGATCTTTGGTCATTTGATATCCTCCTGTGAAATTGGAATATATTTCATTCACAATTCACAGTATACAATCAAGTGCTAGCACCGTCAAGCAATATCAATCAAAATCCAGATGGATTTTTGCTTTTACTTGCTAGCACCTTATAGTATTATATAGTGAGATATCCTTTAAGGAGGAGTTTTCATCTTATGATTCCAGAGTCAAGTAAGCGAGTACGTTTTGCCAATTCACTAAATAAAGACTTGTACGAAAGACTTCAAGAACACTCGAAATCCACAAACATTCCTATATCTAAAATCCTTGATCAAGCAGTTGAAGAGTACTTCGTCAAAAGTAAAATTACAATCAATGATGATCTATACAGTTACCTTTGCGTTTATTTTGGCACAAAGGGATTGGATATCGACGAAGAGATAGAGAACATTCTTGTTAAATTTGTTGATGGACAGCAGAGACTAGTTGAAGATATTATCCATTCTGTGACCCGACAACAACGGGGGAAAAGGGTTAACATTGAGAAACGGGACGCTGTTGCCGAAGAATATTCTAGTTATAATCCAAACGAGAAGTCAGATTAACATTTGTTTGCAAAACTATCCGCACCTATAGCTAGATGCAGACCGTTTCGAAAACAAAATCTTAATTACTTTCAGGCTTTCCTTCTTGAATTGGGTTAAGCAGGATGTACTTAATTTGAACTAGTGGTTCTGCTTCATTCCCTTTTAATTCAACTCTGTCTAGGAAGATGAGGATATTGTCTCTAACTTGATCCGAAATTTCATATCTGGCCATTAAATGACCCTCCCTATAAAATGTTGTTTTTATTTACTAAAATAAATCATCAACATCATCTTCGCCCTCTTTAACAACGTATATCTTAGTTGTTTCTGACGATTGATGTCCAAGTAAGTTTTTAACCTTTTCAATGTCTTTACCTTCAACTGCGACAAGATTTGTTGCACGACTAGATCGAAGTTGGTGGGGATGTACACGTCTTCCAACAATCTCGGAAAAAATCTCAGAGCACCAGTCATTAAAGGTGGTTGGGTTAAGGCCTCTTGTTTCACCCTGCTTAGTTTTATAAACAAACAAATATGGACAATCATCTTGTCCACGAACCTGAACCCATTTACGTATAGCTTCCATAGACATGTCGGAAAAGATCATTTTACGAACTTTTCCTTCTTTTCCTCGCCCTTTTGCACGAATATTATGTGTAAGGTAGTAGCTTTTCAAATCACCGGTTTTCATATCTTTAACATAACTATATTCGGCAACTTCTTTGAGTACTTGTAGGACTTCACCTCGACGACATCCTGAATCATAGCTAAAAAGAATATAGGCAACCATTTGGAACTCTTTCCGTTCTTCAAGAATTTGAATAAGTCGATCAATTTCTTCTTGAGTCAAAGGCTTCTTTTCATGTCGTAAAGCTTTAGGAGGATTTGGTATTTTCTTATTGTAAATATTGCGAAATAGTGGATACTCGTCTGAATAGTAGACTTCCATATAACCACACAAAGAGGATACTGCTGACCTTTTTAATTTAACAGCACTCGAGGAAAGACCTCTTTTCATGAGGTAGTTTTGGTATTGTAGAGCATGTTTTGGCTTTAGTTCATATATAGGTACGTTGTTACATTTTTCCAGAATAAATCTAAAGAAAATCTTTAGTGCAGATTCGTACTGTTTTAGAGTCTGAGGTGAGAGATGTTGTTGTAGAAGGAATTCTTCTACTTTTTCTCTACTATATTCATTTACTTTGTTCCACTCTTCTTGTGTGACTTCGGAGATTTTCTCAACTTCACCCATGTAATCACCTTTCTACTGTGAGTCAATACCACGTTTTTTTAATCCTTGTTTCATTGCTTGGTTCAATCTATCCGTACTTTGCAACTCTTCTCTAGTCTTCTCGGTAAACGGTCTAGGCGCCCCATTATAGGGGAAGTCGAACTGATAACCTTGTCCGCTCTCGACTATTTGTGCTACCTCACGGTCACCGTCAAATCGAATATTTTCAACTGCAATTGTATTATCGCTTTCTACCGTTACTTCAATATTCTTTGGATCAACAAGTCCACCTTGATATCCTTGTCGTTCATACACTCGAGGCTCATACACACTGTAGACTTCATCCTCAATTTTTTCTTGCATAGTTCGAATGACTTCTTCTGCCACCTCGTTTTTCAGTACAGAATTCGCTTGTTTTTCTAAATGTTTAAATAAATCATTCAGATTATTGAACGACTTCCCCATTTTCCTCAACACCCTCACTCAAGACGCTTTGTAAAGATAACTCTCCAAGAATATTACCAATACCATTAGCTGCCTTATCAATCTCTTTTGTAAGTAATTCAACTTGATCTTTAGGAAACCCGTTCTCTCCAAATAACTCCTCCATAATGCCAAGATCAAGTAAGGAATTCGAAACTTGAATCAATTTCTCAACATCGTCAATATCGGGTAGTGGAATATCAGAGAAATAACGAATTATTAGAGCGTATAGGAGAGATGTTGTATGTACGATTGTTTCATCATTGATATTTTCGCGCTTTTTTAAATCTTGCAAAATTGTAAAGTAGTCCAGAATGACTTTTTGTATTTTAGTTCTCCTAAATTTAATATCAATCTGAACTTCATAATCTCCACAAACACGGATAACTTTTCGTTCATTTAACTCACTGTTAAGTTTGCTTATGTTGGACAGAGTAAGTTTCTTGGATTTTGACACTTGTATTCCTCCCTAAAATATTTTGATGAATTACACATGTTCAAAAACCCTTATATATCAAGGGTTTCTCAAGATGAATAATCCAATAAAATGCTCATTTCATTTGTTTTAAAAAAAATAAGAAAGGCGATTTAGAACAGTCTTCGCCTTTCCATTGTTATATTTAAAATATTGTATTAATTTATTTAATTATGTAAGCAGATCGCCATCATAAAGAGTAATTGTATAGAGATCGTTTTTACCTTGCTGTTTCAGAATTTCAATTGGCATAGAGTGTTCACTTGGATCACCGTCAGCTGCCATCGAAATAGACCAATTGTCCTCCATCTTTGCTGCCCAAATATTAATCTGAGCTGCATAATCCTTTTGATCATAAGGCGATTTAACAATGGCATCCAATACGAGTCCGAATGATCCAGCGAATTTGTCACTAGAAATTGTAATCGTCTGAGCTGTCGCGTCAGTATTGGTATTGTAATAGACGATTACATCACTTCCATTTGGTAAGTCACCCGCAAAGAAAGAAACCTCCTTAGCGGAAGTATGACCATATTGTCCTGTTGTGAGTGTGCCGGAGGCAAACACAATTTCATCTCCATGAGATCCGTCGTCATTCTTTTCGAATACTGCAATTAGGGCGCCTGTTGTGCTCACTGGCGTAAAACTAAGTGAAACTTTGTTTGTGTTTACGGTAAGAATCTCTCGTTGCTGAATTGCCTTTACTCCTTTAATAATCCCGTTACCCGTTGCCATAGCAAGTGCCGCATTATCGAAGACCGCATTAGAAGCTTCAATTCTTGCTTCACGATTTGACGAAAAGCCAACAATTTTGGGGTTACCAGTACCTCCACGTGCATATACAGTTTCAGCAGAATTGTCTAACTGGCTAGTTTTCAAGTCCAATAAGTAAAATAAAGGCTTACGACTCGCTACATCCACGAAAGTCATTTTGGGTACATCACGAATAACCCATGTATTAGGTGTTGCCATTTAAATTCACATCTCCTTATTTTGCATCTAGTATTTTTGCAAAACTCAAATCTTTTATATTTATTTTTTTTGCATCCACATTGCCGGTATAGATTCCGTACAATGTATAATGAATAGAATCGAGATTTTCAATGCGTTTGTAACCATCATAAAATTGATACATTGTTAAATTAAGAATATCGGAAATATGGGGGACACCAGATTTCCAAGCTAATCCTGAGATCATACTGTGTAGGTTTATGGTAGGTCTAGGCTTCTTCTTTCTTTTCTTACGCTCTAACATTTCAGCAATTATTCTTGCCGTAACTTCATTAGCTGGATTATATGTATCTTCATCATTACTTACTCTGGCATGATTACCAATTCTAATAATTTCTTGTATTTGAGCGAAGTTATCTCCATGAATCCTTCCACCATTGTCAAAATAAAAAAACGCCTTTGAGGATGTTATGACATCACACATAGTCGCTTTTTTTCTAAACGCCATCTCAATTGCATCTAAAAAATCCTGTTTAAACTCTTCATTATGGAAACAATTTGCGAACAAGATATCGAAGGGATCGTATGTCACACCTGATTCGCCTTCTATATTTTTTTTATCTAACAACAAAATAGATAGTAGTTGGCTGTATTTACTTTCACCCATTCTCACAACTTCGCGTACAGTTGGTATATGTACCTTTCCACATTCCTCAATTTCAATGGGTTCGGCAGATAGCAATTTTAGTTCGACATCTTCAATATTCACTTTGGATCACCTACGAAAAATCTGTTATTCGGTAGTGTAATGAATATCCACTGAACACGTTATTAACCCATAGAAACCTGCTTTTGACAAATTGAGTTTTTCCAATACCAACAACCTTCTGATTATTGAACATTTCATCTATCTCGTTCATAATCGCATACGGTCTAAGTTTCCCTAAAAGCCTATGCTGATTGATATGGCTGACAATATTAAATGTGATAATCGAATCCTTAAAATAGATGCTTCCACCTTTTTCGATATTCTCAAAGTAAACGGTTAGATAGGTTCCTGCAGTCAATTCGTTTTCACTTGGTAATTTCGGAAAGGGAAAGACTTTTGTGTACATCAAATCTCTACGTTGTTGTAGAGTTAGATCAGGATTGTCGAGGGGGTCAGAAGGAACGTTTTGATTGGATTCATAGTAGATATATTTACATAGATTTTGAGACTGTATCAATTCTAATAATATTTGGTTAATATATTCATTTAATTCTTGAAATTTTGAAATATTAAATCATTCCTCCCGTAAAATCTCAAATCAGCGACTCAACTTTTATTCTAAATGTTTGAGAAAGGATAGGAGAACTTCCGATTAAGACTGCTTTTAATTTTACATATCCTGATTTATGACCTTTAATTGTACATTGTGTAGTTGAACTAAAAGTCATAGTAGCAAGAGTGGTTACTGATATTCCAGTATCATCAGTTAAGTACCACTGAACGAATTGCGTGGGATCGACTACTAAATTGTTCTTAATTATTGCTGTAAACGTCTTACTTGTACCAACCAATAATTCTAACGAAGAATCCAACTCAATTGAGTAATTATTAGACGTGCTGAACTCAATGGTAACCACTGCCGTATCTGTCACACTAGTATGGTCCTGTAGCATGGCCGTCACAACAACCTGTCCATTTGCATTGGCAGATAAAATTCCGTCTTCATTGACTGTGGCAATGGTATCATCACTTACCGACCACACAACATCCTTTTGTACAGTTACTCCGTTGTTGGTAACTGTTGCTTGTAGCTGCAGCGTGTTTCCAACTTGGACAGAAAAAGATTCTCCATTTAGAATTTGCAAGGCGTAATTGGAGACATTGCCGAAATAATCGGCAATACCTATCTCTAAATTATCAGTAGACTCATTAATCAGATCTTCCTTCAAACTCAGATTTACTAAACCTTCATCACTAGTCCAGTCAAAATCAATTACTTTAAAGACCTGACTATCAAAGATGAACCTTTTATCCCGTTTCAAATTTCTTGTGTGACTATTCGATTGTACAATTACTTGTCTTCGTCCATCAGGCATGGACATAACTCGATCTTCATCAAGGCCGAAGTTTGAACGAGTATTGTATTCAAATATACAAAATTGTTCCTGCAATTGACCATCTCTGTCAACCCATCTTAGAACAGAGTTGGTTGGCTGCATGATGCTGAGATCGTATCCATCTCTAGTTTCGATTGTTTTAAGAAACAAACACTTCTCAACTGCACCTGAATTCTTATTAATAAAGTCAACGATATTGCCCGGTCTTAGGTTATCACTATGCCTAGTCATAACCTCTCGACTGTATCTAAGTTGTATACCACCAAAACTATTCTTCTTAGGAAGTTTTCCATAGTCAACAATGCACTTATATGAAGTTCCATCTTTGTTTATTGTGTCGGCGCGATCAGATCCAATCAGAATATCAAAATGCGAAATCGACTCATTATATTGCTCCGAATATCTATCTGACAAAGAACTTAACATAACATCTTCATTTTTCCCAGATAAAACAAACTTTTTATATTTGAGTATTTCTGAAATATTCATTGAGCACCACCATAGATGCTCTTTATCTGCCACGTCAACCGATCCCGACTATAGTAATTAGTTATAGCATTAATGGTTTCAAATTGAATTTTTTCCAACATTCCAAGAAAAGTTTTTCTATCATTTGCTGGCGAGAAGACGTTAAGTTCCGATGAACGAAAAGTTATTCCGAATGCCTTTAATTTATTACGCTCTTCTTCAATATAAGATAAATACATTATTTGAGAGAGTAGTGATACTTCTTGAACAACTAAAGGTGTATTAAAGGTTTCAAGTTCATCATCTTTATCATAAAAATTGATATCTGGATTACCGTAGTCATACAATTTATCAATTGCTCTATTTAGCAATCCACTAAGGTGATCATTAATCATTTCTTCAATCTCTTCATCTTCCATATTGGAATATTTGAAGAAATCTCGATCATTCTTTATTAATTTAATAAATTTATCATATATTAATTGATATGACGTCAATCTCTATCACCTACTTTTTAGGCGGTCTTCCGGATGGCTTTTTGTCTTCTAGTTGAGAGTTGTTTTCTTGCAAGGGGGCAAGCGATTCTACTCTCTTCAACAAAGCTTCAATTGCTGATTGAGACTTTTCGATAATTTGGTCTTTGGACTTATTATCTTCTTCTAGTTTCCGAATTTTTGAAGTTAAATCATCAAGAGTCTTTTTAAGTGCAATATCTTCTTTATTTTTTTGATCGTTGTTCAGAATTCTGCTGATTTCACTGTTTGGATTCCGTTTACCTCCATTTTTTAATTCATTACTTCGTTCTAGGACAGCTGCAACAATATTATGGGGAGGGGTTTTATTGGTCCGTTCTAAAACAAATAGTTTATGTTTCATTCGGTTTAGCAATGTTGACGATTTTAGAGAACTAATCTTTTTCACATTCTCAATTGAATCGGTAAGCAGAAATTCGAACATTTGTTTATCGCTCATGATATTATCCAGATCTTCAATTCCTAGTTTTTTATAAACTTCATTTTCCTCTGCAGGGTGAAAACGTAATCTACCCACCTTAAATAGATCGGATTTCGAATTCTCCGTTTCAATATCATCCAGTGCAACTCGCTCAACCACAAATTCCTCTTCTTCATCCCTGCCACGAATAAAAACACCTTGTTGAGAATGATTACTAGGAAATCCAGCAGGAGACATTTCATAATTGTATACTCGAATCTTGCCATTCATAATATCCATACCTTAATACACTCCCTTTAATGTTTCTTACGTGTGGAACATAAAATAATGAAAGTTCCACACGTAAGATTTTCTGTAATTCAATTCTTAAGCAAAAGTGATACGTGCAATCTTATCAAGATGATAAATTACATAGTCGAACTCGTAACCAGTGAACTTAAGATCGACTTTTTCTGCATTGTTATCGTAGGTTTCGTAGTAACGAAGTTCACCACGCATATCAGCGTCACCAATGATTCCTGCAATGCCAAAGATACGCTTATCAGGCACGAGAGTAATCCCTTTAGTCGTTTTCTTAGCAGTAGGAATCGAGGAAAGTGCAACGCCGTCAAACATCGCCAGACGACCAACTCGATTCAACTCGTTCTTCAGTTCATCGCTCAAATATTTTTCATAACCACTCATTCGAGCGAAACCATCAATATACTTAGACAAACCAACCATAAACGGATTACCTTCAGACATATCACGAATGTATCGAGCCAAGGTTTCAGCGTTTGTCTGAGTCAATGCCGAACCGGAATCAATATCTTGATCACCAGTAAGAGTATCGATAGCGGCATCGACACCTGTAAACAATCGACTAAACATTTCTTGCTCAAACGCCTCTCTTGTAAGTTCAGTCATTTTAGCAATGGACTTCCAACCGTTCCTACGGAGATCAGAATAATTCAACTCAGTTTCAACCTGTAGAGATGTTTTAACAGGGGTGAATACGCCCGGATCTACATAACTCTTAGGAACATTACCACCACGAACAGCATCATATGTTTTAATGGTATTTTTAGGAAGCCCTGTGTAGATTTTTTCATCAAATTCACCAATAGACCCCATATTAAAAATATTTGAAAGAATGCTGTACTCGGGTTGGAATACGAGTGGTTCAACAGTTTTTTTAATGAGTTCAGAAATCAGGATATTATTATCAGAGGTTTTACCAGAAATACCCACTTCTTTTGCAAAGGTATTCAATACTTCAATCATTTCTTTATCACTAGCATCGATAGTGTTGCTTTTAACTCGTTCAGATAATTCGATAATATTTTTTTCTTGAATCATCGAAGCTACTTCAGTTGTAAATAGTTTACTCATATTATTATTAATCCTCCTATTATTTATTTATTAAGATGGTACAGTGAATGGATGCACGACTTCGAAAATCTTTAATGCATGCCCAGCGTCGTCGTAAGTGCCAATATACTTTAGAGTAGAGACTTTAGTGGCAACAGCTTTGATCAACTTGCCTACATTTGCAGTCGATCCTGCAATGGCATAATCACCGGCAGCAAAAGTACCTGATACTTGATCGGTTGCGATCTGTGCGCCAACAGAATACTTGACCAAGATTCCTAGAGAATCAGCCTTTACAATGTCCATAGAATCATCGTATTGACTAATTTCTACATCAGAAAGATGCCCCGTAGGTTGATTATCTTTATCCAAAAAGTAAATCTGAACACCTTCACCATCTGCTGGATCGGCCTTGGTAGTAGACAGGTTTTTGGTTACAACGGAACCGCGCTTCAAAGCAGCGGAGACTTTATAAATTTCAGTTACTCGGGGTGCTACAATTACATTTCTTAGCATTTATCAATCTCTCCTTATAATTATGATTTATTTAATTCAATATCAACATAAAACTACTTTTTAGCAATCAAGCCTTTGATAATATCGGCGGCGCTGAACATAATCGAATCGCTGTCACTATTATTCAAATCAGTCTTTGGTTTCTTCTCATTTTTTACTTCGCTAGTATCCAATTCATCTTTATTTTCACTCTTAGATGCTTTATACTTTTCAATCGCACGTTTACCTTTTATTACTTCAATTTTTTCTTGTGCAGATTCAAAGTTTTCAATTGTTAATTCCGCGAAGATTGAAACCAGTTTTTCATCAGATTCAAGTTCTTCCTCACTGATCAAACTATCTTCTAGCGTGAATGTTTTCAATTCTTCTTTCTTCTCAGTTAGAATTCGAACTTTTTCAGCTTGCTCCATTTCGTCAACTTTTTCTTTAAATGGAGTCAGTTTTTCAACTTCAGCTTCTAAGACTTCCTTCTCTTTTGTTGCCTCTATAAGCAACTTACCAGCTTCAGCAATCTCTTTATTAGCCTCAGCCAGTTTAGATTGTAATTCAGATATTTGAGAATTGATTTCAGTCACAGGAATAAACTTCATTTTTACATCTGTTTGCGAAACGATACTTATAGTGTCATCGCTATTTACAGTATACGTAAAAGTAATAAAATCCTCTTCAGAGCTTCGCTCCCAAGTATACGCTACTACTTTAAACTCGTATGGATATAACATTGAGACATAGAAATATTTGTCCTCGTTTAAAGAATTTAACGCTTTCCTAACTTTACGGTACAAATCATTATCAGTTAGGGCAGATACTTCATTTTGATCTTCCTTTTTCAAATCCTTTCCTCCTTCGTTGCTATTTATATTATATTTATTTATATCAACTTTATCGTTTTCAGAGGTATCCGAATCAGGTAAAGTTGATATATTTTCTGATTTAACATCATTCAAAAAGGCATTCGATAATTCATAATTCATTTCATCGTTCTCAGCAACTTCCAGAACACCAGCGCCGTGGACGGCTCCGATCACGGAAGAACCCAATAATGCGTTACCAATGAACTCAAATGCTTTTAGAATCTTGCCTCTGGCGGTCTTCTCTGCTTCGGAAGAACTAATTTCCCATGAACTTGATATGCGACCCTTATCCCAAAGTTTATCAAAAACTTTAAAATATTCAGGAAACCTGCTCTTCCATAGTTTTGTCTTTATCAGGATTGTTTTCTTTTTTCCTTCATAACCGTCAACTTCTCTTTCTTCTATCCATGACTCGATAACTGAACCAATAGGGTGAGTAGCAAAATAGTATTCTACTTTTTTAGTTTCAGTATTATATTTAGTCCGAAGTTCGTGTCCACCAAAATCATCGGGTTTCCCTTCTTTATCATATTTTAAATAAGCAAGGATCGGATATCCAACAATTGTACTATGATATTTTTCTCCTTCTTCTGCTTGGATTAATACATTGTTTGCGTTATATTCATCAAGAACTGAAATAAGGAAAGTTGCTTCTTTATGATTAGGAAAATCGCTAACTTCGATTGGTAAACTAGAGAGTACGAAATTTTCCAATATTTTTTTCTCACCACCTTTCATTGAATGCGAATTAACCAAACTCAATTTTTATTTTTTCTAAAACCTTATTTAGTTCAGTATCGGGAACGGTATCCAAATGTACTATTGCTACTGTATGCTCTCCATCAATATAAACAATCAGTTCTTTGTTACAGCATGGACAAGTAATCCTAGTTTCCATATCAGTTACCTTCCATTATCCTCGTTGTATGTTTTGTCGTAATCAACCTTATCAGTATTTTCTCCATCACTCGGTCTACCAACTTCATCATCTGAGTTGTTAGTGTAACTAGTCTTTCTAGGCTTGAATGTCTCATCGTAACCAAGCTCTTTTTCGCGTTTTCTGCGCAACTCCTCTGTACGCACATCCAGTCCAAGAACTTGATAAACTGTCTCTAATGATGCATTAACCTCATTGTTAAGCATTTTTGCTAGAGCCATAGCAAGTTCCGTAGATAATTTTTCTGAATCTATAACTTTTATTTTCGGGCAATATTTTGGATCAATGTTGTTACGAATTAATAACCCTCGATACCACTTCATTAGAATTGCTTCTAACTGTTCGCTAATCTTATTAATCATTTTCATGAGTTCCTGAATCGATAATTGAGCTGATCCGAAACCACCCTTATTTGAAATTAGATAAGCAATGCCTACACTTGTCATGATATCTTCGCGATATTTATTTTTCACTTGTACGTTTGTCTGTTCAAGTTTTGGTTCAATGAAACTAACGCTCTCTGTCCATGGGAGTCCAGTGTAGACTGACACACCATTTGAACTTAAAGCCGCCATAAGATCGGTGTGAGCCTTGGCTTGAGCAGAACTCCATGTAATATTCGGCATATCTTTTGACTGTGTTACCAATTCCTTGGCCAACTTTTGAAAAATTATCTTTTTACCACGAACAAGAGTATTCTTGTCATCTGAAAGTTCAATATTCTCAAGTCGGATAACTGACTTCAAAGCTTTAAAAATAGGATTGAGTCCATATCTTCTTTTTAAATTATTTATTCGAATTAGACCGGAGTTGTCAACACTCAACTTAGCAAACTGTTCTTTGTTCATATATGCCTGTAACACTTCAGATGGATAAGTGTCTTTAATCTCTTGCTCCATATTTTCGTAAAATAATGCCTTATTTTTTCTATTCTTTGTATAAGTTTTCCGCAATCTAGATTCTAATTCCCTGATGTTGATCAAAAGATAAGGTTCGCCACCAACCTCGTAATCAGATACCTCTACAACGCCCAATGGATAATAATCAACTTGATAATTGGTTCCTTTTTTCTCTTTTCTAAGATAGATCGCATAGTTTCCCTCTATGTAGGCCATTGGAATACTCTCGACAATCAAGCGACGAAGGTTGATTTTCTCATTAAAGTCCACGATTAATTCATCAATTTTGTCAAATAATTCTTTCTCGTTCTCATTGTATTTAGGATGAGTTAAAGTATAGTCAGAGTTAACATTAGTCTCGATTGCTTCAAAAACTTTGCCGAGAATGTCGTTCTTATTCACAAAATATCGAACAATATTATTTATTTGTATAATATTATTAAGATTACTCTGAGCATTAAGTGCTAGTCGATCAATGTCTTCAATTTTAAAGTTTGCTACATTATTTGATCCCTCATTGAAGTAAGTAGATCGAAAATTTGATTTGTTTGTATAATCGTACATTGCTTGTTCAAGTATCTTTTTTTCTTCTGCATACGATGTTACCAAGAATGTTTCGTCAGTTACTTGAGATATAATCTCTTTAGACAAGTAAAAATCACCTCGCTTTCAATCTGTGTCATCTACAATTGAATGTTCAACGTTGAAACTTGCGTAGGAATAGTACTTAAATCAACTTCATCTTTTTGTTTATTTATTATACTGTCTCTTCTCAATTGCTGTAGGTGCCATGCAAGCATTGCCAAGCAATAAGCTCGGTCGTCATTCATTTTGTTTTCTTTGTCAGGCGATAAAGCATATCTGTAACCACCACTCGGATTGTCGAAACGATAAATATTTACAGTTTCTTCTTTCGCTAAGTCAATGTTCTTTAGTGCAAGTTCTTCATCAAATGAAAGTTTGTGTACTTTTTGACTTGCCTGTACAGATTTTTTTTTATTCTTTTTCTCGTCCTCATATTCGAATTCATGATTTTCGAATAAAGTTAGAAACCCCTTCATATCGTATTCTTCAGTAAAAGATATTAAATCTAGTCCAAGCATTTCAACAAGTGCATCGAACATTTCATTCTTGTATTTCTTAGGGTTCATTAGTCTTAATTTATCCACTGCATTTGGAAATCTGTCGACATAATCAGAAGATTCCTTTTTATCTATCAATCCTTTATGTTGGACTCCTCTGGAGTCAGTCCAATCTTCCATAAAATCATCTGCAATGATATGTCCGCCACCACCGGCTCCTGAATCAATTAATAGTGCAGAAATGTTTTCATAATCAGCAGCTTCTTTGCCATTGTAGTCTAATATCATTTGTTTAACGAATTTAATCTGCTCTGGGGTTCTCATAGGAGTTTTCTTTTTTTTTGCTACATCGACAAAGGATACTCCGTTACAAATTCTCATTTTTAAGCCAACATTTTCATCATGATACAATTCACCAGTCATCGAAATTGCATTATCGTATGAACGGGCAGGATCATAGGCTATTGCAAACTTGTTTCCGGTATTATTAAATAAAACAGGAACTCTAACTTCACTATTTCTAATCAGAATAGCGCGCTTTATCGCCTGATTTTCTCCGCCTTCTGTCGAGAATTTATTATAATATTCGCGCAAAGCCTTCTCTTTATTTTTCTTCATAGCGTCATCAATTACTTCTTGTCGTAAAAGTCCCGGATACTGTTTTCCGTTGAATGTTGCGTTAATGACTATTTCTGCATTTATATCTGCGACAAAATACTTCTTATCGCCTAGTAACATTTTTTTTGCATAGTCCTTATATAGCTTATAAAAGTATGTATCTGTGCTGGAGGCTGATGATGCCGCGACCACCTGATTTGGAAACTCTTTAGGCAATGATGAGATATCTATGTTTCCACCAAGTTTAAAGTTGCTGTCCTGAGCTAGAAACGGCATTGATGTCTCAAACATTTCTTCAGGTGCGAAACCGGCTTCGTCATAAAAGTTTAGATTTGAACGCTTACTTCTATTATTGTCGAAGGCTCCGTTCAATGAATTCACTAATGATCCATTGTATAACCTGTACTGAAATGATGCAGGGTTATGAGTAAATCCGTCTGTATTTGCTGCACTCTTCACGGTCTCGTTGAAGAATACATCGGTCAAACCAGTAAAAGAGGCGATCTCTCTTTTTGCTATTTTTTCTATTTTTAAAAATGCTTCTTGTGCCTGAGATCCGACTCCTGACATTATATAGGTCTGAAAATTTGGAATTAGATTGGTCTTAGCCATTATAAATGGTGCTGCAAGCGTTGTTTTACCGCTGTTCCGGGATTGGCACCATACATTAAAAGGGGTGACCCAACTCATCATAAACACATATTTTTGATTATCGAGAAATTCAATTCCATAAAATCGTTCACAGTACTTTACTGGGACTTTTCTATCGTCCCCACTGGATTATCTTTGCCAGCTTCAAGAATCCTTCTAGTTTCCTTTGTGACATTTCTTTTTCACTTTGCTTTATAATAACGTTCATGGAGTGGAATCACCCCCTTTACACAATAATTAATTATTCATATTGTTTTATTTTTATTTTTAATAATCGGTTCTCTTCTTCAAGATGAGATACTTTTTCTTCAAACTTTAAGATCATATCCCTTTGTTCTTTAATCATTTCTGTATAATCATTTTCGTTAAGCATCAATTGATCCATAATACTTTTATTGCTTATATCTGCAACCTGTCGCATTCCTTCACATGTTTCAATATCGTATATATTGATTTCTGCAGATTCAATACCCTTCTCATGCAATTGTTTGATAATACCAGATAACGTTCCTGCGCCTTTACTTTTGTTATTATTATGATTAACGGAAATTCCATTATCTTTAGCTAGAGCAAGCACAGATTTAAGCATCTTTTCTTTTGCATTAACTAAAGATGTTATGCCACCGACATTTTCTGTAACGGATTTTGTACTAGAAGTTATATGAGATAGGGCTGAATTAATTTTATCTATTTGACTGAAACTTTTTACAATTTCAATTACTGCTGGAAGTTTAAAACTATCTTCTAATGTACTCTCATCAAGATAATCAACCAATTTATTAAATAGATGACGTCTGTCTCCTTGAGACTCGTATTCAAATGGATCATAGCCAAGCATACGCAAGACATCTTCTTCATTTTGTTTATCATTGGTAGCAACTTTAGGATGTTGCTGGTCTGAATCTTGTCTTTGTTCAGACATTTCTGTAGACTGGATTTTAACTTCAGAGAACACAATATCTTTTTCATTATTTAACTCTTTATCACTGTCTATCCATGTTAACTCCTTGTATGAAATTTGACAGTTCTTAACATAAAGTCCTATCGGATCTGACTTCTTATTTTCAGATTCCAGCAAAGTGGATTGCCATAGTGCGGAAATAAAAGGACGATTTAACTCAAATAAAAATCTCTTAACGCTTTCCAAATCGTCAAGAGAAACATCTTCCCTTAAGCATGATTTACATACGCTGTGTCTCTGATCTGCCTGATACCTAGAATTCGATATGTAATAATCATTTGTAGGATGCTTAAATGCTTTACAAGCGGTACATTGTTTTTTTTCTATCTCTTTCTTTTCTTGTGTTTTTAAATTTTTGCCACCCTTGAGACGTCCCAATACTATTCCAACTCCCTTTGCTCCCAAAGATATTTAGATAATTCGTGGAATGCTGCCAGCGGTATAGGGAGTATCACGCACAGCATATTACACACCTTCAAGCAGGACGAAACCACGAAAAAATGAAAACAAAAAGACGTACCATAAAAAAATGATACGTCCGATCTTTCCACTTAAACATTATTGCCGAAAAACTTAAACGAAGTGAGACCCCGTTATTACAAACTCGGCAATGCGTTTTTTCCTTGCAAAAACAATGAAATTAGAATTTTATTCACTTCCATGTTCTTGCTGAAACATTTTAATATTGAATTCCAATTCTTTCGCACGGTCTTGCAAGTACTGAATGTCATTTTGAAGTGATACGATACTTGATATATGAGTATAAAATTTATAAAGAACAGATTTTAATTGTTCTATATTTTTACACCTTTTAATAGTCTTCGCGTACTCCTCTATGATTTCTTCAGAATCGAAGTCTAGTTTTGGCATCATAATCATAGTCAAATCATCTGGTTCCTCGATCATGAAAACTCCCATAGATTCGTCGTCATCATTTTCCGGTTCAGAAGCCCAGTAATCATCTTCGGTCATATAATCCCCTCCTATTTAGAAGGGTAGAGGTCTACTGTTGTGCAGACTTACCGATTTCACAATCATCATTTTCATTAGTTTTATTTTTATATTTGTCAGATTCAACAGTCCGAATATATTTTGCTTCAGATTCTATACATTTCACCACGTTATCTCGTAGAATCCATAATCCCATTAAGCAATCAGTCCACTTCGTCAAAACCCTATCAATTTTATCAATATTATATTGTGCAAATCCTACTATGTTTTCGAGGGCTTCTCGACGACCCTCATCAAAAATATCGTCATAGACTTCATCAACGATTCAGCAAATTCTTCTGCTCGACGGCGCAGCAAGGACAGATATTCTCGTGTTCGCGTTCGCAATCCATTGCATTTTGAAATGCTTCATTGAAATCGATAACGTTAGCCATTTTTATTATTCCTTTATATTTTTACTATTAATCATCAATCTCTACTTCATATTTCATCATTGCATTAAACAATTTTTCTGGAATTTGAGATCTATAGGTAATAGCGATTTCTTTTATTACTTTCTCTTTAGTTTCTTTGTATGCCAAAAACGCCTCGTATTGTGTATCAAACGTTCCCAGCACCTTGTGATAACCTAAACCATTACCACAGGACGCCTCGAATTTCTTCCTATCTTTGGTGAGACTAACACCTATAGGCAATGTTCCTCGATAGCTATCCCTTTTTGTGAAAAGTGTATTAATAAAGTGTGGAACAAAAACACAGCTTTCAGGAGAATATGTTTTATTGCCTTTCGTTAGTATATCTTTGTCCAATGCCATTATTGTATCTTCAATTTCATAGTAATTAGCATCATACCACTCACCGAACGTTTGATAATTATGCCACTCTTCTGCCACAGTACAATTTGAATAAGTAGGTATTTTTTTATGTAATTCTAAACTGTAGCACCTATTCAACATACTCTTCCAAGTAACATATTGTCGTGTATGGGCTCCATTATTACTTACTTTATAGTTTCCCTCTCCTAAGTATCCATAAGTGTACACCGATGGCACATATGGATTCGAAAGAGTTCCTCTTTTAAATTGAACGTATTCAACACCTTTAGCAAGATAACCATCTTCAAAGAGGATATCAACATCATCGAATTTCCTATAGTCAACTATTGTCATCTTCATTCCTTTAGAAGAGTACTTGGTTTCGCCAACTCTATTTTGTGCTACAATAGTTCCCAAGTTCATGTCTCCTTTTTATATTATTAAGGAGTGGTGGGAGCCTACCTCACCATGAGTTGCTCCTTGAGAACATTTTTTAGTTTTAATAAACTGTGTGTAAGATATCTAATAAACCCCGTTCTTTGTCGTAAACGAAAGATTGTGCCTTTTTTTGACTCCCAATAAACCCTTGACTATAGTGCCAGGCATCGGTTCCAGTTACACTGCTTATATGACGCACAATAATTCCATTCTGCTCTTGCACCATTTGTTCGCTGTGCAAATGTCCGAGATGGAACTCTCTATAGGAGGTTCTTCCCCAAGCCTCTTTCGCGTCAACCGGCATCGCGTGAGCAATACGCTTCTTTTCGTTGTGCCCATGTGCGAATCCTATCAGATTCTGTCCAAACTCAACATATTTCCTTGAGAGTGGACTGTTATCGATAGTTACGTTTGGGTTGCTTCTGTACCAAGCGTATAGATACTCAAGTGCATAGTAACTTATTTGTCTATCATGATTGCTCTCAATATATAAGGTATAAACTGGAGCAAATTGAGTAAGCATATCAATGCCTTCGACCAATAGTTGAACTCCGGTTTTAAACAGATCATGCCAACGCAAATCGGTTTCCATTTTTGTACCCGAGGTTGTTGATGTGGAAAGTCCTTCATGATGAAAGAAATCCTGAGAAAAAACAAAAAGTATTTTTTCAAATTTGTAATGTTTTGTTCTATTAATAACATCATTTATTACGCCCAAGAAACGCTCTTTGGCAATTCCTTGATTATATATGTCATTCGAAGTAAATGAGTCAGCAACTTTGCCTAAATGAAGGTCAGAAATATTTATTTCTAACATTCTTCCGTCATTTGAATATATTGTTGGAATATGCACCGGACTTTTGTAAAATTTACTCATTTCTTCAAATATTTCTTTTATATTATTGATTCCAAACTCATCTTTTCGAGGTTTGACAGTAATCTTACTAGAATACAATTGGAGGATTCCGTCCTTTTTTGAGTAGGCATTCCAAATGTTATTCCTTGCAGAAATTAATTCCCATGCTTTTGAATCGAATCCATGTGCTAACAATAAGTAACTTGGATCTTTAGTTTGTTCTAAAGACATTTTGACTAATTTATTGCTACTCTGTGTACCATCTTTATGTATCTCATGAGATTCATTAAAGTTCTGCTCTTTGCTAATATCTTGATTATCTTTTGGCTGGTCGGTACGAATGCGATTTTTGACCCAACAGCGATAAGATTCACCATCAGGAAAGAATCCATCGCTATATTTTTGAGCGAGGTCTTGCCAACTATCGGGGATTTCTCCGTTACGTTTCTTTAGACCAATATTAAACAACTTGGAATGATTCAATTTTAATCACTCCTCAGAAGGATCAGCAGGTATTTCGGTGGTTCCGCTGAATGATATCTCCAACCCATCTAACTTCTCAAGTTCTGCTCTTAAATCGAAGACTTGCTTCCCATTTTTGTCTTCAAATGTTACAGTCATATTTTCAAAGTCAAATTTCCCAGTGCGATTAAATGATCTTGAATCATGATTTTTCTTGGCCACTTTTCACAACTCCCATATATCATCATTTTATTTAATTAAAATTATTACATCCTATCAGCAATAGTCGCGATTTTGCTTCGATAAATAGTGTTAAATGTCATTTCTCCGTAGATATCGGTTCCTCGAAAAATGCTGCTCATGCGTCTTATTCCGTTATTAAATCCAGCAAAAGCATCTGAGTCTACTTGAGTCTTGTCGTCTCCATCAACTATAATTTTGGAGCCATTTGCAACTCTTTGAAGTGTGAGCTTTAATAGGTCGACGGAGGCGTTCTGCGCTTCCGTAATCCACAAAACAGAATCGTCTCCGCTGTCATACCCCCGAATATCAACCATTGGTATTATAACGATTTTGCCAGTTGCAATCATTGCTTCAACTGTCGGTCTGTCACCAAATTTACTGATGAGAATATTGCCAATGCTGGATTGTAAAAGTTTTTCGTTCTTGTCACCTTTATAGAAACCTATGGGTTGTGCATGTTTTACAGGTACAGGATTTACTAAGCAAACTAACTTTGAGTATTTTGTACTGTCGATTAGGCTCATTGCGTAATTTAAGGCAACTAGACTCTTTCCCGATCCTGCTTTGCCTCTTAAAAGGGTCACGTCATTTGAATGTAGGCTATCTGTAGCACACTTCTGATATATATCAAGAGGCTTGAATTTTCCAAAATGAGCTGAAGAAATTGTTTTATTAGTTACTTGAATGTATTTACTACCATTCCACTTATAAGCGTCCACAACTTCGCCACTTCGCCGAATAATCAGGTACTGATTAAGAAGAAGATCATATCTATTAATGGTTAAATCCTCATAAAACTGAGCTAATTCTGTGTCATTCATGTTTAATTCGACATACCCACTGTAATCGTCTTCGTTATTATCAAGATCAAAACATTCGATATCTTTTGCTTTTGCTTTCAGTTGAACATTGAAATCTTCACTAATAAGAACAGCGTTGTATTTCTGAGCACAAGCAATAATTACATCGTCGTTGTTCCCATTATGAAGGATTGAATGTTTATTATCGAATTCAAAATCGTATACAACATTGGATGTTTTTAATTTTCTAATTGCTTGTCTTGCTCGATAAGCTGTCTCAGTAAGCCCCATCTTCAATTTATCCAATTCGATCAATACGATGAACGGCAATATTTTATCACCTTCCATATCAAGAAGGTCAGATCGAAGTAATAGAGCGTTAGTGTCGAACACAAACTTCATAATGTTACCCCGTTTCTAGTGTTGGGTAGAATATATAAAGGAGCGATAACAATGGGTCTGTCAAGAATTTTGTGTAAACTCTTTTATTGGAATCTCCCCGGAGGGGAGATCGACCCTCCTCAGCGAAGGTGTTGACCGATTCTCTCTGGGAAGAAGACGGACAACTGCAGGAGCATTTGACCCCAGTTTTGGACACGGCCGGTCCATTTTCGTGTGACGTCCATCGTGACCAGGTACAGCATCTTCAGTAAAGCCTCGTCGCTTGGGAAAATGCTCTTTCCTTTGGTGACTTTGCGCAGTTGACGATGGTAGCTCTCGATCATGTTCGTCGTGTAGATGAGCTTGCGCAGCTCCGGCGGATACTTGAAGAAAGTGGCAAGCTCGTCCCAGTTGCTGCGCCACGAGCGGATAATGAGCGGGTACTTGACGCCCCATGTCTCCTCGAAGCGGTCCAGCTCTAGCAAGGCCATTTCCTCGGTCGTAGCCTTGTAGATGGGCTTCAGATCAGCCGTCACCTTCTTCAGATCCTTGTAGGAGACATAACGTGTCGAGTTGCGGATCTGGTGGATGATACACTTTTGAATCTCCGTCTTCGGATAGCAGGCCGAGATCGCCTGTGAGAAGCCCGTGAGGTTGTCCACGCAGGTGATGAGAATGTCCTGGACGCCGCGATGCTTGAGGTCGTTTAGGACGCTCAGCCAGAACTTGGCGGACTCGTTCTCGCCAATCCACATGCCCAGCACGTCCTTGTTGCCGTCCAGATCAATGCCGATGACCATGTAGGCCGCTTTGTTCACAATGGCACCGTCCTGCTTGACCTTAAAGTGGATCGCATCCAGAAAGACGACAGCGTACACGCCCTGCAGTGGCCGATTCTGCCACTCCTTAATGAGCGGAATGATCTTGTTTGTGACATTGGAAATGAAGGTCGGCGAAACCTCCAGCCCGTACAGATTTTGCAGATGGTCTTGGATCTCCCGCGTGCTGACGCCTTTGGCGTACAGGGCAATAATCTGGTCTTCGATGCCGGTGACATTGGACTGATGCTTCTTCACAACGAGCGGCTCGAACTCGCCCAGACGGTCACGAGGGACGGAGATCTCCTGGTCGCCGTATTCGCTGGTAACGGTCTTCTTGCTCTTGCCGTTGCGGCTGTTCTTCGTCTGCTTGTTCTGCACCTCATGCTTGCTATAGCCTAGATGCGTGTCCATCTCGGCCTCCAGCATCTCCTGCAGCGTTTCGGCAAACAAGTCCTTGAGCGCGTTTTGTGCGTCCTGTGCGGTGACCAGGTTGTTTTCTTTGATGAAGCTACGAAGCTGTTCTTTCGTCCATAATCCCATGTGTGCTCTCCAACCTTTCTACTGTTTTCATTTTAATCGGTATGAGAGTTTACACAAAGTATTTTACAGACTCATAACAATCGCTCCTTGTGTTTCGGCTCCTTACCGGAGACGTATTAAATATATTATTGCACCTCTTAGCGAATGTATCGTTTTATTTTATCGCTTCCTTCAGTTTATTACCGGCTTTGAAAGCAGGTACAGTTGTTTCTGGGATTTCAATTTCTTCGCCTGTCTGGGGATTACGTCCTTTACGAGCAGCACGCTTACGCGGTTCGAACGATCCGAAGCCGATTAGCTGCACCTTCTCTCCATTTTGAAGTGCTTCTGTAATCTCGACTTGAAATGATTCAATTACTGTTCCAATATCTTTTTTAGCCAATTCTGTTTTTCCTGCAATATTTTTAATCAATGTTTCTTTGTTCATATTTTTAAATCTCCCTTTTATTTTTAGTTTTTTTGGTAAGAAAAGAGCAATCCTCTTCTTCCATATAAGCAATATTTTCATTATTCTCGAAATCCCTTATGTATCAAGGGTTTTCAGCACTTTTCATTTTCCTAAATTATAATATCTTTTATTTTGTTCGTTCTTTATTATTTTAGCACATGCATTACAGTACTTATGTACGTTCTTATTTTTTCGAAACATCCTACTACACTTCAAACACTCACCAATATTGTGACCTTTCCATCTAAGGTAATAATAAACAATATCTCGAAAGTCAGTTATTGTGATTGCAGATTCATCTTTGTTATCGGAATAATTAACTCTAATATTTGTGCAATCAACTTTTCTTGATGTATCAACCAAGCCTAAGTTAAGCAATTCGTGAATCATTAGTTCTTGTTTATGTTTAGTTAATGCTACTTTACAATCACTAAAAACGTCTTTTACATCGCTATTTACCCAATATGTATTGTTTTTGTTTTTAACATTATATATCTTGCTATAGACTAACAAAACGAATGCTAGTCTTTCCAATTTGTTATTATTTAGAGAGGAAATGACTTGCAATTCTCCTCTAGTTACGTGTAACTCATTTATAATTAACATATCCACTTTGTTTCTTTTTTCTTGAATTATTAATTCATCAAATTTTGGCTGCCAATAAGTTGTATTGTAATCTTTATAACTTGTTTTCATAAACTCGCTTAAAGTCTGCTTTATCTGATCTGCATTCATCCCTTTATCTAATAGATATCTAATTATTATTCTCAATGTACCAGATGGATACTTATCTTTTTTTCCTTTTTTTAATGCATCTTCGGCATACTTCTTTTCATTTACTACTATTTTCAGATTTGATCTACCTCCAATTTTTTGTGGTCATTGACAGATATTGTCCATTAAATTCAATATCGCCTTTTTCATTAAGTATAGGAAAGTTATATTTATTACCATTTTTACTTAATAAGTTTTTGATCATTTGCTCTCCGCATATATCCCATGCGAATTGTTTTGATTTATTGCCATTTTTATAACACAAATCTACTACGATATTACACAATTCTTCTTCATTATTGCACAGTTCTAATGCTTTCTGTTTAAAGTGCTGTACAAATACTTCTCGATGATTATAAACATTTGAATCATGCATCCGTATATTCTTTAATTCTTTAGCGTGATCCTGCATTTTTACATTATGTTCACTATATAATTCTTTAATTTTATTATATCTGCCAATAGAATAGTTTGAGTTTGATTTTAAAATAGCATAATCGAAACTCGCTTCTTTAAACTTGTCACTAACTCGATCAAATTCGCTCTCAATTTTCCTACATATCTTATTCATTACAGATGAGGATAATGAAACTGGCATTCTTTTTTGGTAAGTATTAATAAATTCAATTTCTTGAATAGTCTTATCTTGTTTTGACAGAAGTTCAGAGAGTGATAATCCAAATAATCTAATGCAATTTCTCTCGCAATTGTTTATGTATTGCTTATACTCCTTCATTAGTTCAGGATAAATATAAATAAAGAAATATGGTTTCTTGTCTGCAAGTATCCTTAAATTTAACTCTTTCCTTTTCTTGACTTCCGTAGAGTCACCTTCTCTTATTATATTTGATTTATAGTCACACCATTCTTTTGGCATAGGTTTACTAACAATACCTTTGGTTTTATCGATAGCGTTCTGTTGATAGTTTTGACCACACTGGATTCTATACTCAAGTTCTTTATATTCTTCGCAACGTGGTTCAAAATTTGCTAATACATCAAACATTGAGGTTATCCTATTGGTTGTTGTTCCTATTGCATCGCCAAAACTGTCCTTATTAGCCTTTATCAAGTCGCCTTCCTCAACAATCTTCTTCGTAGCTGTTTTCTGAACACACACAATCGCATCGAGTTCTTTTATTGATTTCATAATAATCGGATTATCTGTCAACAAAACCGTATCACCGTCTTTATCGGCCCCGTTTAAAGCATGAGTAGTTGTTCCCCATGAATTAAATATGGTGACAGTATTCATGTATGTATACCACTTTCGGGTTTTTTCATTGTCAACCAACCGCAATATTCTTATGTTGTTGTGGCAAGTCATTGGAGCACGAAAACACGACACTTTATCAATTTTTCGGTCAGTCCAATATTTATTATAAAATTCGCCGGTCTTGAGCAATCCAGTTACTTTTAATCCAAACATACTTTGACAAAGACTATATGGATCACCAGAGATAGTACTGTAATTACCATGCACCTTTAATACTCCAACTTTAGCATCCTTAATTCGTTTTTTAATCATATTATGTATTTTATTTCTTACAAAAGGATCATCAATCATTCTCGCATCAACCATTAATGCCTTCGTGAAGTCATTGCTTCCGTATATAAAATCTTCTTCTGCTATATGTGTTCCTTTCAAAAAAAGCAACGACTTCCTATAATCTCCACCTAATACCTCATGAATTTCTTTTACAGTCGGATTGGTCAGTTCATCAATATCTTGATCAGATAAATCTAATGATTGTATAAACTGATAATTCAGATTTCGTTGATTTTCTAGTTCTTTAGGCGTTATCTTTGTCACACTAAATGTATATCCGTTCTTTTCGCAGCACTCTAAGTAATGCTCAATACTTTTATAAGAATCCCATAGTTTAAGCATAGATGTTGTTAGAACTACTTCAACATTGCGTATATCTTTTTTATGCCCCCATGCATCTATGACGAAATACTGCTCCGCAACTTCAGATGCAAACTGATGAAGGTCGAATGTGAAAAGCATACCTTTTGCATAACTATTTCTTACACAAAATCCGCTAGGAATATAATCTTCTCCTAATTCGCTTCCCCAAACCTCACTTAAATAAGGAGATATTAGTCCATACCCATCGCTTTCTTCTAGCAAAATTTCGAAATCTTGCTCGTTAGTAATAATAGGGTATTCCGAATCAGTGTCATCAATTTTGATTACATTTGTTTTAAATGTAGTGACACAATCTTTAACGACAAGTACTCCTCTTGGATTCGAAACCGGGGTGCTTCCACTGCATACCAACGATTTATAAGCTTCAAGCTTTGCTGGAACAAATTGTTTATTATTAATTCTATCGTTCTCAATTTTATTATTTAGTTCATCGAAAACAACATCACTTACATAAACTACGGTACTATTTTTTGCTCCACCAGTTGTAGCCAAAAGTCGTTTGAATTTTGTCCCATTGATAAAGAACCCTTTAGTACTATTTAATCGATCAAAATCTTTATTTTTATCGATTACAATACAAACAAAATGCTTTATAAACAGAAGATCATATAATTTATCATATAATAGCTTAATTTTTTTACGGTTTTGAATATCTGTTGGAAGTTTCTTTGTTTTTTTGATCTCTAATTTTACATTGTTAACTTGTTCTTGAAAAAATGTATATTCAAATGATTTATTTTCAATTTGTCTTATAAATCGTAATGCAGCGCTATCACCAATAGAAATCAATTCTTTATTTTTTATTGCCTCATCAAGACCGAGATTTAAATTCCAATTAGAATTCCTAAGCCGAGAAGAGTGAATTTTAAATATGTATGACAAACTGGATTGTTGCTTACTCAATATAGTTTTATCCCTCCTTTTTTATCGATTTTTGCGTATGTGCATATCTGTGTCTATATTAATAAAATACTGAATATTGTTAACAGTTGGACAAATTGAATATTCCTCTAGATTTAATACCATCTCCTTAAGAGGGAAAATGTAATATTCTTTAAGTGAATAATCGTTATAAGGCAATTTGTTTTTAATTACATCGCTACCAATAGCCACTCGACTCTTTCGCACATCAAGATAAACCTTAATGTACTTCTCAATGTTTTTAAATCTTGACGCATGATCTGCTGTGTAGGTATAAAATTCAATATTGTATTTGTCTTGTCCAAGAATCCAAATATCTTTTATATCGGCTAATCTGTATAGTTCGCGTCTATTTAAAAATTCTGTTGCTATAGGAGTACATTGAAATTCAATTACAAACTTATTACCATCAAGTTCAAAATATATATCTGGTCTTTGCTTCGTCTCTGGAATCCATGCTTCAAGTTTGCAATTTTTAATGCCATCTAGTTCCCTAATCCATTCATACAATAATTGTTTTCCACACCTATGTTCTTCAGTTTCAGGTTCAGTATAATACCCTTCACATTCTTTAATTTTATGTCTAAAGTAAGGTGGTGAAATATCGCCATGACAGTATTCACAGCAATCTCCGCAAACAGGGCATTTTAAAGTGTTTTTATCAGACCAATTTTTTAAAGTGTATTTATCATATCTACCGTCAAAGCAATTTATTAAGGTTTTTCCAACTCTACAAGTCAGCAATTATATAATCACCCATCTCGCTGTTTAATTTATTTATTTTTATTCAATAATTTCAATTCAAAATCATCGTCACAATCATACATAAATTCTTTATATGTAGAAGCCTCAGATAGTGAATTCCATCCTTGGTCATTATAATTTTTTATGTATCTCATGGTTTTATTATCATAATGTTCAATGCCATCATAATAATCATCTTGCCAAGTTCGACGTGAAAAATTCATTTATTATTTTCTCCCCCTTTCGTATGTGTTAGAAAGTTTGTACTTCAAAAACTTCCCTTGCAATAAATCTATCATAAATAAATAATATTGTAAAGATTTATTCATAAAATAAAAGGAGTCACGAATAGTGTATACCTCCGTAACTCCGACATATAATATATCGCCACTACCTATTGTCGTCGGTGTTCCTCCATGAACCCGGCGATTTTGTTTTGTCCTCTAATTTATCAATGTCAATGCATATTTCTTTTTGCCAATCAACATTGTTGGCCATTGATGCCAGCAAGGACATATTCTCGAGATAGGACATTTCCCACCAATAGTTCAAATTTGCATTCAAACAATGAGTAAAATCCATTGCTTCTTGATCTGTCAGATCTCCGCACTTCTGTTTTTGCCATAACTCAGCTAATCGCCTGAAAATAGGCTCCATGGTTACCATAGCCTCCACCATCCTACAGCAGCCAGTATGCCTAGTATGAGGACAAACCATGCGGATAGGTTATTCGATTGATCATCCTTTGGCTCTTCCTGTGAGGTGTATACGGCTTTGACACGATTATCTGCGGTATACCGAATGTGGTAAACTGTTTGCTTCTCCATTGTACCATCGCTCCTTATCGGTTGATGATACATTATATGCAAGTTCGCTTAAATGATTACCAGTTTGCTTAAACTTTTTCAAGCGACCAAATACTCTCTACGGGTACACCCAAAGTTTGAGCAATATCCAAAGCAATTTCAATGCGAGTCGATCCACCATTGGCAATTTGGCTCATAGTCGTTTTACTAACCGGTTGGTTCATTCTTTGTATTAGATCCTGTTGTGTGACATTCTGTTCGGCCAAAATTACTTTTAATCGGCTCTTTAGCATATCGATCACCTCGTTTATTACATTCAACAGAGGGGCTTGTCGAATCCTTTGTTGATGAATAAGAAGTTTTGACGAATCTAATAAATAAAATAATACAATACATTGACAATCATCATTTTTTACATATAATTTGGATATACGCAATTAATGAGGAGGATTATGAAATGAGTAAGTCATCAGTGATCAATGTTAGTAAGCTTAACCAACAGGAATCAGTATTTAAATACATTCAATCTTTTCTGAGAAATAAAGGAGTAAAATCACAAAACACTGAAAAGGCTTATGAGAATGATATACGCCAGTTTTTTCTGTACATGAGAAATAAAGAAATTGAAAGGCTGCTCGAAGTAGATATTCAGTTTAAAAATGCAGACATGATGGATTACCAGACATACCTTTACAGTGAGTTTGTTCAAACTAATGGTGAAAAATATTCGAATATTACAATAAACCGTAAAATGAATACAATAGTGGCACTCTATGCATCTCTAAAGCGAAATGGCTTTAGTGTTGACCCGGATATTATGAAGATTGAGGACTTACCCGATGATAGTAAACAGATTGGTTTTCTGACCGTCGATGAAATCGACCATATGCTGATAGTAACAAATGATTTGGAATTAAAATATTTCATCATGCTTGCATTGAGAACGAGTTTAAGAAAGGATGCTCTGCTCTCTCTAAGGTGGGATCAAATTCAACCATGTCATAATAATCCCGAATGTTATATTATTACGACAATAGATAAAGGGAAGAGAGTGGAAAAGGAGATCCATAAGACAATGTATGAACTATTGTTAAAACTAAAAAAGGAAAACGATCCAAGTGTATTCCACACACCTATCAGGACACTTGATTATCGGTTTAAATCATTATGTAAAAAAATTGGCATAGATGAAAAAAGAAAGGTATCAATCCATTCTTTAAAAAAGGCTGGGGTTAGTTATGTAAAAGAATTAACAGGTGACATTCATGCAGCACAAATGCAAGCTGGACATAGTTCTCCAGTAACGACATCTAAATATTATCTGGAGCGCAAAACAAACCTTGCGGGCATGATGTTGGACATTAAGGTAGAGGATAATATCTTTGAACAATTGACACATCAAGAATTGATAAACCTATTCCGAAGTTTTGGCAATGGAATTGGGCATCAACTTAAACTTAGAGCCAAGAAAATTATTGATGAGCGTTCGGATAAGTAAAATAAATAAATATTTAAAAATATATTAGTACAAGGAAATGGCGTGGTAACAATGAATTCAAGTTTATATGATGCCTTACTGATCAGAAATCATGAAAAAGTCTATATACAAAATAAAATATTTTTTGATTTAGCAAGGAATACACTGTTCTCCACTAAAAATATAGTTTTTATATACGCTTATTACTGTTTAATCTGCTACTTGTTTAGATATTGCAAGTATGGTCAAGGTAGGTTTCTAACCAATGAAGACATAAAGGAGATATTGGGTTATCAAAGAAAATATGCTGGAGTTGATTATCTCATAAAGAGGGGAGGCGTTTTGGACCATATTGGGTATACAGAATGTATTAGAGATTTTCCCTTACAGTATAAACTTGAATCACAGTATGTTGAATTTAAAATGTATTCTGAGCTAGAACAGGAAACAAAGAAAGTGTTAGATATGCCGAGGAACTTTTATATTAAGAAGCCAATAATGGCGTTTTATAAAGACGAGAGCAGCTCACAGAATAAAATTTATGATGGGACATTTTATGAAATAGAAAATACTCATCTGTTTGATATATCCATCTTGGTGGAAATGATGGTGTCTGGATTGAGCTTAAATGAATTTTATATTTATCAATTTTTCAGGCATAAAACGGATTTATTCAAAAGCGGGTATAGTGCAAGTTATGAACGGATAGAGAAAGAAGTTAGAATTCCAGTTAGATCCTTGAAAAGAATAATCTTAAAATTGGAGGAGTTTGATTATTTGAATATTATACGGGATATCCCAAAAGGAAAAGAAACGAGGCCCAATATATACGAGATAAATAGATGATACTTTAGTGCGCTAAAACCCTAGGTTTTGGCACACATTATAATATATATATATTATATATATAATAATAATATATAATAATTAAAATAATAATAATAAAATAATCTATTATAAAGGGTGCCAAAATCTAGGTTCTTTGATTTTTTATATATGAGTATTGTTGCAGAAGGATGATGACCAGAGATGGTCATTTTTTTTATTCGATGGATTAGTATCGATGAAAACTGGAATAAACGTTGGTGTAATAAGGGATATAGGGTTAATTTGTGATAAAACAATGGGAGTACATTGAGTGGAAATAAGGATGCATCGTGTAAATGTAGATGGGAGTAGGGAGGACAGGGTGTGATATGGGGATATAAGAGTATTTATGGTGATATTTATTGAAATTGAGGAGAGGGGAAAGTGAGGTGGGAGTAGGGATGGATCGATGCGGTATCGATGTGATTATCGATGGGGATTGGAGTGAAAATTGGATTTGGGGGAGGGAGGGATAAAAATAGGTATAGTGTGTGGATAGACCTGCTGCGGCCCCAAATACCGGCATAAATTGGCTAGGAAATGTAAATATACCCCCCATACCTATGCTATAATGTTGCGTATATGAATGGTTATACGCAAGATGATGCTACAGGCATACCGAACGAATCAATGCTTTGCGATCCGATGAATGAGCAGAGAATGAGCAATAAAAAAAGCTAGATACGTCTAGTGAAAAATTTTGAAAATGTCATATTGAAAATATCGAATAGTAACATGCCGCCGATTTTCTAAGTCTTATCATCAACTATAACTATTAACTATCACATACACCAATCCAATAACTTTCACCTATCACCTTTACACTATAATCATTCCCTATCACTATTGTGCATATTATAAACTATTCCTATCATCACTCACCCCAATATAATAAAATAAACATTTGCAATAACCTTATCATAATGGTATAATTTTCTTTGTAGGGGAAAGGAGGTGATTCCCTTGCGGTTCCTTGAATTAATCCCGTTGCTCGTACTTATTCGCCTAATCTTCTTAGACGCTATTGCATTCATCAAATGGTTGTACGAGAAACGGAAGAAAAGGAAAAAGCGCCGAAAAGGTTCGCACAAACCTAATCGACGCAAGCGCAAGTAAAGCCTTATACCTGATACATAAGCAATATGAGAGACAAGGGAAGCCGATTCCCTTGCTTTCCCTTACATCTTATCATACTAATAAAGGGGTGACAATATGAACAAAACACGCCTTGTCTACGCCTTGCTATTCGCTTTCTGTGCGATTATCTTTGACAATCCATTCATTCGATACACTATGTTTGCGGCGGTTCTGTATTGCATGATTACAGCTTATATAAAGCGTAATAAACACTAATCGGACCATCACTTGTTGCATCATTCTAATGCAAGCAATATCATACGTTGTTGTATCCATCATTTGCAGCTAAATACATTGAAGAACAGCGGAATATAAATATCGAATAGTCCAATGAGTATATCGGCTTTTCTTTTCGTTAATAAAATAAATATTTGAAATATAACATTAATCGTGATACAATGTATTTAAGAAATTAAACCATGGGAGGAATTACAGTGGAAAAGGTTGTTGTAATGGTAGATTTTAAAAAAGGATACTTTAATGCATCTGCCCAAGCTAACATACCGGGAAGATTTACTGCAGAAATTGTTACTGGTCCAGACGATATTTTTGAAGGTGGTCATCAATTTTATGGAGACGGTAGAACAGTGGAGGAAGCATTTTCTACAATTTCGAATCAGTTAAAGAAATTCGGGAATTATGAAGTTGTTAAAAGTAAAAGGAGCCTATAAAGGCTCTTTTTTTATATAAAATAAATATTTGCAATATAACTTAAAACTATGATATAATGAACTTAGTTAAATAAATCGTTTTATAAGGAGTGGTTACCATGAAATTCACTTTCAAACCGGATATCACAATCACATCAATTATTGTCAAGCCTCATGACACGTTCGGAAACACTATTGATTTTTATGTACAAGGTAATATCGTTGATTGCATTGACGACGAAAGAACCATCACGGATATTATCAACGATGCGCAAACAGCATTCCCGAATGCATCAATCAAAATTGAAAGTGAAGATGATGGAATTTTAACTTTCATTGGTGTCAACTTCAGCAAAAACTTTAATATGGGTAACGGTGCTAAAGTTTACAGATTCGCCTATGAAGATGGAAACCACACTGAAATGGTATCTGAATTTGTAAACGAGATTATAAAATAAAAAGATGCAATAATATAATCATAAGGAGCGAGAATAATGAAAAAAATCGACTTAAATCCGTTCATTATCAATTATGCGGAAGGATATCAAAACATAATGGGAAATCGCGTATCGTCCATCCATTCCGAAGGCAATACAATCTATATTCGCTTTCTCATCAACGCCAACAAAGCAGAGTATGCACTCGACATGGTACGTGTATTCTGCAATGTCGCTTATAACATCGATACAGGTAAATTATCCAGTGTCACCGAAAATGGAAAAGGTTCACGAAAGTTTAATTCTTACGTTAAACACGAATGCGAACTACTAACAAAATTGTTTGTCGAAGAGGCAACAAAGAGACTGAACCTTGAAATCAAACAGCAAAATAGTGACTATTACGATTCTTGTCATGTTGAATTGTTATCTTTAATCAATAATGATTCATCAAAAAAGAATGTATGTTTCGAATACATTAACAAAGTCCAAGAACTATACGTGAGCGGTGCAAATGTCGACGAAATGTCTGCATTGTTCGAAATGGTTAAAATCGAAATGTTAAATGATACTCGCCTTTTCCCTGTCGTTTCTGAATCTCCAACTAAAACCATAACAGTAACCGTACAAGATAACGGGCAAACTTTTACCGCTTTTAATCGTTCCTTCCCTTCTTACAATCAAGCGTATAACTTTTGTATCTCTTCGGACTTCGATCCAGCATACATAATTCCATCTGCTGTTGACTCAATAACAGAAACCGCCATAACAGACGGTCAAATATCGAACGGACTAAAACTCGACTTACAACTATTCGGCAATGCTCCTACCTCTGTATACACTCCTGAAGGCGTTCATAAATGGGGAATAGGAAAACATCTTCAAATACTTTACATAGTCGAGACTACGAAAACCGATAAAGATATTGAGTCAATGAATTATTCAAATGCGCATCAATACGAGCATAGAAGCATTCAGTCAGCTATGAATCATATGCTCACTATGCAGCGGAATGGATGGCATAACATCAATTTGAATGTGCAGGTATACAACAGAGAACAAATTATAGTTGAGGATATTGCATACGATACCCAATTTGTAAGCACGACAGAACAGGATACTAAACAGGAAAATAGACAACTAATGGAACAAATCAGGTGTATGACAATCGAAAATGAAACATATAAAGGATTCATTTCTAAGTACAATGCGAAAAAGACGTTTGAAGCATATACAAATGAACAGCAGAGCATAAACAAAGATGATAACGGCTTGTACTGGTACGAAATGTTATACTGTCCATTGTCTCCATTTTGCCAACCAAAAGGACATATTGCCTATGACGACACAATAGGAAAACACGGCATAATTGCATATAACAGACCGTTAACAGATAGCGAATTAATTGAATATGAATTAATTAAATGGAAAATTGTATGATACGTTCTTTATATGTCCATATTCAAAAATTAATCAAGTGGTACATTGCCCTAGAGGAAACCGAAACTGTCTAATAAGCCTATAACAGCACTCGATTTTTATTACCAGCATTTTATATAATAACGCTCATGAAATGGATCTGAAAGGATCAATCTTATGTACCTACAAATTCATTACGGATGGTATTATAAAATAACTTCGACTTGGTGCTACTGGGTAGAATCAAAAGAAAAGGCTACAAAGTTTGATACAGCTGAAGCAGCCGATAAAGCACATAATTTTCATTTTAACTTTAATAAAGCAATTAAGGTTACCGAATAAACCTTTTTATTAAATGGGGGATTACATATGCTTTATATCGAAACGAAATATAAAACGATTCATGGGAAGCCGGTTTACGCTCACATGCAACATGAGGATGATTCGAATTATCGTTTTGTCACTCTGAAAACGAAACGTCAACTTGTGAAGGAACAAAAAGAATTAACATTAAGCGTTCGCCTTATTCCTCATAACTACATTGATCCAATTGAATGCCCTAAGCTGTTCGAAGAGTCACCATTACATTTTAGCTCCTTCATTTCCTCTATGCTTCGTATTTGCAAATGGTTAATGCCTTATTATGTCGGTTACATCAAAGACGGCCATGACAGCCGTAGAGCCTTTGATAAAGCGGTTATAAATTATGAGGAATGCCACAACGTAACATTAGACGGTTTATGGTATCATCATGCATTCGATATTGTTTCAGCAGCAGCGAAAGGATTGGAGGGAATCGCATGATTTGTCCAAAGTGCAATATAAAAATGAAACCTAAAACTGATAAAGAATTAAATGAAAAATATTATGATTGTGAGCAATGCGGATTTAATATTTTAAGATCCATTGCAAAAATGAAAATTCACAAGGAGACTGAAAGAATAATTAAATACAGTATTCAATAAAATGAAAGTTTGAATTCATAGGAGGGAAAATAAATGACTTATGAAGAAGCCAAAGCACACAAACTAATATTAGAGAAAAAGAATAATACTGATTCTAGCGCGCTGCAATTCTTCGAAAGAAACGCTATGGGATTAATACCGGATCATGTTAGAGAAACGCCAGAATGGAAAAGTGCTAAAAAGGCTTTTGATAGTTCTTTTGCCGAACTAAGAAACTTTAACGGATGGTTTGTTAAAATGTTTAAAAAAGAAATTTCTGCCGATAGAAATTATAAACGATACGTGAGCAAATAAAATTTTAATTTTATCATCCAAAATAAAGGAGTGTTTACCATTTCGCTATCATACAAAATCAAATTGTTGTCACAAGAAGAAAAAAGTAAATTTATTAGCATGTTAGATAAATGTTTAAAACTCCAATCTTTTTGGGTTAAATGTTTACTTGATACTAATAAAACAAATGAACAATGTGACTTTGCATTAAATAAATTATATTCAATAGAGCAAGAGTTCAGAAACCGATTTAATTATTTGGGTTTGGATAGTTTCAGATTAAACGATAATAAACTGTGCCTATAAAATGTTACTTTTATTCCTTAAAGGATCGGCAGCCATGCCGGTTTTTGTTTGTGTCTAAGCGTCTATATTCGCTTTATCATTGCTTATCCAGAATTTAAGTATATCCCTATGATTGAACCTAGAAACGTCTTACATTGGGTTTGTGGCGTTCTCAGCTCATATAAAATAAACATAAACAATAGTAAATAAAACATTTGTTTATCTATTCTTAGTATGATAATATTAATTTTAGGGATTCTATTCGCCCTAACATTAAATAAAATGGAGTGGTTTTTATTAAAAAGTGTTCTGATTGTAATAAAGAAAAACCTTTAAATGAGTATTATTTCAACTTTATTAAAAAGAAAAATGGGGAAGTTAAAATTTCGTATCATCCCAGATGTAGAGCGTGTTCGGTAATTCGTAATTCTGAATACCGAATAAAAAATGACAACAGAGAGAAAAGATTGGTGACACAAAAGCAATATAATAAACGTGAAGAAACTAAAGAATATCAAAATAAAATGAGGAGAGATGGATATAGAAAAGAATATTTAAGCGAGTATAGGAAAAGTAATCCTAATAAAATTAAAGAATATAATAAGAAGTACTCAAACAAAAAGCATAAAATCACTATGAAAGAATGGGATGCCTGTCGTTTATATTTTGACTATAGGTGTGCATATTGCGGCAAAACTTGGGAGCAGAATAAAAAAGAAACAAGAAAAGATTTACATCAAGAACATGCATATGATGACGGTGCGAATGATCTAAGTAATTGTATTCCATCATGTCAAAGTTGCAACAGTTCAAAACGTGAAAATGATTATATAGAGTGGTATTCGATTAATAACCCTTTGTTTAAGCAGGAAAGAATAGAGAAAATAGATAAATGGTTAATTGAGGAATATAAGAGATATATTGAATTCATCCAATAAATTACTGTTTTCATTCACCTATTTAAACTATAATCACAGTAAAGGAGTGAGTACATTATGAATCAAATCACGAGTTTTTTAATCTATACGCAATACGGATTAGTTAATATCGTACATTCTCTAGAGGAATTGCAGCAGATTGAAAAAATAAATTGGATAAAGGTCGAGATATGGAAATTTGGAACACGTCAAAATGTTATCGAAAAATGGAACGGCTACGATAAACTAATGGAATATGCAATCTTTTATTTCAAATTGATTCAGCCTAACAAATGAAAACTGGATTTTATCAATATGAATAAAATAAATGTTTGTAATAAAATAAATGTATGATATAATGTATTTAGACGAAAGAAGAAAGGGGCGATGTAAATGATTATCATACAAGGTGCATACACCATTATGGCAGCAAACATAGCAACGGGAGAAACTGTACAGCATGACATGATTCTTCCTCTAGACGTAACCACTATTCAACTTAAAAGGTTTTGTCGTCAAAAGTTTACCCGATTTATTGAGATAACAGATTTTGAACCAATACAAATGGAATTGAGCGGTGATAGATGATAAGTAGATTAACTCGTTCGAGCGAGTATAAAAAGGCCACTAGGCTCGAAGCGTTCCCCTGTAATGGGGAGGAGGCAAGATAAATAATACATAGTATGGAGGCGTTCCAAATGCACTATATTTACAAACGGGAAGCAAAGGTAATGATTGCTCATGCACTCGAAAAAAACGGATGGAAAGTTTACGGCTATCACGAAGACCAATCCGACAGCATGACCGACTATTATCACCCGGCCTCGTGGGATGGAATCGCTACAAAGAACGGTCATACACTCGTTATTGATAATTCCAATACATACTATTCCGGTTATGAAGTAAAGAAATATAACTATTCTGCACGTAAAGCTGTTGTAAATAACAATAACAAGATTGAAAAACTTCGTGCACTCGCTAATGATGAAGGAGCGACAGAAGGAGAAAAGGCGGCAGCACGTGAAGGAATCGAGCGCCTAACAGGTAAAGAAGCAAATGACGAACCTACATGGACAGTCATCGGCACTTACCCAACGTTTGCCCACGGTAATCCGGGTAAATGTTCATGGCACATAGAAAAAGACGGTCAAATATTGGCTAAAGGAACCGGCGTGTTTGCTTGCAATGAGTATGATTGGGAGGACAAGACAAAAACAGCAGCAGAACAGAAACAGGAAAAAGTTACAGATATTATTGCTCGATTTGAAAAGGTATTAGGGGATTCTGATGCACTGCAAGCCGAAGTAATTAAAGTTGAAAAGAAAATTATTAAACATGTAGAAATTGAAAAGACAAGTGTAACAGAAAGTGAAATTACCGAATGTTTTACTTTTATTATGAAGATTGATTACACGGGAGGTAATTGGAAGGGCAATAAATGGCAGATGGTTAGAAGATATGACAGCGAGAAAAGCGGAGCGAACTTTATATTTCAGCGCTTAGGTAAGCGCGGCAAGCCTGTTAATGGTGATTGGTGGTTAAGTGTTGAAAAACTTAATAAGATTCTTTCCAAAGGACACATTGCAATTGTAGAAATGCAAGAGGTTACAGAATACGAAGAAAAGACCGTATTTAAGAAAACTGGACGCAAGCAGCCTCAAGCAAACTTTGACAATGACGCTTTACCGGGAGATGTTGAGGAGGAAACAACAGAAGAAACTACACAGGAGTCCGCACAAGCAAAGAAACAAACTGTAAAGCATGAAACAGTATCCGACAACGATCAAGCGACTAAAAAGCAACTATGGGCGCTACACTGTGCAACAAAGTTAAACACGACTAACCTTTTTATTACAAAAACTAAAGCGTCCGAGTTAATCAGCAAATCGAAAGCCGGTACAGATATAACGGACGAAGTGAAAGCATTATTAGGTATTGTAGACGCTCCAGAAGTGAAAGAGGAGTCGATAAAAGTAAATGCACAAGAGAGTCAACAGAACGACGAAGATCCTGCAGATTGGATCTTAGACTATGCCACAAGTATTATAATGGATGATAATACGGATTCGGTTAAGAAACCGGAAACGGAGGAAGAAAAAGCAGATTTTAGAAACAAAATAATTGAGTATGTGAAGTACAAAGGAGATTCTGTTACCCAATCTCTTATCAATCATTTTATCTCATTAGGTTCTGGCGTAACCATCTTGTTAATTGTAGAGGCTTTGCAATCATTGAACGGTTCCCATAACAGCATAGACGAATTAAAGCAGGATGATTATACATTCAATATCGATTCGTCATATCTGTACCACGATATACATTTCAAAGCATGGAACATGGAAATAGAACAAATTGAGCCGTATTTGAATGTTCGGGAAATACCATTTTACATTGCTGGTGATAAGTTTATATGTAAAGGTTTGACTATTGAACAAGTACAATTTATCGAAGGTTTGAACGCATCCAATCAGGCGATATTGTTTTATGATGATAAATACAACGAAAAGCCCAATAACAGCACCAGAACAGAAGAGCTTGAGAATCAGAATGAAAACACAATTTTATCATCCGATAACATTATATATCATAACTTTACCAGCAACCAAACCAATAAAGAGGAGACTGAAAACGAATATATGATTGACGATGACTTTTTAAGCAAATTTGATAATGTCGAAGTAACAAATGAGTCAAAGATTGCCGCTGATGACTTGGAATTCTGTAAGGAACAAGAAGACATTTATAAAAAACTTATTTCAACGTATAACAGTTTTAGTAGTCAATTGCAGGACATTTCAAAATTAACTAAATCCATTAGTGAAAATTATACTTATACTAATAATGGATATACGCATAGACACGATACAGCATACTCTAGCAGCTTTTCACAAAGCGATATTAATGAAAAAATTAATAAAATGAAAGATCGCTTTATTAGCACAATCTGCTATTACTTTGAAAGAAAATACAATATAACAATTCAAGAAGAGAAAATACAGAAAAAATATAAAGAATCCGTAACACTAGAAAACATTTTAGATGAAATACATATACAGTTAGAAGGATTCAATTTCACTGAGAAAGCAGAAAAAGAAATCAAGGACAAATCAAAAGAAATTGTAAGAAATAGTGATAAAATTACAATTAAAAACAACAAATTAATAATTGATGCTTGGTTTTCTCGCCTTGATTCAATTTGGAAAGAGTATAGAACTAACGGAGAAAGACTTACCAATATTTTTAATGCTCTCCAGCACTTCGAAAATGGGCAAATAAAAGGCAATGAGGAACTAACTAAGAAATATATTGGCTATGATAACGAACGCAGCCAGTCAAACTATGAACGTTATGAACCGACAACATTAAGTAAAGTTGCTTCGATCAAAATTTTGAAAAATGGAAAACTTGAAATTGAATTTAAATCAAATCAACAGGCTACACAATTTGCAAAGGTTTATTGCGGATACAATCAAAAATCAGCATAACAGGAGCATAAAAAAGGAGCCAGCGTTTTTATAAGTTGGCTCCTAGAAAGAAGGTTAATCATGTATCAGATATCTAATACGGTCATACCACAAAATAAACGCGAGACGCTAAACAACAAAATTTTGCATCTGATCGAGAATAACCTAACTCAAAAATATAACGTGACTCCCAGTGATGTCTACAACGGCTATACGGGTTTCGGTGGTTTGCATGGTCTGAACTACAACGATTTCAATTCATATCATGCATTCAGTGAAGCGAAAAAACAAATCGAACTAGGGGCATTCTATACGCCTCATCATGTCTGCAAATTTCTTATAGAATGCTTGAAACCTTCTAGCCACGATCTAATAACAGACATGACATGTGGAATCGGAAACTTTTTTAACTGGCTTCCGAATCATTCTAATGTATATGGAAATGAAATTGACATTCGCGCTTACAAGGTGGCAAAATATCTTTACCCAAATATCAACATAACAGCGGATGACATTCGAAGCTGGTCACCTAGCGTTTCGCTCGATTTGGTTATCGGTAATCCCCCATATAATCTAAAATTTAAAGTAGGCAAAGACGAATACCTTTCACAACTATACTACTGTCTAAAGTCTTATGACGTTCTCAAGCCTTCTGGACTTCTCGCTTTAATCCTTCCAGCATCATTCCTAGCAGATGATTTTAGCGACTCAGGCATGATCAAAACAATCAACGATAAATTTAACTTTATATATCAGGCCGAATTACCTTCTAATGTGTTCAAGTCTGTATCTGTAGAAAATTATCGTACCAAAATTATGTTCTTTCAAAAGAAAAGCGAACAAATAGCAGCCGATAAACCATATTCCACAACTTTACCTATAACAGCCATTGATCAAAATAGCAGCGATTTTATTTATAATACATATATCAAGCCAGTTATCGAACAAAAAGAAAAAGTTAAGCATAAATTGTTTTTTGAGCAATTACATAGTAACAGTGGTGACGTAGAATTTCAGGAGAAAGTAAAAAAGTATCTCTTTGATATCAAGCGCAATAAATATGTTAAAAATTACTATGCCAAAGCTACTGAGTACGTGAATAGATATCACACGCAGAAACAACCTGAAGGAATGAAGTGGGATGAGTGGGAAAAGATCAGAATCAAAAAAGGAATGGTATTGTCATATCTTAAGAGAATCATCAAGAATCAACATAACAATGAACGAGATGAGATACGGCTAATTAAAACAAATTTTTCAATCAAACTCAAGGGATACTCTCAGAAAAATAAAATATATCTATCCAAGTTTACCGGAACAAAAGAAATATCATTCAATGATATGATCCTTAATGGCTCCTATCCATTTGAAGATGAAACATATAAATTTTTATATAACAGCAAACGTAAAAAGTTTCTAGTGCAATCAAAACCATTTAAGCAGATTAATGAAAATTCTAATATCAAATCATGGTTAGACAATTTCAGCCTGTACAATCAGGAAAAGAAAGAAACAATTCACCTAAAGGATTTTCAAAAAGAGGATTTACAGAAGATCCTCCAGAAAGACAAAGCACTATTGGCTTGGAATGTCGGCCTCGGTAAAACAGAAGCGGGAATCACATGGATGTCATACATCAACCAGCATAAACATGTTAAGAATACATTCATTGTTTCATCTAGTATTTCAATTAAAATGACATGGACTCAACGGCTATCGAACTATGGCATTAACTTTAAAAAAATAGAGTCACTAAAGGATATTAAAACTTTAACAAAAGGCGAGATTGTGCTAATCTCCTTTAGTATGCTTGTTAAGTACCAGAAGCACTTAAAACATTACATCAAGAAGCAAGGAAGAAAACTAGCATTGATTCTCGATGAAAGTCACCGCTGTATCTATCCAAACACAAAGACAACGAAAGCAGCCTTATCTGTATTTCAACGTGTACCGTATAAATTATTAGCTTCTGGAACGCCAACGAAAAACAATGCTAACGAATTGTATTTACAATTCATGATCTTGTATGGAAGTAGCATCAATTTCTTATGTGAGTGTGAATATATATCTGTAGAAGACAAGAAAACCGGAGAATGGAAAGAGGTTCAGAATAAGTACTACATGAAGCCATTCCCACAATATAATCAATCATTGTTTTCTGCTTGCTTCTCGCCAAAAAAAGCATCAGTTTTTGGAATTGAAAAAGGCAACCAAAATATTTTAAACTCGGATAAGCTGATTAAACTAATTGAAAAAACAATTATAGTGCGTAGTATGTTCGAAGTGTTAAACAGAGATATGGTCGAGTTTAAGACTCATCGTATAGAACAGAACGTGAACGAAAAAGAAGTGTATCGGCTAATCATGGAGGAGTTTCATTCTATGGTTAGGAATTACTATGGATCGACTGGAAACCACAGAAAAGATACTATGTTGCGGATCATCCAGCAAATTATGCTTCTTCAAAAAGCCGTAAGTATCCCACATAAACTAAAAGAGTACAACGGATACAAAGAGCCGAATAAATACAAGAAAATTGTAAATATAGTAAACACTGCTAAGAACGAAAAAGTAGCATTAGGTGTAACGTTTATTGATTCGGCTACTTACTACTATCACAAGTTAAGAAGCGAGTTTCCAGATAGAAGGCTGTTCCAAATCCTTGGTGAAACACCATTCAAAAAACGCCAAGAGACTATTCAAGAGTTCGAGTCAACTACAAATGGCATCCTTGTTTCGTCCCAACAATCACTCTCCGAGAGCGTCAATATCCCATCCTGTGACGTAGTAATATGCGAAGGTCTTCAATATAACATAGCCAACATTATGCAGTATGTGGGACGATTTACGCGCTTAAACAGCGAGAATAAGACGGTTATTCACTTTGTAACATATATAAACTCATTAGAACAGAATATTCTAGCTCTATTAATGGCAAAGCAACGCATAAATGAATTTATAAAACAATGTGAGTACAAAGAAGATGCTGTGATATTTGATGAATTTGGAATCAGTTTGGATATTTTCAACAACATCATCACAAAAGAAAAAGACGAAAACGGTCTGACAAAATTGAAATGGGGAGAGCAGTCAATTGTCTAAGGGAGAATCGAATATTCTCCCTAAAATAAAACTTGATTTTTATAAAGTAAAAGTATATAAATAAAATTAACAAGTAAACCAATTGCAGAAATTTTAAGGGAGGAATACAAAAATGTTCAAAAGCGGAAAAAGGATTAACGGCAAGTTGTATGTGCGAACCCATAAGGGAAATCTAATTGAATTATCGCTGCTAATTATATAAGTAAAAACATAATATAAAAGGGGTTTTGTTTATAATGACTGAACAATTGGTAATGGACATAACAAATGATCTGAAAGCAACTGGCAACTTTAAACAGTACAACATTTCCGACATAAACAAGCACTATCTTGATTCGTTTCAAAAAGGAAAATACCCGGATCTTTTGACTGATAAAAAGCAACGAATGAGTTTTAACCAATACCGATGCACCGTGAACAATTTTCTCGAATCGCTTTCTAAAGACGTTGCAATGGTTAAACGTGAGGATATTGATAACTTTCTTGCCCTGATCCCGAATGAGACGACAAGAGGCAACAAAGCAGCTCACATAAAAAGCTTCCTTGTATATCTCATATCTAACAATGTTAAGAATTGCACGAGCAAGATAAGTCGGGACTTGTTGATAAAACTTTTGGAGATGTAGTAACTAAACATGATCCAATGAAATCAGAATTTTATTTGGAGTAAAAAATAAAAAATGGAGTGATAACAATGAAAACAAAAGAAGAATTATTAAAGTATTATGAAAAGCAACTAGAAAAGGTAACTAACACCTACAAAGATGATCATAGAAAAGAAGAATACATCAAACAAGCAGAGGAAAATTTAGAGGCAGTAAAGAACGGGAGAGAGTGGTAATTAATTATGAAACTATACAAAGTTTACGAAGGTAGCATTGAAGCAATGAAAAATACGCCTTGCAAAGTTGTTATATTTGCAGATGGGAATAACATTAAAATTTTTCAAAAAGCTTTTTATAGAAATAAATTAAGCAGACCAAACTCGATAAGAAATATAATTTTAGAAAAAACAAAAAATATCAATTCAATTGAAAGTGTTCTATATTCTTCGGGCTTCGTACCAAAGGAAGTACATTAAATGTTAATACAATACGAAAAAATTAAAGTCGGCGATACATTGATTTGTAATGTATTAAGTAATAATGGAATTACACAAATCGAACATATTGTAACTAGAATAGAATTTTTGGATATGTATGGAATCAGATCAGATATTAATAAAGAAGTTGCTATTCTAGGCGCAAGTATCTTAGAACATAAAACGTCTAATAACACAACAAAATAATGCTTTCATCGTCACTTAGGAGCGAACCACTATGCTAGACTCAAAAATTATTATGTTAATCCATAACAGAAAAGCAGAAATAAAGCAGGGGCAGAGACAACAATTAATTAAGCATGGGTTCGGAAAAAATTCAAGGGATATTGATAAACAAGCAACGGATGCGTTTTTCAAAATGGCCGAAGAAAGCAAAGAAGACCTAAATGCTTATATTGAATTTGAAAAAGATTATGTCGAGTGTAATCAAAGACTTATTCAGTTAAGACTTAGCAGCCAATGAAAGAAGTTTTCGCAGCCCAATGGGACATGTTATAATTGTCATAATATACATAGGCTAACACTTAACAGTCAAGGGGAATGAAACCAGTCTTTCATAGGATAACAGAGAGGATTGATAAAAATGGAAGAGGTAAAAGTAGGTTTCCAGCATCCTGATTATGGTATTCCATGTATCGCAATATGGGATGAGGATGGGGAAACATTGATGTTTGATATTGAAGATTACGAAGAAGCAGAGAAATGGAATCCCGCCGAAGACGTTGAAGCGGTTCGTCAATGGTGCATGAGGAACGCAATTAACTGTGACAGTGCAAATCGAGCAAATAATCACTTGGCATTCCTAGGAATTAAAGAGTGCATAGCCGATTAATCACCCTAAATAGGTTATAAAACAAGTATTTTATCTCATGAACAGGGGGATTGCCTGTGCGCTGCAAAGTGTCAAATGGGTATGCAGAAATCGGAGATATTATTTCTGTTAGTGAGTATGGTAATGCGCAATATAAAGTCACTGAGTTTGGGGACTATGAAGGCGCGCCGCAAATTAGATATCGAAGGATTTTTCCTGAGACTGGTGAATTCTATCCAGATACAATTGGATCATGGATGAGCTTAGAAGATGCTTCAACGGAGTTAAGATTGGTTAGCCAAAAGAAAAAGTTTAGTCTTCGTAATTGGATTAGTGGCAGATGAAAACGGCATTTTATTTAGGATTTTTCTCTAATGAATTCTACATACACATTGTGGACTAGATTAAGATGCCAAAGGATATAAAATAAAACCAATGATGTAACTTCAAATAAATAATGGTTTTGGTCGAACTAAAAGTATAACATTTGTGGGTTTATGTTTATTCAATAATTCATACATTCTAAACCTTCCAAATGGGTTAGCAGAATGAATAACAATCTTTTTTGGATATGTTCTGTTCTGCACCATGTATCTAACGACTTCATAACCAGATGGTTTGCCAAAGCCTAGATCATGGTCTAATGACAATGTGTTTACCTTATACTTGGTTATAATCTTAATACATTCATCTACTGTCTGAACATATTTATATCCTTTTGGGCATGGACGAAGATCGTCCAAAAACACATTAATCATAAGTTAATCACCTACAATGGAAGGTAAGATATCCTGTTATTTTATGAAGTGAGCATAATGATTGATTGGACACATCGACAAAAAAGTAATTAAATAAAAAGTATAAATAAAAAGTGTATTTCATGTGGTGAACTAGGAGTTGAAATTGATGAATAATTTGTTATGTAAATTGTCTGGACATTCACTTGATTTCTCAAAAGTTGTTGGACGACTATCAAAAACAAATTTAGTGAAATACAGATGTGTGCGATGCAACAAAATAGTTGTGTGTAGATGAAATGTATCTTTCATTATGGAGGAGTGATGAAAAATGAATCATTATAAATGGTTAGAGGAAAATCTTCCGACATTTTTTGAAAAGATGGGAATAAATCCTGAATACTCTCACGGCGTCATAGCGGCTCATGGTGATAAATGTGAAATGGCAAGAACATTGTTTAAAAGAAATGGATTAAAATACTGTCATGGGGTAGCCATCTATCTTTTACTAAGTTTTGAGCCATATGCTAATCAAGTACGACAAACAGTAAATGGTTGGATTGATCCATTTGAGTGGATTGTTAATAACAAAGATAAATTCGAGCCTTACTTGTCTTAACCCAAATAACATTAATAAATAAAAAAATCTACATTTTATTCGATAACAGAGGAGGAGCAAACAACATGAAATCTTTGGTTGGGTATAATGTTAAAGTTGAAACATCCAGACAGAATTATAGCGGAGTTGTAGTTGGTCATTTATTCCAGTCCAGTAAAGTAGATGTGAAGATTACAGAAGTAATCAAAGGAAATAAGAAAGTAGGAAAAGTCGCTCGGTTCTCAATGGATCAAATTACAACGGTTTCGGCATAAAATTTGCATTTTAACGGGAGGGAAGGGGTTAAAATGATTAATCTGTATGTTGACGATCTTCGTGATTGTCCTGAAGGCTTCGTTGTTGCTCGTACATATGAAGAAGCAATTAACCTTGTGGAAAATAACGAAATTGAAATCCTTACACTTGATCATGACCTTGGAGAAGACGCCAATGGCAAGGAACTTCCCAATGGATATGACTTCGTTAAATGGTTCTGTGAAAACGGTAAACGAGCAAACAAAATTTATCTTCATACCGACAACCCTGTGGGTCGCAATAATATGTATGAAACGCTTCTCGCTGCTCAAAGAAGAGGTTTTATTGATGAAGATATTGAAATTTATCATTATCCGATTACGGCAAACAAATATTCTGGGCAATGAAATATCTATTTCATTAGGAGGACTAACGAATGGTTGAAAAGAAAGATTTCGAATTATTCACTAAAACATATCTTGCAGCAGGAGAAATGTTTGATTATGACGGGGATTCTTATGTTACGATTTCTATTCTGGAAGTAAGAAGCAATTGGGAAGGAAAATGCATCATCACAGCACTTGTTGTTAAGCAATAAAATGTCCATTTTAATTGGAGGAGTAAACGAAGATGAGATATCCTACTTTATACGATAAGGATCAGATTGAATCAATTGTGTATCGACTTGTGGGCTACTGGAACAACGATAACTATGTACAATTTGTTAAACAATCAAATGAACTTTATGAGAAATACGGAGAGTTTCAAGCAGATGAGTTGATGAAAAAGATTAAGCAACAAATAAAATAATTGTTTTATTAACTAAAAGGAGTGAAAATAAATGAATATATGTAATGTGTATATAAATGTGTCTACTTCATTGATTGGAACATGTGATGTGGAAGTATTTTATCATGATCCAGTATGTGATGAATGGGATATAGATGAGGATTTAACAAAGAAAAATTTGAATTCGAGAACTGAAGCTGATTTATACATCAATGAACTTTGGCAGCAAGACGACATAACTATCCGAATTCAGGATGTTAGATATTTTTAAAAGGAGGAGCAAGAAATGAGCCAACTTTACCTATCTAAACCAAGAGGCGATAACAAACATCGTCTGTGGTTCAAATCCGAAGATCCTAAGAAGGTGAGCGAGTTTAAAGTGGCATGCTTCATGAAAATGGATATTGTTAAAGTCCAACCAATTCACCATACGGATTCGAAGGATTTTCAAGTATTCGAATTTTGGAATGGAACATTCGATGAAATCGTTACAGAGTGTCAGAAGGTTGCTCGTATTCTAAATATAGAATTAATATAGGTATATCTTTGACCTTTAATTATGCTTATGCTGATTTTAATATAAATGCATCGGAAGTATCTGAGTCATAAAAGGAGAAGTTACTTTCTGGGCGGATAAAATCCAAACAGGAGGCTTGGTTTGTATGTGGTTCAAGAAGAAAGAGGAGAGTTATCTTATTGATTTAGTCAAAGAACGAGATGGGTATGTTGTGCGTAATCCATCGAACGGAGTAACAGTAAGATGCACAGAGAAATTTCTAGAATCATGGAAAGCAAGAGGTTTTGAAGTGATTTACGCAGGGAAAATAAAGCTTATAGAATGACGGTGGAGGCGAAAGCCTCTTTTTTGTTGTAATATTCTCAATGTGCGATTTTAAGAAATAAAAGAGCCGTTTTATTTACCGGCTCCTAGAAGTGTGTCCATATATTTATACCGCTCTCTTGACGTCATTGTTAACAATCTCTTCAATATTGAAAATCAAAACTTTACTATACTCTTTTTGATAATACTCGAGTTGCTTCATCATTTTTTCTTCTGAGGTGTGTACTTCTCCAAACACGTATCCAATTGTATTACCGGCTCTAGCAATTAACCAGTTTTCTACTTGAACATGATCCCCGTATACTATTCCCCATAGATCTAAAATTCTTTCGAAACCAATTGCAAACTTTTTACTTGTCACTATCTTTGCCTCCAATTTGTATTGCATATTGTTAGTATACATTAAGAACAAGTGTTCTGGTTGAATGTAAATAATGTCCGAAATGTCGTATGTGTACGATGAAAAATGTGGTTTCATAAATCAATTTAATAAATAAATATACATAATAATAATGTTGTTATTGCGGTGTAATAGGTGTATAATATTAGTAAGTGGAAATAAGGAGGATTGAACAGAATGGCTTGGGAGTTTGTGAAAACAAACATTGTAGGGTATGGTCGGCTGCTTGATCCAAAGGGAAAGGAATATAATGTTCAATACAATAATGAAGGAAATATAGAAGTTACAACGATTAAGCGTAATACAATAGTAAAAATTCCTCAGAAGGTACATAGAATGATTACCGAAAAAGTCTATAATACATGAGTGGATAAAAGGGTTATTTCAATTGGTTAATAAAGTTGGTTTGAATAAATTATTGGAGGCGTTTATTGTAATATGATAACTAACAATCGTAACGAGATAGTGCAAAAATCCTTTCAATTGCAAGTTAGACTTTCTAAAATGGCTAAAGAGGATAATCAGAATGAATTATTAAAAGCTTTACATAGCAATCATAACCAATTAAGACTTGATTATCGAATGAAAAGAATTTCATTTGAACAATTTCACGATGGATTTTTGTTAGTTAGCAATACTCTTGGTGAGATAGACAGGATTAGCACGGAGATACTAATGGATGCAGTTGAAAAGTTAGGACAGATGTCTTTATTGCATGGACGTCAAAATGTGGGGATAAAATGACTGTTTCATCATCTTCAATGCTTCAGGAGGATTACATATGGCAAAAGCAAAAATACCAAAGCGGACAACTCGAGATGAATTTGTAATGGAAGAATTAGGGGACCAAATATCTGAAGCATTTAACGAAAAATCGGAAGTTCTTTTGACCATATGGGGATGGGAGCAACAATTGCGCGGAACGATAGTGCATTTAGATTCTCGAACAGGTAAGGTTCACGTTCAGAAACAGAATGAAACTGTTAAAGTTCCTTTCATGGATATTATGCAATTGGATTATCCGAGAGATTAGAATCGAACAGTTTTTTCGGGATCAATGAGGGGAGTTACAATGAAATACATAATGCCAACATCCGACTGGATAAACTCGCTTAATATTGGTGATACAGTACTTGAAGTAACGACACCAAGAATCGGAGAAGATGCGTTAATAAAAGAAGTTAGAGTTAAATCTATATCGAAAACCGGAATAATTTCAGTTGAAGGAAGCAGCAACACTTTCAAAGATGGATATCGGAGAGGGTTTCAACACTCTGGAAACTGTTGGCTTCAACCGATATCATAAAGGAGAAGAAGAAATGAAAGTTCCAGCACATATTAAGGAATGTATAAGAAAAAATGCAAAAGCCAATGATATTGCGAGAAAAACAGATGATGTGATACGTGATTGGTGACTGAAGAAGAATATTTGCAATGACTCAATCATAGACCAACTAATCGATTGTTGTGACAATACAAATAATCCTGAAAGTTTCATATTGTTTTTAGAGAATGAAGCTTCTTTTTTTGAAGGAAACGATGATGAGTATTTAGAGAATTGAAATTAATTGATTTCTTAGCGAAATAGAGAAGGAGAGTATTATGAAAGAGTTTTTGATTTGATTCAAAAGGCAAAAGGGGATTAGTATGAACTTTCTTGAACAGTTGGCGAATGAGTGGTACTCGTATACGGATCATTTTGTTCGCAATAATATTAAGTTTGATAAGCGTCCAAATGGAGGCTACAATGGAGAAATTGATGTAATAGCATTTAATTATAAGGAAAATCAACTAATTCACATTGAAGCTTCTATGGATGCTAATCAAAATGAAAAACGAGTTATTGGCTTCAATAAGAAATTCCGTTTAACATTAGGGGAATACAACGAACTGTTGAAAACCGAGGCTACGAATATAAAGAAAATTGCAATAGTAGGCATATCGAAAACAGCAATTGATTTTGGAAACGGAATTCAGCATATTACTGTACCTGATTTTGTAAACAATATAACGAATAGAATTAAGAACATTGATCCAATGAAAGCAGCAATTCCAGAAGGCTTCCCGTTGATGAGAGCAATCCAATTTTCAAATTATTATATAAATAAAACAAAGGATGAAATTATCGTTAGGCAATGAAATGGTTATTTTATGAATCGAGAAAGGACTATAGAAAGGGGGAAATAAGTTGTCTTACAATTTTAACAGAATAATCAGGTATGTAGCTGGAAATATTGTATTACATTATGATAAGAGGTCTGATAAAAAACGTCCCTATCTAATAATTTCTAACAATTCTGCGGCGATTGACGGGTACTCTGATTATATCGTTCTACCGATCACGTCAAAAAATAAGCGAAAGAAGAAATTTATGATTGAAGTAGATCATGAATCTTGTGGACTAAAAGAACCAAGTTTCATAAAGGGCAATAAACCTGATGTTATAACTCAGGATGGAATAATTAAATTGATCGGAAATGTTGACTCTGTAATATTGGAACAATCTAAAGAAGCCCTTGAAGATTGCATTAAAGACGAATCAATGAGCAGATACAAGGAGTCCTTTATGTACTGGATTAAAGCCTATAATGTTGCATACAGGTTGTCCTACACATTATCGGATGCAACAAATGGTATGAAGGATGAATTCCACACCTCGATAGGCAGATTTATTTTTGAGAATAAGTCAGTTTTAAAAATATCTTTGAATCCTGAATATCTCGATATATTAAAAATAAGAATTGAATAAAATGGTTCTTTTAATGGGAGGTTGAATTGAATAATGATGAAACACGATTTCATTAAGCAAGTTTTCACTAAGATCGAATCCAAAGGATTTACGGTATTTGAAGGGGAACAAAAATCTGAGGCAGTGCATGTAAAGGTTCTACATAATCAAACGGCTCACTCGTATGATTTAAAACTCCAATTTAAGAATGATAACTACGATGGTTTTGAATTGGGTGGAGATCAGGAAGTTGAGCATGTAACTCGAAAAAATTACGAAACCTTTGATATAATGAATCAGATCGAATCGTCTATAAGGGAAGTTTTGTTTCGACGATAATAGGCATGTTATTTCTTAAAAATTTGGACGTGATTCAGTGAGTAAATGCAATTATATATCTTTAAAAGATTTAATTAAAAAACTCATTCTCGATTCTCACGATGATGGTTATGTGCTTCTGTACGATGGTGTTGAATGTATTGTACGTAGTTTTGATCGATTTATTTTAGATTATTGTGTAGACAAAGACTATTTCGCTCCATACTTCAGTTATTATATTGCCGAAGACACAAAATACTTTGATGATTTTAAATGGAGATATGTATAAATAAAAAACCATGCTGCTTAAACGGCATGGTTTTGGTTTGTTCCATCGAGAATCCCAAGTTTACGGGCATTTTCAATTATTTTGAGCATGTTTTTAAAATCTTCATTTATCTTGATTTCCGGCTTATTTTCTAATTTTATCGTTAGTTCTTCATTTTCTTTTCTCAATTTATCGATTACATGCTCCATCAATTGTAAGGCTTCAAGAATGTCTGAGATGGGGATGAAATTGTTTTCAGTTACTGTTGGAATAGGATCTGCTTTAATTTTCGGTTTAACCGCAACAGTATTTTTTCGTTCCATTTTTGCCTCTTTAATCTCTTTCTCATAACGTTTTCTTACTTCGCTATTCCATCTGAACCCAGCTGCTGCCGAAGTCCTTTCGAGGCGTTCTGCGACCTCCAAAAATGCCTTTAATTGTGTACTGCCATCTCTTATATGTTGAAGTACAGTTTCAGCTAAAAGTAAGTCGTCCTCTAAAGTCCATTGATCTTTTCTTTCCAATTGTTCCACCTCAACTTTTAAGTTATTGTTATCCAGTATATTCATTTATGTGAACTATATTCATTGGGACAAAATGTAGTTGACAAAATTTAAAATAGAACAAATGTTCTATTGTGTTATAATCATTTACACTATATAATAGGTACATGGATATAAATAAATGATAATAATACTATTATACAAGGAGTCGATATTATGGCGGTTGCAATGATGGAAAGAGCATCAATTAATATTCATCAAACTAACTTTACTGCACCAAAAACAATCCATAGAGGCGATATCTATTTTGCGGATTTAGGCGATGGAAGAGGATCAATTCAAGGAGGAGTTCGGCCAGTACTTATTATTCAAAATGATATTGGAAATCGATTCAGCCCTACCGTTATCATCGCGCCTATTACAGCTCAAATTCAAAAAGCGAAGCTGCCGACTCATGTAGTGCTATCGGCAATAAAGTATGGACTCGAAAGAGATTCTGTTGTACTGTTTGAGCAAATACAGACAATAAATAAGTCCGAACTTGGTGATAAGATTGCGCATATCAGTAGCCGAGACATGAAGGAGATCATTCAAAGTGCAATGCAGATTAGTATTGGTTTGGTCCACTAATAAAAAGGGATTGATCTGATATGTCGAGGATAACTTAGCCTGATTGGTGTATGACACTGGTCAGGCTAAAATTATAAAACAGGAAATTTATAGTTGACTTAAATAAAATAAAAGTATATAATAAAATTAATCAAAATCATATTACATAAGATCAAATGAAACTATTATTTTTATTGGGTGGTGAAGAAGATGAACACAATAATTGAACTTAAGAATGTGTGGATCAATAAGTCATCAACTAAAGAAGATTTTTATTTCTGGAGTGCTCGGTATTTAAGTGGAAAGTACGGTGAGGATTATCAGAAAGCAGCGAGAGAAATTGGTGAAATGATTGTAGAACTTCAACTTACTCGAATCCAATCAAACAAGATTTGGGCAAAAGCGAAGGCGATGCATTCAAGATGAAATAATCCTTTCAATTGGGAGATGATGAAACATGGCAAAGAAACCGAAATGCAAAGTGTGTGATCGTGAAATTGACACTAGAAAATACTCGCATTATAAATTCGGCCATGACTTCGTGTGTTATGTTGAAGCCACAGAGGATTGCGTTGTTCAATACACTGGACAACATTTCAGAGAAAAGGGCGATGGATCTGGTCGTTTGAGTGGTGATGATTATGAGTAGGATAACAATCAAGGAATATAGAGCGTCCAAAGGCGGAGATTACGATTGTTATAAGTTATCTAACGGTCAAAAGTATTGGTTATGGCTAAAGGCTCCCTTTAGAGGTGGGGATGCGGCACTTGTACATATAGTTACGGACGACGACAAAGAGGTTGGGACTGTGTTCCTAGAGAAAAACATCAGCAGCGTGAGGATGGGCTTTGAGGGAACAGGTAAATTAATTGAGGTTCCGATAACAGTAATGCAAGATGTTAGGCCGAATAAGAAGTATTACTTTGATAAGATTGTAAGAAACCTATTAATAAAGGAGATGAATCATTGAGCACACTTGAACAAGCAATAATCGTCGCTGCCGATGGGCATCAAGGTCAATATGATAAAGCCGGACTACCGTACATATTCCATCCATTACGAGTAATGATGGCTTTAACCACCGAAGAAGAACAGATCGTTGGGGTATTGCACGATGTTCTAGAAGATACGGTTATTACAGAAGATAGGTTAAGGTACTTCGGATTTTCTGAATTGATTATCGAGGCTGTGAAAAGCGTGACAAGACGTGAAGGAGAAAGTTATTCAGTATTTATTCGTCGGTGTAAGGAAAATGAAATCGGTGTAAAAGTTAAGATCGTGGATCTGAAGGATAATATGAACATCTCTAGGATTCCCAATCCGTCTCAAGAAGACTTCAGACGGATTGAAAAATACAAAAAGGCACTAGCAATATTGCTTGACGAAGAATGAAACGAATCTTTTATTGAGAGAGGATGAATAAAAAAAAATGAAACTGAAATTCGTGCAAACTCCACATAATTCCATTCGGGTATGGATGCTATTCGATGAGGATCATAAAGATGTAATGATAAAATCGAGAGAATTTAACTTTTTCCAATTCATCTGAATATGGGGTGGATTTGACAAAGTGGAAAGAGACATGTTTTCGTGGGAATTACCATTGTCGATAAAAGATTATATCAAGAAAAAATTCGCCCATTACCCAGATTGCCAAATCAATATATTGTGATTAATATAAAAATGTGAGTTCAATTGAGAATGGGTGAGCTGGACGAATGAACGCTAAGGGGTATCGTCACACGTTGGATGATTTAATTAAGGCAGAAGTTAAAAAAAGAAAACAAAACATCGTTAGCAATGCTTCTGTGCAAGGAGTTATGCAGGATTTGGCTGATTACTGCAAAATAACAACTGATGCAATTTATAATTATAGAAAACATAAAGCCATTCCTCTATTAGCTATAGCTTACAGAATGGCTGAGTATTTTGGAGTAACTGTTTTGGAATTGTACCAAATCGAAAATTACGAAACAGCTTTAGGCAAAAGAAATGAACAGGGAATAGGTAGAGGGAGGAAAAAAGAAGATTATAATAAGAATTGCAGAGAATGTGGTGAAATTGGTTATGCGAAAGGCTTTTGTTTGAAGCACTATCAACAGCACAGAAGATTCAAATTAAATAAATTATGATTCAAGTTGCGTCTATTATCAAAAATGCTAACAGAAGACGAACTAAATAAAATGAATATTTTAATGGGAGATGAAAAAATGACAAAGCAAAATTATACACTGAAAAACGGTAAGTCAATAACTGTAGGTACTCAAAACTTCATAAATGGAACTATTCCAGTAATTATCAATGGGAATATGAAAATGAATCATACTATGGTTCAGGATTCAAATGGAGACCTAGGATTTTGGTGTGACGGTGAGTTTGTATATTTTAGAGATTTAAGCAGTCAATGAATGGATTCTTTTATAATCCAAGTGGAGGAGATATAGAATGTCTGAGAAAAACCCTTTAATTAGTCTATATGGCGATGATGCATTTAACTTAGTTTTAATAGAAGTGAAAGAGTTAGCAGTAAATTCAAATATTCCATTCGATAAAAAGTATGTTGATTTAGGAATATCATTCTTGATGATGAAGGCTAAGGATGCAATTGAAGGAAAGAGGAAGCGAGGTAGTTTACGCCAGTTAGTATGCGAAAGTTTCGGAGAAGCTGCTATGTTCAAATACAATGTTAATGATGGAGTATTATAAGAGCAAATGAAAGAAGTATTTTAAGAGGTGATGAAACGAAAAATGAAAAACGTAAAAGAAATGAATCCTGCTGAACTTATTGATGAATTAGAGACACTTACATTGAAACGATGGAATGCAAACTACACAGAAGGCTATAGACTTGATAATCGGTTAAGAGAACTTAGAATTGAAATGATGGAGAGAATGAAATAAGTCATTTATTTGGAAAGGTGAGTTATAAATATGAATGTTTACAAAAGCCTTGGAGAAATTGTGAGTGATTATAATGCGGGTGTCTACAAGAGTACGCTGCCTTATCCTACCGGCAGATTTAGAGAGGATCATGTCTTTGATGAAGACCAATCAATAAAATGGAATAAAGATGAGGTTGTAAGAAGAAATAGCGAATACGACCAGAAAAGAAATGAGTACCGTGCTGATAACAATAGATTAGATAAGTTACTCAAAGATGATGTAACTTACAACTTGATTTATGATTTTGACTTGAATCAAGAACAGGCCGAATATACTTATGACATTGCATATACTGAAAAGCATTCTAGTATGACTGACGTATTCTATTATGCGGTTGAATTAGCAGAGTATTTTGTGAAAATGAAAGTACTTGAAAGATGATAAAAGAGCGATTTTAATGGGAGGTGTGTTAGAGGATACGGATTGCCCGATTGATTTTGATTATAACAGATGCTCTTCAAAGGACTTCGGTTTGCAGTGTGATACATGTGTTCATGCTCCAGAGTTTCAAATTTATCAGCACGGTCTAATGTGGGTTGTATCAGACGATAAATACATTGCAACCGGCAAGACAAGAGATGGAGCAATTGACAACTTCATTGAACTATTAAATAAAGAGTATGCTCGGTTGAAGCAAAAGGTCGATCAGGATATTCAAGAATCAAGAACGAAGCATCGGAAACTATGGAATTACTGAGCAAATGAAAAAGCAATTTTATTTAATAAAACTATTCAATATAAATTAATGAATAAAGAGGTGCGCTGCATGACAATTATTCGTAAACGATTTATTGAACGAGACTATCTTTTTAAAAAGATCATGCTGAATAGCGAAGCAATTACGGAATCCATGGCCAATGAATTGTTGGACGACATGAAATGCCCATTTGCTGATTATACTTTTTATTTCATTCCCATTGGAGCAGGATGGAGAACGGAAATCAAAGATAACGATTCAGGAATGCTTGTGTCAGTAGCAAATATAACAGGATTTGCAAATGATTTTTATATTAAACAACTAATCGAACTTACAAAGAACAAACTCCAACAACAAATTGCGTGAGGTGGATGTGTATGAGTATAGTTGACTTCGCAAAGAACATTTTAAAGGTTCCTCTGAATTTCTACCAAGTAGAACTTCTTGAATTGCTGCAGATCAGCGGAGATAGTGCCTTTTACTCTTCGCGTCCACGCACACACGGCATGCTACTGATCCATGAGATTTACCAAAAATACAAGAACGCAGATTCAATGTAATCTTCTGATAAGGAGAGGTTGGAGTCAGTGAGATGTAATGTATTCAGAAGATTAATGGATAGAATCAAGAGACAGAAGATACATGCTTCGGTAAATCGTATATGTGAAATTCAATCAGAGGAAATAAACTTGCTGAGGGCTGAGAACCAATTGCTAAAGAGAATGATAGCAATGTTGGAGGAGGAAAATAAAAAAAAGAATAAAGACTAAGGTTACGGTTCATGTGCCAATAGTCCATAAGAGGCTCAGGTATACAAAAAGTATACGAGTATACAGTAGAATACCATTGATTTTATAAGGAGTGAAAGTATACCTTTATGTCAGATATCCAGAAGCATACGACAATTAAAGTAAACGATGACATTAAAGATCGAATCAATACTTTGGTCGAAGAGTTGGGTGCCAGTAGTCAAAAAGATGCGATGGATTATTTGTTAGGTTTACATGCAGTCAAAAGAGAAATTGAGAGCGGTAAAGAAATTCCTCGGATCACTGACATGAAGTATCACTTTGCTCGTATCGAAGGTATTTTCACTGAGTTTGTACTAACATCAAGAGACCGTGAGGTTTTTGATGCTGAGACCATTAGTATACTGAAACAAACTATAGAAGATCAAAAGATCCAACTGTATGACAAGTCGATTGAGAATAGTAGTCTGAGAGAAAATTATGATCAATCTATGCAAGAGTTGACTACTAGGCACGAAAATGAAATATCTGTTTACTCTGCTGAATTTGACAGAGTAAAAGGTGTAAGTGCTCTTGTTAAAGAAAATACAGCCAAAGAACTTAAACAGATGGAGCAGCTGGTCGAGCAGTATAAGGAGTCAAAAGAGCAAGCTGAGAAGTTAGTCAAGTTAGCACAAGAAGCAAGCGAAAATGCTCAAAATAAACTTAATGAATATTCAAATAAGGTGAAGGAATATGACTTGCTTCAACAAGTGAATGAGGATCTGAAAAGCAAATTATCAGAAATTAAGAATTTGCTTAAAGGAAAAGAGTATGAATGCAAAGAAGCGATATTGGCTACCGAGAGAAAGCGTCTCGAACAGGTTGGTAAATTGCGTGAAGAGTTAGCGTCTCAAAGAGAAATATATGCTGAACTCAAGATCGAATCGTCTCGGTTAAGAGGAGCACACGATAAATAAAATAAATAACAGAATGGGAGTTACTATAAATGAAACTTGAAAAGTACCTTGAGGAAAACCATCCTGATGTGCTTGGTCAATATCGTGCATTTATTAGAAAAGATACACTTCCCAAAATCGGGGCTACTGTAAAGACCATTCGAGGTGGATTTGGTGACTGGAAGGGTGGACGGCATCTTAGAGTTGTAGGTTATGGATATAAGGGAGAGAAAAGTGGTGGCGCGTCATGGGGAGATAACTTCATCGTCTTAAGAGGGGATAGTCGGAAGGATGAGTACCTTTCAAGAATGGACGAATGGTGGAATGACTTTGTTATTGTGAATGAATGAAATCACTATTTCATCGGAGGAATATGATGGAACAAATTAGCAAATACCACTATAAAACTTACGTAGGTTTCAAAGAGGATAATGGATATAGAATGAGTTGGAATTCAAGTCATCCAGATCTTGAGCCAACAGAAACATTCAGTTTAGGTTATACAGATGTTTATTGTGTCTATTGTTGTGGTCAAGCGTATCCAATTCAAGCAGGACTAAAAGGAGTTGTATACGGCTACACCAAAAACTATGATGTGACCGGTTATACATGTATCTGTGAAGCAGCCGAGAATGAAAAGTTACAAAGAAAAGAATTGAAGGAGTTACAAGAAAGACATAAAAAAGAAGAATTAGAACTGATGAGAAAGTTTCAACCACTTCTAAAGCAGGATAAACGGAAACGTCTTGAATTGAAGCATAAACGAGAATTGTATGAGCTTGAAAATGATGAGAAATACGAAAGACAGATGTCGTTGAGAAGTAATGAAGTAGTTAGGAAATAAAATCGGTATTTTATCGAGAGGTGATAATGAAAATGAGTGATGAACAGGTGGCGTCACTATATAAATTTTATGTTAAAGAGACGATACGGTTGCTCAACATTAAATGTAGAACCAAAAATAGAAGAATTAAATTTAAACTATTTGCAAGGATTATGAAATTAAAAGATAAATATGATTGGACTTATGATGAGATTTATAGACGTAGACTATTACAATTCAAATGAAATTTGTGTTTCATCTTACGATTTAAAATAAAATAAACCAAAGGGAGAACTAGTAAATGGAATTTAAACAATTCAAAGAAATGCTGCAAACAAATTTTCAACAAATGTCGAAAGAAGTAACACACTTATTTGAAGTGAACTTGGATAAGGATGAACTCTGGAACTTGTACTTAGACAGTTTTCCAGATGGAACTAATTTGATTTTCAGAGAACGAAGAGAATATGACTGTTCTTGCTGTAGACAATTTGTAAAAAATATTGGCAATGCGGTTGTGATCAAGAACAATAAAGTAACGACCATCTGGGATTTCGAGACGGATGATGTTAAATTTCAACCTGTTCTTGATGCGCTATCATCGTTTGTCAAATCTAAAGTTGTTTCTGACGTATACATTAGCAAATTTAAGAAAATGGGAACAGATAAAAATTTCGAAGAGGTTAACGGTGGTGCAAAGGAATGGCAACATCTTTATCTTGAACTACCTGATAAGTATGTAGATAAAAGTTCGCGTTCTGAGGGTGACATTAAGGGAACTTACCGTGACACGAGAAACGTCTTCAAAAGATCCTTAGATGAAATTACTGAAGAAAGTCTTCTGACCGTGTTGGAACTCATTTCACAAAACTCGCTCTATAAGGGTGAAGAGTGGAAAGCAGCGTTAACAGAGTTCCACAAGCATAAAAAAGAATACGATAAACTCCAGACACAACAAGAGAAGTCAAATTATGCTTGGGAGCAATCCGTAAAAGTTGGTGGCGCTATTGGCAGAATCCGAAACCATAGCATGGGCACATTGTTGATTAACCTGAGCGAAGGAATGGATCTTGATACAGCCGTCAGGAAGTATGAAGTAATTGTTGCTCCGTCCAATTACAAAAGACCGAAAGCAATCTTTACTAAGAAAATGTTGGATGATGCAAAAGAAACATTGCAACAACTTGGATATATGAATTCTCTTAATCGGCGTTTTGCCACTCTCGACGATATTACAGTGAATAATATCCTTTTCTCCAACAAAGATTCTGCGAAGCGAATTAGCGGCTCCGACGTGTTCGATGAAATGTTGGGCGAAGTTGCTATTAATCCGAAGAAATTTTCTAAAGTTGAAGAGATCCCGATTGAAGCATTTATCAAAGAAGTGCTGCCGACATCTAAGGAAGTCGAGGTTTTCCTAGAAAACAAACACTCTAACAACATGGTTTCCTTGATTGCTCCAGAGAATAGGGATGATAAAACTATGTTTAAATGGGGAAACGGTTTTAGTTGGGCATACTCTGGAAACATTACCGACAGTGCAATGAAAGAGCGAGTGAAGTCGGCAGGTGGCAATGTAGAAGGTGTATTGCGGTTCTCGATTCAATGGAATGACGGAAATTTCAACGGTAATGATTTCGACGCTCACTGTATCGAGCCAAGTGGCAATCAAATTTATTACGGTAGCAAGAAAAACTGGGCCACTACTGGTGAATTGGATGTAGATATCATTCGTCCCGAAAGAAGCAAGCCAGCAGTTGAAAATATTACATGGACAAATAGAGATAAGATGGCAAAGGGAACTTATAAATTCTTTGTTCACTGCTACTCTAACAATGGCGGTCGGGATGGATTTAAGGCAGAGATCGAGTTCGGTGGACAAATTTATTCGTTTGAATACAACAAAGAACTTCGTCAAGGTGAGAAGGTGCATGTTGCAGAAGTTAATTTCGATCAAGATGGGTTTACAGTTAATGAAAAACTGCCTTCCAATGTATCATCTCGCGACATTTGGAATGTAAAATCGAATCAATTTGTTCCGGTTTCGGTCGTCATGTATTCGCCTAACTAGGGCTTGCTGAACAAAGTTTTCTCGAGCTAAGCCCAACGAACATTTCCGTAAACCAAGAATCTGAAAAAAAGAAAAAAGAGAGCCCGTAGTCGGCGCTCCAAGTTCATGACCAAGAATTGGAGGGTGATTACGGTTTGACTGGAATCGGATCGGCGTGTTCGAATAAGACCAAGCCCAAATCGACGTTTGCCTTCTCCGAATTTCCCTTCGATGGCATTTCGATCTGCAGCGTCTTGGCGTTCTTGCTTTCGATGATCCTGTTCCTGATTCACTTTTGTGGGTCTACCTAGCTTGGGACCACTTAGCCGAATTCCTAGTGCCTTGCAATAGTTTAAGTTTTCTCGGTTTCGGTAGATCTTATCGGCCAAGATGACAGCTGGATAGTAGCCATGACGCTCTTTGTATGCTTCAACCGATCCCTGTAATGTGGTCGACTCATTAAAATTATCCCATTGCATCGTTTCGATCCAAGTGTATCCGCCCACCAAACTGGCCGCAACCTTGGCACCAAATTCAACTGGTGTTCCTGCTTTTCCCCGGACGATGGGGCGTACATGAGGCTGCTCGATGCTCACGATACGATCCGCGACGGAATGGGTTTGGTTTTTCATCATCTCGCTCTGTTGCCGAACCAGTTCATGGATGACAAGGAGGTGGTGATAGTGGGTTTTGCTGAGTACGGTGAGCGGTGTGTGTTCGAGCAGCTTTTCGATGATTCGCAAGTCTCTACCCACATAGGAAAGCTGCTTCTTGACTGCTTTTTTAATTGTCTTCCCTTTCACTTTGCGCTGCTTGGATACGTTCAGAAAAGCTTTTCGAGCTTCCTCACGATAGGTCCGTGGCTTTTCCATTTGGCCGATGTGCGGTTGGTGCAGGGTATCGATGATACGTTCTAGGATCTCTCGAGCATGATTCAGCAAGCCCAAGTCCGTCGGATACTTGATGTCAGCTGGCGCACACGTCGCATCCAGCATTAACGTTCCCAGGTTGGTTTCGTTCTCACCGGACTTTGGTGGTAAGACTTTGAGTGTTTTCATCGGTTTCCGCACTTTTTTTAGAGGGGATTCGGCCACCTCTGGAACCGTAAGGGCGTCTCCAACCTCCAACGTCAATTGACCGCTGTCAGGATCGTCATCGTCCTTGTCCTTACTGGCCTTTTCTTGGCGTTGGGCAGCAGCTTCTTGCTCGGCTTTCAAACCTTCCTTGGCAATCACATCATTGACTTCGGCCAGAACATCGGCACCCAAACGCACTCGAAAATGAGTCATGAGGGAATGATGGAACGGCTCTTGATCGATATAACCCACATACCCAAGGAAGAACTGAAGGTATGGATTTTCCATGATCTGCAGGGTTGTTTCCCGATCACTCAAACCAAGTCTTTCCTTGATGATCAACGCTCCAAGTGCGATTCGAACCGAATACGCTTCTTGACCTAGGAGTGGTGACCTGAACGAATCGGTATACTTCTCTTCCACCTTGTCCCACGGGATCATCTTGGCAAGTTGAACCCAACGATTATTAGGATTCAGTTTCCCACCGAAAGGCAGATGGAAATCTTCTATAAGTTTTGGCGTACTTTCACTCATTTTAAACATTATTTATTCACTCCGTATGCAAGGTTTTTGGCCGATTTCCGTCTTTTTCCTTGCATATAAATTCGACAGAATGAGCTCAAACCCCTTGTGGGAGTAAGAAATTATATTTGTTCAGCAAGCCCTAACTATTGGGATGAGCAGCATGGCATTGGACATAAGCATTATTTCTTCATGTTGAAAGATTGCGTTAATCCTGAAAATCCAAATGGATTTTATAATGAATTCTTGAAGGAGGAGTTAGTTCAACACAAACGAGTATTTGAAGCGTTGGGCGGCAAGATGGCAGTTAAAGATGTAGATGATCAATTGTCAGGCGTTGGATTCTCTTCGACAAAACGAAATGAGCTATTGGTAAAAGTAAAAGGGCAAACCGAACGAGTATTGCAAATTAAATTCTAAATTAAACTAAGGAGATGTTTTAGATTATGACAAATGCAAATATGTTTGAGGTAGCAGTTCGGACTAAGATGCGGTTTACGTTTAAAGGCGTAATTTCTGTAGAGGATCTGTGGGATTTGTCGGTTGAGAATTTGGATGCAATTTTCAAAACACTCAATTCGCAACTGAAGCAAGTAAAAGAAGAAAGTTTATTGAGCACAAAAACGAAAGAAGACAAAGAACTGGACGTAAAAATCGAAATCGTAAAATACATTGTTAACGTGAAATTGGAAGAGCGAGATAAGCAGCAAAAAGCGAAAGAGCAAAAGGAAAAGAAGCAGAAGATTCTTGAGCTAATCTCTAACAAACAAGATGAAGCCTTGCAAAATAAATCCGTTGAAGAACTTCAAGCAATGCTTAACGAATTGGATAACTAAGTGATGGAAAGTGGGTGGTGGTTTCTTACCACTGCCCCATGAAACTCGTCATTCGAGGGAAAAGGAGAATAAAAAATGACAAAAGATGAATGTAAACAAAAATATTGCGAGTTTATTGATTCACTGACTACAGAAGAATTTCAAAGATATTTAGATGATGATGACGAATATCCTGATTTCTTTTATGGGCTACACTCAAATGTTGAAGACCTAGCTACTGTACTTGTAAGAGAAATAGATAATAACAAAAGACCAATAGAGATCATCTTATATCCTAAAAATATTCATGGTGAGTTAGAGTTTGCAATTGATATTTGGCACAAATATGAAAGCAAATAAAATTCGTAATTCATAGGAGGAGTTTAAATGAATAAACAATATCAAAAAATCGAATTTACGTGGGGCGGAAATATAGAAACGGCGGTTAATAAATTACTGAGTTTTAAAGAGAAAGGAATTCTTGCTTGCGGTGAGTTTAACGGAGTAACCCTGTATTCTGACACGGTTACAATGGACGGAGCATACAATTCGATTATAGGGCAGACCAAAAGCGAATTTGATGAGTCGCAAAGAAAATGGAGAGAAGACCATGAGCGCAGAGAAAAAGAGTTCAAAGAGAGCATTCCGACGCTAAGTGAAGAGTGGATGATTAAAGGTAAAGAAGTGTTGTCTGAGGATAAATGGGAACTATGGGATCGAATTGTTCCAGTTAGGCTTAATGATTTGTATCGTGGGATGGAGTTGGGATGTTGCTTAGACATTGTAAAAATTCTAAACAATGATGGTAGTCTCGATGAGGCGAAAAAGGCAATCGAAGATCAAAATCATTCGGGAATGTCTTTTGGATTGGTCTGCTCTATGGTCAGAGAGTTTAGTGACCGAGGAAATGAATTCGTAAGTTACGTCAGGTAAGGTTATCAAATAAAATCCGCATTTTATAAAATAAAAATATAGAGTATTAATTAAATTTGATTAAGAATACCTCTTATACATAACATATCAGTCACCTTAGAGAATGACAAAAAAATCAAAGAGGTGATTTTTATTGGACGGTATTTATTGGAGAAAATGATTGGCTACGATCCGAACACTAAAGTTGAAACTTGGCAAAAGGTAATGGAGAGCGATGATTTGGATACTCTAAAAGAATTTCTTGGTAATAATTATCGAATCATTGATCGTGCAACCGGCGGATATGGAAGAGAAATATTTAGGAGTGAGTTAGAGTAACAAAAATCCTGCTGATGAGATTCAGCAGGATGTACATAATTCTAGGATTCTTCTACATCGTCGAATGATATAAATGTATCTAGAACTTCGAATGTTACATTATCCTCAACTTCGGTAGCATTTAGATAATCATAGTTTATCATTGCTTGATTTAACGCTTCTTCGGGTGAATTTGCTGGGATTCGAAGTGTTATGTATTTCGTATAAGTTCCGTAAACAATGTACTCTTCCACTGATTATTCGCTCCTTTTGTGTCCTTGTGTCCTTTGATTGTTATATTAATCTAAATGTGTCCTTGTGTCAATATTTTCTTGGAAACGAGGACACGAAATGATATAATGTAGATAATCGGAGGTTGATTAGAAATGTACAACAAAGACACTCTTGGCGAAATTTTAACAGAATACAGGGAACAGAATGGGTTAGGGCTTCGGGAAGCAGCAGAAAAGATCGGGATCAGTTATTCATATTTAGGTAAGATTGAAAGGCAAGATGTTAGACCACCTAAAGAGACTGTAATCAAAATTGCTGAAACATTGGGACTTTCAGTATATAGGCTACTAAATTCATCCGGATATGTAGTAGACATTTTGAAGGATGTTCGCACGGTTGATCTAAATTTAACTCATGTTGAGCTTCTTGAAGTATTGGAAAAACATAGAATTTATGCCACTATGTATTTAAGACAAGAGGTTTATAAAGTAGAGCCAAATTATCGAAAGTTTTGCGACAAAATAAATTTTGAATATGAGAGATTCTATGACATTACTACAAATGAAAGATATACTACATTGCACGAGGCAGCGACTTTATGTCTTTTTTTAAATGTTAATTTTAGCGATGTATTTCAAATAAAAAAAGTAAATTATGACGTTAAATTTATTGGCATGCAAAAAGAAGAAGACGTAGCACTTCAATGTCACATGATGATAGAGAAATTCAAAATTAAAAGTCGTGAGAAAAAAAATGAGAGTTCAGATGAGATTGCGGTAACTGCAGAAAATGATAACTCAAGAAAGATTAATTTTTCAACTCATGCAATTTCTCAAGAGTTAATTAATTCAGATATGAAGAAGTATCTGCTAGATATTAATGATGATGAACTTTATTACTTAGTTCGACAACTTCAGTTATATCGACAGTTAAGATTGAAAATAGGTAAATAAAATCCTGATTTCATACTAACAATAAAAGGAGAATGAAAAAATGACAGAGTTAATTAGTTATCCAGAACACGAAAAATTGAAAAAGGTAAGAGATAAATCACAAGCGATTGGAGAATTCCTTGTGTGGCTACAAGAAAGATATACGCTCTGTAGTTATTTACCTGTCAGTACCAGATTGACCGAGGAGGGGCATATTGAGATTGTAGAAGATGAACGCGCCAGACATCCTTTCCATGTGCCCGTAACAAAAAATATCGAAGACTACTTATCCGATTATTTTGGAATCGATCAAGAGAAATTGGAAAAAGAAAAACGTCAAGCGTTAGCGGCACTAAGGCAATAAAACACGGAATTTATTGGGAAAGGAAGAGAATACAAAATGAATGGTGCAGAAGTCCAAATCAGAGACAAAACATCCAGATTTGATGGGATGGTTGGAAGGATTGTGAAAGTCCAGAAGACACTGCAAGGAAACGATCTTTATATAGTAGCAATGAATCCATTCATCTCTGAGTCATTCTTTCCTGATGAAGTGTTTGTTTTAGATGATCCAATAAAAAACTGATTTTATGGGGAGGAATCAGAATGTTAACGATTGAGGCACTTGTTAATAAAGGATTTAATCGGACAGTGTATGAGGATCAAACTGGAAAACCAGTTTTTTATACTAGAGAATTTAACGAGTTAAGCGATGTTAAAAGGTTACATAAATACTTGGGGGAAAGTATTGGTGAGTTTGATTTTGATTACGATGGACTTCGTTGTGTGGTTGAAATTGTAGAGGATTTAAGTGAAGGCCAGTACCTATTTACGGAGAAAAAAATTGAATTCGGATATAGTACTCACGACAGACTTTCGACAGAAGATTTTCAACAATTGTTAGATATTTTGTAAAGTGATAAAACGGAGATTTCATTCGAATACAAAGGAGTGATTAATGTGAAGTTAATGGAAGTATCTCTAGCCTTAGTTGTTAAGCTGGTTATGCAGGACTTGGATAACTATATAGAAGGAAAAGAAGAATACTTAACAACTAATATCAGAGATGATATTGATCATTGGTTCGAATGGGCTGTATCTGATGATGTTACAGATAAAGAGAAAGAGATAATACTAAACGAACTTCACGAATGTCTTAACGATATGCGAGTGTGGGCTGAAGATGAGGAAGAGTACAGTGAAATCTTGAACAAAATTAATAGGTATTTTGAAGAGAAATTAGAGAACTCAGAAGAAGTAGGTGTGTTTAAAGATATTGTTATCAATTACTACAAAGAACAAATAGCAGAAGAATGGAATATCTGAGAATAAAAGATTGGTTTCATGGGGAGTGGATGATTTGGAGGAATTATTGGCTGTAATCGAGCGATACAAAGAAACATTTAAGCGAAAAGAAAGATTGCTTAAACCATATCGTGATAAAAAAGAACGACAGAAGATTTACTTATAAATGAATCAATCTCAATGTTAATTTTGGAGGCCGAAATACGTCAATTGAAAGAAATCATCGAGGATCTTGAACATGTTGTTAGCAGATAAAAGACTCGTTTCATGGGGAGGGTGAATAGCTTGAGGAGTAAGGTGCCAACTAATATTAAAGAGGCAATCAGAAAAGCAGCGAAATATAATGCTAAGGCAAAACAGTATGAGGATATTGTTGAACGTTGGTTTGCAGCAAATGGAGTTGAAGAGAATGATAGCTTCAGGGATACATTTATTGATTGTGTGCAACAAAGTCCCGATCCTGAAAGGGCAATTGAGGTTTTTGAAAGATACTTAAACTAGGAAGAGGTGATTTTCAATAAAGATTTCACATTGGGAGATGTTGCTGTTAATTTATCAGAATCAATTAGAATCCTTCCCTGTGTACAAAATACAGTGCCACAAAACACTTCTACGTACATGTCTTAAGAATGGATGGGTAGAAGAAAAGGAAAACGATACTGTTATTGTAACTGACGCAGGTCTTGAGGCGGCAATGATTGAAATAGCTCCGCTTTATGAGCGCAATAAGGCAGCACAAATCGGACAAACATTTTCAGGATAAAATACTAGTTTTATTTTGAAATAAACACAAAGGAGATGACGGCATGGCGCTTATGGAAGGGGAAAATATAGCACCAAAAACGGCTGCTGAAGCCAAAAAATTGATTGGGAAGCATGTCCGCTATTTAAGGAGTCAAGACATTGATAAATCTGGAAGAGGTTATTTCTTCCCAAGGTTCGGAATAATTTCTGAGGTTCATGGAAGAAACATATTTATGGAAAATGGAACAGATATTCAATTGAGCGAGTTGGTTGAGATGGTTGAGATTCAAGTGACTGAATGAAAGAAAGAACTGTTTTATCTGGGAGGATGAAATGGAATCGTTGAATGGACTGTTCCTAGAAAAAATGAAAATGTTAGTTCATTGCCATACTGGTCTGCCTCTAATAGAATTTGATAATGACTACTACGAAAAAACCACAATGTTTATGGGTTATAACTTTGGTGAAAAACTTATAGCATATAATCTACCAATGTACGAACTTAATAAGAGTCAAATTCCTGAATTAGCACATCTTTCATTAGAGGAGTTTTTTGAAATAGCAGTTTATCACGAAATAGGACACCATCTTGATTACATTGCAAACCCGAATAGGAAGATATACAGAGAAATGCATGTTAACGATGCGACCAATGAGTTTATTCTTGAAGGTGAACTCAATGCTTATAAATATGGTAGGGATCTTGTGCCCGACTCCCTAATAAGTTATTACGATATTTTGAACCAATTCAACATAGAGAAGTACAATGAAGTGGCAAATGAAACCTGAATTTCATTCTCAGTTTAAAAAAGAAATGAGGACTACAAATATGAAGTTTTCAAAAGAAGAATTAGAAGACATGGAAAATGCGATTGATATCGATGTGGAAACAAATAAGGCTTTCTGTCCTCGTTGTGGTACTGAAATATTAATAAGACAAGAATTTAATAAATGCCCAGATGTAGCGTGTGGGTGGAGACAGTACATGAGAAATAAAAAGACTAGCGAAAAGTATTATGGTTCTTAATTAATGGATCGAGGCTATGAAAACTGACTTTTATCAGTTGGCAAGGAGGTATTTTTAAATGGTCGCAGTGAAAGAAGCACTTTGTACCAACGATGTGATCAACATAGGAAATTCAAGAATTTCAGTTGCTTTCTACAAGGGTAGATCGTACCCAGTTTATATAGAAGACGATGGCCGAAGTATTTGGGCTTTTAATGAAAAAGGGATTGATCAGATGTTACGTGACTTTGAAACGCCGGATACCTTTTTTGACAATCATTTTAGTATCGTTGACTAAAAACATTATAGGTTGTCGGGTTGTAATCAATTTTTCAATCAATCATAACAAGATTGAAAGGTGGGCTAGTCTGAACAAACTTTTCATATTCGCATTCTCATCTGCTATAGGATCAATCGTAATGATAATACTAAATCTAATTTTCTACGGTAACACGCTGGCAACGGGTATATTAGCAGCATCAACAGCGCTAAATAGTGCAATGCTTTGGACTTTTCATAGAGAAGAAACTGTCGATGCGCTGAAGAGAATATTTTGGAGAAAATAAAACTTGCTCTTATAGAAATTCTAAGTTAAAGGGGATGTTCTTAAAGTGAATAGTTATCTCGAAAGATACATTGAAAATCTTACGGGTAGAACTTTTTTCAAAAGCGTAGTGCAAATGGAAGATAAGCTTATTATTTTCTTTTATAACTCATACCAAGAGTTTCGGGAAGACAAAAACACTACTCAGATCACTGAGGAAGATTATCAGGAGTACTTTACACAGAACACCATTGAAAAAATCTTGGTAGGTGAACCGGCGAGGATTATGAGGGAGTTTCCCTTTATTGATTCAGTAGAGATTAAAATGCCAAAATATGCAACCGAAATCAAAAGGGACCTACTGAATGAGTTTCTGGGTTTTCGAATTGAACAAACAAGTGTTTTTGATGGTACTTGGAGAAGTCAATTTTCAGATGTGTACATTTATAATAAAACCAAGCGGAAGCAATTTATTACCGAGTTCGTTAATATCGATAAAGAAGATCAATAAAAGTTCCACTTTTATCGGACGAATGGAGGGTATTGAAATTGTCCACATCATTAGTTGTTCTTCTAGTAATTTTCATTATCGTTATCTTTATTTTCGGAAAATCGAATAAGCGGCGTTTTGGACGTAGGGGATATACAAAGGGCTACAATAGAAATAGTTATGATGAAACAAGACAACAAAGAGAACAAGAAAGGACCATCAGATATTTGGAAAGGCAGCAAGAGAGAGAAGAAAGATATTCAAAGAGGCATGGCCAAAGTTATAATTTTCGGAACAATAAGTCTAAATTTGGTCAAACAAACAAGAGCAGATTTAAATAAAAGGTCAATTTCATGTGATGGGGTGATAAGATGAAGCAATCTGACTATAATCGAGCAGCAAGAAAAATTGCCAGAGCGAATGCTGCTTTATGGGATGCTATTGGTCTAATTAACGAAGCATTATCAGATCCAGTTATCAGTAAACTCCTTGAGGAACATGATAATGACAAACAAAAACTTTTTGAGAAGTTAGCTACTGCTTATGAAAAGATCAATAAGAAGTATGATGGTTTTATAGATGCTGGAATGCATGGTAGAGATATTGATGATTTTGATAATTTTACAACCAAGTTTGCGGAAGTGTTGGAAACCGAATAAAATGTCAGTTTCATTTTTTTAAGTAACAGTAAATTAAAGGAGTAGGTTTATGAAACAGACAGTAGCTTTAACCGTATTGTTGGGAATTCTCTCATTAATTATTATCGGATGCTCTACCACACAACAGACAAAACAATTTATAGAAGTTCGTGTCAATAAGGATATGGTAACTCTTAACATCGATCATATAGTAAGTATTCAACCTAACGGCGATAATGGAGCAGTTATACTAATGGATACGTCAAATGGCATGAATGGCGGACACTTGAATATATCTGAAAGTTACGATGTAATTATTAAACGATTATCCAAACAGTAAGATGAAGTAAATAAAAAATCCATTTCATTAGGTGAGAGGGGAAAAGATGAATACCAGACAGCGTTTGTTTACTACCCAATATAGGGAACTTTTGGATTGTGAGTGGAAAATTATCTTCGATCCAGTTAATTTTGAAGCGAAGATTGTTAATGAAAACGGTAAAGAAATAGATGGCGTTCCACTGAGTCTAATGTTGGGCGAAATCGACGATTACGGCAAAAGAAAGCATGAGGAAAAGAGTGATAAGATCCGCAAACAACCACTAGATGAGTTCACGAAAAAGAGATTAGAGATAGAGGATTATGTCTTAATCAAGGATGAAACGGATAGGATTGGTAGAAGGGTTTTTGAAGTCTACCATGACCAGAATGATATTTTAACGTTAGATTGTTTTTCGGTTTCAAAATCTAATAACCTCGTTTATCAGGAGTTTACTGCTCATCTGCTTGTAGATGAGGTTGAAAAAATATTACCAACATTGAATGAATTCGTTCGGAAGAAAATGAGATCTAAAGAATAATATAGATTATGAAAAGTTCATTTTATAATCTCTTAATTGGAGGCGTTGTTGAATGGAACTGGATACTAAACAAAGAGTCCTACTTGCTCTTTATACAGAATATCAAAAAGATTTGCCAGAAATGAGAAGTATCAAACCAGACGTATTAGAGTTGGAACCAGATGTATTTCATATTGCTATTATGAAACTAGAAACTGAGGGGTATATTACTGATACAACTCCAATAAGGACGTTGGGCATGAGACATCCTGCTTATCGAATTGATAGCGTAAAATTAACTAGAGACGGAATTGAATATGTAGAATCAAAATTGAATATTGATCCAACATCAAGTGGCAATGAAAAGGCAAGAGGTGTTTGGAGAAAAGTTGGTGAATGGGGATTGGAACAGTTTAAAGACGTTATTGCGAAAATAGCAGCAGAGGCGATTAAAGGGCAGTTCGATACTAAATCCTAACTAGGAGATACAATCAATGAAATACACCTATGATTACTTTAGCAGAAATCGTGAGATTACACTAAGAAAATTATTAAATATTGAAGGTTCATATTCATCCATTTCAATCCGCGAATTTTATGGAGAAGGTAAAAACCCAAATGAAAATCGCGCTATAAACTCTCTAGATCGAGGATTGTATATAATACAAAAGGGCAATTCCAGTGCTTCTGTTGATGATCTATTGAATTGTAACTTTAGTGATATTTTAAAAATAAGGAATGCTGGTAAGGGCTCTCATATAATTATTTTGAATGGAATTCTCGATTATTTTAAACTTGGGAAAATTATCGATGAACCAGAATTAATACGGTCGTACAAATGTGAAATAGATAAATTGATCCAGAGTTGTGATAATGACTCGTTAAAAGAAATTATTTATTTACTTTTTGAAGAGCTGTCAATTATTGAAGCAGAAAAAGCATTAAGAAAAATAAAAGACAAGTAATGAAAATACTATTTTATTTCTTTCTATAGAAAGGAATTTTAAATGAAGAGAATTAGTTTCAAAACGGGGTCAATAATTGGGTCTATATTATTGCTTTCTGCTTGTTTAGTTTCAGGTATATGGGCCTTCCAGAGTAGAAATGAAATCAAACAACTAAAAGTGTCTTTGCAGAGTAAGGAGAATGCTTTAGTACAATCTGAGGAGAAAATTATAAATATTCAGAACCAAAATCTAGAGATCGCTGAGTTATTTGAGTTTCTTTCAGAAACCCAAACCACAATGAATCTTGGGAAAAAGATGGTTAGTGATATCAATTCGCAAAAAGTTGGTGAAATCGATTTTAATAAGTACACTTATCCCACAGAGAAACGAATAGAGCTAGTCGATGCTTTTGTTAACTACCAAAAGAAGTACACAAAAGATCGATTAGAAAAAATCTATATACAAATCGGGCAAAAAGAAGAGGAAGTATCTAAACATCAAAAAATGATTGAAGATTATCTTAACTTTGCAGTAAATTTCAGGGACCGAAAGAATGAACCTTTAGGAATCTTGCGGCTTAATGATCTTTTAGCAGCTCTACAAGTAGAAAAAGCTATCTCAGCAACTCAAGAAAAAATTCATGGTCTACTGCAAAATAAGTAAATGAAAAGACTCTTTCATGGGGAAGTAGGAGGTGCATAAATGAGACTTACAGATAAAACGGGTGCTTGGGATAGATTAAAAAGATGGGAAGGAAAGTATAAAAAGTTTGAAGTATCAATTAGTCAGGGCAGTAGTGATCCACTTAGAGGCATTGTAGACTGCTATTACTTCGTGGTAATTTGCAACGAACCTGATTTAAGACACAATTCTTTGTGGACTAAGGATAAATACAGTTCAAAAGAAGAGGCTGAACAAGCAGCAATTAACTGGATTGATGAAAAACTGAAGGCAATAAAATAACGGTGTTGTAGAAAGGGAGAGGGGAAAATGTATAAGGTTGGAGATTGGGTTAAAACATCTCAGACATCAAGCGACTTTATAAGAATAATTGAACTCAGCGAATCAGACTCTAAAGGTGGGACACCTGTACGGGTATCATAGCAAATACTCTAAGAGAAGGAAACCAGCGGGGTTCAATACAAATATAAATGAGAACAAGTCAGAAATGTACAAAGGGTAGAAGCGAATAATAAAATAACTTTCATAGGGAAATAGGAGGCATTAAATTTGAGCAAAGCTAAAAAGAAAATCGATGTAAACTCAGAAGAATTTAAAGTGCAGCAACACAGGGATAATCTTATACGTATTGAGGAACGATTGATTCACATTCCAGAGCCAACTGTTACTTTTGAGATTGGAGAAAGTGTAAGGGTGGGTAGTCTTGAAGATGAGATTGTTTTTTCAATTCTTCATGGTGGCAAAATTCTTGAAATCGATTATACCTCTGTTAAGTCAAATTACGGAAATCCAATTCGCGAGGAGCATCAAAAGGGGTATTGGACATGGACAGAGACAAGAAAGAAAAATGACAATGTTAATTCTCTAATTGAAAACGACGATATCCGTTTGAACTACTCTCAAACCCATCTACGTGGATTGCTAACTAAAGTCTATCATTTTGGCGTAGATTTTAATCCTGATTATCAGCGTGATTACGTTTGGGATGAGAGCGACAAAGTTAAGTTAATTGATGCAATATACAAAAATGTAGACATTGGGAAGTTCGCCTTTGTTCGGGTATCCGATAGAAAGTGGGAAGATAACGGGCATATCTACAGTTATGAAATTCTAGACGGTAAGCAGCGACTCAGAGCAATTCTCGATTATTATGAAAATCGTTTCCCGTACAAAGGATTTTATTTCAATGACTTATCACGCAGGGATCAAAATCATATGATGGAATACAGTGTTAATGTGGCCGAAGTATCCGAGCTAACTTACGAGCAAACGTTACGATACTTCCTGATGCTCAACACTAGTGGACGGATTATGAGTGAAGAACATCTAGACAAGGTTCGTCAATTGCTTGATCAAGAGACGATGAAATAACGGTTTCATTGAGAGGTAGGGTTAATAATGATTGAGTTCAAGAGAACATCTGTACACGAAGTTGGAGGCTGTAATTATTGTGATCAAGGCAAACTGAGCTTCGGTGGACATAATTTAGTGTATCCATATGATGAGGTATTTGAGATTCGCGGCAATAGAACGAGAACAACAATATGCGCGGACTGCTTAGAAGAGTTAGTTAGTAAGAATCCGTTAAAAATGAATTTATGAGGAGTTACAATATATGATTTGGATGTACACAATAGTAAAAAGAGTAGAAGATAGATTTGGTAATAAGTGGACAATTGATGGTAAAATATATGAGCCGTTCACAGATAGGAGTTTGAGTTATGTATTGAACCAGTACGGAGCAGAAGGTTGGGAATTGGTTACTAAGGAAGACGGAAATACTTATATTTTCAAGAAGTTGCATCAAGATGATGAATGACAAATAAACGATGATTTTATGGGATGAGAGGTGAGTAATGTGGAGTATGGAGTTTTCAATGGAAGAGAATTGATTCAAACATTTGAAAATGATGAGGAAGGTAAGGAGATCGCACTCAATTTATTTAAGGAATCAGGAGAAGTATATTTTTGTAGAAGATTACACTTTGATGAGTTAACAGAAGATTCTAAAATTCGCAGACTAAAAAATCGACTTGATGAGTTAAACGAATTTCTGGATCGAGCCAAAGAATCTGGTAGAACATATAGGTCGGACACATCAATAAATGCCGATGAACTTGAATGGCTGCTTAACTTAGCACAAAAACAATTACAGATGAAATGACGACTTCAAAGGAAGTGAGAAATTGCAAATGCTGCTACGTAAATCATTTCATTTTGAGAAGCAGAAGTATATGTTTACAGTGGAAACAGATGGTGTCTTTTTAGTGTTGAATTGTTACAAGGGCGGAAGTGAGAAAAACGAAGCGGTTCTAATTGAACGATTTTCTCCAATAGAGAAGAAAATTATGAATGTTATTGATGATACGATTGGTCACTCAATGGTTACTGATTTACGAAAAGACACAAAGAGAATGAGTGATTATGTCAGAAAATACTATAAAGTTCCTTTCCCAGAAGTAAATGAACTCTTGGTTCTGGATGAAGAGATAGAAAAAAATGGGTATTCGGTTTACGAAGATATTTTGGTGTTGGAGTACTTGGAAAATAAAGAAATACCATTTGTAACTTTTGAGTATGAAGGTAAAAAGTACGTGTTTACTTCAAAAAATAAACTGGATGAATTTCAAGAAGTATTAATGAAAGAAGTTACAAAAAAGAAAAACGAAATTAAGCAGATCCAAGATTTAGAGATGGACATTTTTTATAAGTCAAAGCGCATCTTCGGATAGAGAGATAAAGATTTTTGAGCAATTCCGATGAGAACATGCTTTTATCTGATAAAAGGTTAGGAAGGTGTGGCGAAAAGTGAAAACTAAAGATTACATTAAGATGCTGCAAGTAGGAAAAAATCCAGTTGTTCGTTTCACTAAATTGATTGATACATTTGAATGCGAAGTGGACGAAGGAATGCTGGCCAGAGCGGTATCTGTGAGGGACGAGGGAGACGGAACAACAAAAGTTGTATTCGAAGTAAAAGAGTTTGAATCGACAAATATTCCATTTATGAAACTCGACTATTTTGATAAAGATGGAGATCCGACCTTGAGATGGATCGACACAAACTTTTATCCCAAAGACGGTATTGAATATTTTTATATTGAAACTGATGGTGAAACACCCTTTGAAATTATTGATGACAACGTTGCTTTGAATGATTATAGAAACAGCGGATCAAGTCTAAGCTATATTCAATGGCTAGAGGAGCAGTATTTGAAATTATCAAAGAAGCATATCTAAACCTTTTACCAAGGATGAGAGCGGTATGACTATAGATAAATGTACAATTGAAGGCTGCACTGATCCTGTTAAAGCCAAAGGCTTGTGTAGCATGCACCATCAAAGGTTAAGACGTACCGGAAGTGTAGAAGCAAAAAAACCAAAAGAAACACAAAGGATCGCCAATAGAAGCTCGAACAAGTCGTTCCTGTTAAAAAAATGTAATGCATATGGATGTAATGAATACGCCTCAAGCATGGGACTCTGTAAAAAGCACTTGGAAGAATGGGATTGCGGGATTAAAATACGATAGCTGATTTGTAAATGATTGTTGATCATTTTATGAGTGTTTATGAAGTGTGACAGTGAAAGGTAATTTTATTTGAGGCGAGAATAACTAACATGTCTGTCAATGTGATTCAAGGTGATTTACTCAATGCTCCAGAAAACATAATTGGACATCAGGTTAATTGTCAGGCCGTAATGGGATCAGGTGTAGCTAGAGCTTTGAGGGACAAGTATTCCGATTTATACTCAGCATACACAGAGTTTTGTACGGGAAACTCACCAAAAGAATTATTAGGACAGTTGCAAATTGTACCAGTCGCAAAAGACAAATATGTGGCTAATCTATTTGGTCAGCTGAATTTTGGACGATCTAACATTACATACACTAATTACGACGCTCTGAAAGAGGCATTACTTGCATTAAAAGAATGCGCCAAAGAAAATGGATATACTGTTGCGCTTCCATATAATATCGGCTGCGGATTGGCCAACGGTAGATGGGCAATTGTTGAAAAGATACTCGAAGATGTTTTTTCGGACTATGATGTGGTATTGTACAAAATTTAATAATACTACACAATTTCATGGAGGACAGAAGGATGAATCCAAAAGAAATTGGTAAGAGAATAGTGTATGTTCTACAGCTTGAAAATGATTATTTTTATGTTGGACAAACGCCATATTTAGTTAAAAGATTGGATGAACATAAAAGGAACAAAGGATCTGTCTGGACTAAGATTCATAAGTACGAATACCTGATTGAAACTTATGATGCGGGGTCATGTACATCGAAAGATGCAGAGGCCCTTGAGAATGAAGTAGTCATAAAGTATATGAAAGACAAAGGATGGAGGAGAGTTAGGGGAGGTAATTTAAGTGCTATTGATGAGAAGGAAATATTGAGAGTACTATTGAAATTTCCGAAAAAGTATAACCTAGATCAAGAATTTATAAATATTCTAACTGCCAGTCAATCTGAATAAAACAACAATTTCAATTGATTGTAAAGGAGTATGAAATTTGAATAAAATAGAAAGAAATTATTTATTTGAACTATACAATAACTCTAATTTTGTCCCTAACATCAAAAACAATATGGATATTGGAGCAGCTACTAGTCAGAGATATGACTTAATGGAACAGTCCAAATTAATCAAATCACTTTCATACGCTATTCTTATGTTAGGTTCAGAAGATGATAAGGAATATTGGAAAGAAGAATGCGATGAAGCATTGCATGAATTAATGGAGTTTCGAAAACATAGAGAGGAGGAAAATTGGAATCCTAGAACAACATATGGATACACAGTAAATTTAAGTGGTTGGTAATATGATAAAACAAATAATTCATGGGGAGTTGACGTACATGCAAGAGTTTAAATTTAAAGGGAAAGTTGTTACCGATCCTATTGACGAAAATAATGTAGCATGGTTAATAGAAGATTCTTTTGGAGTACGACACAATGCAGCAGACCTTCTAACTGGAATTGATCTCCTGAGTAATAGTTTCCGCACTGAAGATGGAGATGAAGTAGAGATTATAGTTCATAAGAAGGTCATAAAATAATACTTTTATAGGGTGGTGATAAAGTGGCTACGAGCAAGGAACTTGAAGAAGAGCGAAAAACAATTGCAATGCGAGTTTTTCAATTGCATGGTGTTGCTGTTGATGTTGGCGGATATAATACTAGACAGTTAAAAGATATTGAAAGAATGCTCGATCAGTCTTACACTTATCATAAATTAAATGATACAAAAAATGAATAAAACAATTCTTTCATTTGGGCAGTCGGAACTTAATAACGATGGGAGACTAATATGGGAATGTATTATAGTTTGAGATGTAAGCTGAAATTAAAAAAAGATTTCGTACCATTGATCCAATCATTATTAGATAGTGACAATGATGATGAATGGAGTAATTTAAAAACTGAGATTGATTCGATAAGAGAATACTCTAAAGCTGATCGAGCATCTTTTATACCGTTTGGAGGGTTGGCATATTCGCCAGAGTTGTGGCAGTCAGAAGAGGATGAGTGGTGCAATGAGATAGTGAATGACACTTGGACTTTCCAATGCAGTATAAAGACACTAAGTACAATCGAGTCGTTTTTTCAAAATGTAGTCCCAATTATTACGGAAGTATCATTGCATATTGAATTATTTTATGAAGAAGATAATAATTCAACGTTTTACAAACTAATCGAAGGTGCGGTCATTGAAACAGGCGAAATGATCACATATGATTGACTTTCAGATGAAACAGCGATCTTAATTAACGAATACTCTCTGTAAATAATTCTCTAGCATTATACGAACATACGTTCTATAATAGCGATATAGCCACTACACTATTTAAGTGGAACCCAGAGATGTCAGTTTCGTACCTTTTTGACTCAATTAGGAGCAATAAAATAGCGTTTTTATAGGAGGGAAATAAAATGACAATTCGTGCTATCGAGAACCCAACTTGGAGTAATGGAATCAAGGAAACATTGACACCATACTCTACATCGTTCGAGTTTGAAGGAGTGCCTGACGATAATCCTTTAGACAGATATGAGTGGTTCGAGCTTGTTAACGAAGACGGAGCAACTCAGGGAGTCGGTTGGATTGAAATAGACAAATTTATGGGGAAAGTGGAATGTGAAATATCGTTATGCGTAAATAGTAACCATAGGACAGTTCGAGGAATTGGAGTGAGATTGTTAGAACATTTAGAAGATGTGGCTACTAATAAATCTGCAGATATCTTTTTGGCAATTGTTAAGATGAGTAACCCTGAACATGATCAGGTTGTAAGTTGGTTTGAAAGAAGAGGATATACAATCGATCCAGAAGAATCCTCCAATACTAACACTTGTCTGAAGAAACATATGTAATAAAATTGGCATTTCATTTCATTTGATCATTGGAGAGTTCCAAGTTTTGAAGAGTATGATGAATATATAAATCGGCACCTGTAAAACGGGACTATTTTCCTATTATAAATAAACAAAAAGTAATTTGAAAAATAAAACTAATACATATATCCTCAATAATATGAAAATAAAAATTGAGGTGTTTATGTGTTTGTTTTATTTTTTAATATTTGTGATATAATATATACCAAAGGGTAAAAAATGAGGAGTTGAGGTAATGATTAGAGATCGTTCTGAACTTGAGCTACATCTGCAAGAGGCTATCGAACGAATAAAATATAAAAGAAAAAATGTCGAAGAAGTAAATAAATCTTTGTTAGAATATGACGTTCCACCGGGATTTTTCAATGAAGTTTGTAAGAAATACTCGATTCTGCAAGAAATCGATGCAGCATTGTTATGCTTAATAGCTAAAGCAGTATTTATGATTGATGGTAGTGATTCCATTAGAGTGGAAAATTACTTCACACAGGGCGAAATTGAGAGTGCTTCAAAATATAAACTAGAAAGAGATCAAGATATAAAACTGCCCATTATCCTTAATGAAGTTATTAAAATAGACAATGACCGGTACTTTACAAAGATCAAGATGACGGATTTAGTACAATGGTATCACTCAAAGTTAATTGTATATGACGCAGAAACACAGAGAGGTTTAAAATTTATTCGCTCCAGAGATGGGGTTGTGCCGGTTCCAATTGTCAATAAAGATAGCGTTGACAATATTGCAAATCATATGGAAGACGAGACATTCTTCACAGACACTATCCGATTAAATGTATACTCTGAGGAGTTTGAACCAGTTATATACAATCCTAAGACACGCATGTTAACGATTAAAGAAGGAGTCACAATTTCTATTCTTGATGGTTTCCATCGGCTTCAAGGTGGTGTCAGAGCCGTCATGAAAAACCCCGAACTGCCACTTATAGAAGAACTGTCTATTTGTATCTATGACACAGAAACAGCTAAGAAGTTTTTTGGACAAATTAACAAATACAACCCCATTGATCCTCAACGTCTTGAAGAATTAGATGAGGAAAAAGTATCATTTGCAGCAGTTAAACAGTTAAAAATACACTCAGTCTTAAAAGGCAGAATTGCATCTGGATCTAAGATTAGTGGACTAGTCGGACATCTTACAACGGAAAGTATACTTGCAACGGCTATTGAGGAAGTTTTCGAACCCAGAAACACCCCACAAGCAAACTCTGTTGGAGTATATCTTGTAGAGTTTTTTAATTATTTATTTGAGACGTTTAAAGATCAAATTAACAACAAAGATTCGCTACTTGGACATCAGAGAATGTTTATTGGGTACATTGTGATAGCAAAACAATTTAAAGATTATGACATTCCTTTAGAAGAGATCAAAGTGGTTGTTAATTATTTTAACTCTGATTATAATGAAGAATTGAGACAATTACTCACCAACAATAGAGGAACACAAGCGAGATTACAGAAACTTGTTAAAGAATACTTTGAAAAGACAGATGTGAAATCAATTTTGAAATCAGGAGAGTAAAACATGTCCAATAAGATTTATCAAGGTGGTTTTTATAACGAATATCAAAAATTTCGTTATCTAAAAACACTGCCTGAAAAATCGGTCGCACAAGCATCCCGAATTTTGAGTCGAGCAAGGCCAATAGAAGAACAATATGACATTGATTTATACAATTTCAGTCTACATCAAGTTGAAAACCTATTTAATTATCTCGAGCCTTCAACTTTAAATGCGAGTCGTTCAAATTTCTATATTGTGCAAAACTATATCAGGTGGGGCATTGAGCAAAACTTAAGAGATGACAACCTCAATCCTATTGAATTGTTTTCAGATGTTGCATACTTCAACAGATTCATCGATCAATCAAAAAAGGCACTTTACACAAAAGATGAGATTGATGACATTGTTGATACATGTAAGAATGCTCAAGATTCGTTAGTGATCCAATTGATTTTTGAAGGCATATTTGGAGTATCTGGCTATACAGAACTTCTAAATTTAACAACAAATGATGTACTGGAAAACAACACATTGCGGCTCAAAGATGGAGATAGCGAAAGACTTATTCGAGTGTCTGATAAATGTATCAGATTAATTGAAAAAGCCATTAATGAAGAAGTTTATTATAAAAAGAATGGTAATGCCAGTGTAAACCTCAAATCAGCAGATCATGCCGAGTTAGTTAAAAATAATTATGTTTTAAGAAATGTTAACACGAGAAGTAAAGATGACGGGATCGCAGACGCTCACCTTGTATTAAGAAGAATTAAAGCTATAAAAGAATATGCTGAATTAAAAGTTTTAACTCCTTATATTGTAAGGAATTCAGGAATGTTGTACTTAGCGAAAAAGATATACGAAGAAGAAAACAAATTAGAAAAAGATCAAATAATATCAGTGTGTAGACAGTTCGGTATTCGAAAGATAAATAACAATGGTTATGAAGTTTATAATACTCATAGATACACTGAAGACTTTTTAAATGTTAGGACTATCGATGAGGTATATGCAGACAGTTAACTCTCTGTCTGCATTTTTTGTTGTTTTCTGACTGTGAAATTACTTTAAACATTTATTTATAAAATGTGTTGACGGACTTAGGAAGAATGTGGTACATTTATATCAAGAAAACAAACAGTAGATGTTTTAAAGATTTATGTTATAAAACATAATGGGGAAGAGTGATATCGATGGATGCAGTTAGATTTTTCATGTTATCTATCTTAGAAGTTTCAACTTTGTTTGTTCTCATGTTCTCGATATTTAGATTCAAAGTTAGGTTCTATATAAAAGAAATAATTTTTATAAGCGTGTTGATTTCGTTGGCATCTTATTATCTTAGATTTTTTGAGAATCTATATAGTTTAGTTCCGATAATACTCCTTGTTCTTATAATAATAAATTTATGGATTGTGTTTAAAATATCACCTTTCTACGCAGCTATTATGGGGATTGCTTCCTACGTCGGTTATAGTGTTGTACAGGCACTGATACTTTGGATCATGCAAGAGTCCAACTTTGTTACATTCAATCAGATAAAAGAAAACAATCTACAAACTGGTCAGTTACTTCAGATAATATCGGTTGCCATTACTCTACTGATATCTGTTGTTTTAGTAAGGTTTAGACTATGGTTTACGTTTGTTCCTGTATCAAATTCTGTACTCATAAAGATCAACTCGAAGAATCTTATTACACTAATTGCAATTACAATATCTATCATCATAGTAGGATCGATTTTTAATATAAATAATATCGCTCTTATACTCATTGGATTAGTATTTGTCGCTGGATTTATTTATTACCTTCTGTATAAAAGGGAGACAACATGATTGATAAATTAACTCATACAATTGGTATGAAAATCAAAAAGAATTATCCAGAAGCAAACATTGAAATCCTTAAATACTCATTGAACGTAATAATAAACCCACTAGCAACAATTATCCTTTCAATGGTAATATCACACTTTACTAATGATACTTATGATGTTGTAATCGCTATGGTATCGTTCGCTGTACTTAGGGCATTCTCTGGCGGAATACATATTAAATCATCGGAGCTATGCATAATTATCTCAACGACATTATTTATTGGAATCTCTTTTTTGCACGATTACCTCGTCGACTATACACTAATACTCACTATCATATCATCATTATTAGCCTTGACTTTTGCACCATCTAGAATTTATGGTCAAACAAGAATTCCGGAGCAGTTCTATCCGATTCTAAAAGTTGTTTCATTGGGTATTATTTCAATTAATTATATATTTAACAGCAGTGTACTTGCTTTAACTTTTTTCATACAAAGTATGCTGCTGATTAACATCGGGAAAGGAGGTGAAAACAAATGAAAAAAATCATCGCAAAATATGCTACCTTGGCTTTGTCTGCAGTTGCTGTTGCTACCGTTAGTGGTACTGCAAGTTTGGTTTTCGTACACAATCCTAAAGTACCTCAAGATCTCTTGAAGTAATTTTAGGTTGAAATTGTTGGACTCGGAGAGTGATCGCTGTACTTTCCAGTCCAACAATTATAGTTTCTAGAATTGGAGGATATCTTTGCTATGGAGTTTTTCGCAAAAAAGAAAGATGGGAAGAATATTTCAGAAAAAGTTGAAAAAATTCATAGCAAGGATATCTGCTATGTAACCACCGAAGGAAGAAAAGCTCATACAATTGCAAAAATGAAAGATGGCTCTGTATATTATATTTCTATGCCAATATCAGAAATTGTTCAAGGATTGGAGGAATATGAAAACTTCAAAACAACGGATCGCAGTGTAACAGTCAATATGGATAACGTTACATATTACGAAACGCTGTACGATAGGTTATTTTTTGAACATAACAATGAAATGAGGGAGTTTACGTTTATTACTGTAGCTAGATCATATGCTAAGGAAATCAAAGTCCTAATGAGGGAATTACGTGTAGAATTTAGGGAATAAGGTTTTTCAAATATAAAGTAAAACAATAAAATACATTAAATAATTTTATGTGACATATTGCGACAAAATTTTCAATATAATTACATTACATGAAAATGTCAACTACATTTTGTCAAGACGAACTGTAATTGAAATGAGTGTATTTATATATTAATATTTACCTTAATAAAGTATGTAAGGGGGATACATCAAAGTTATATATTAAGTGCAATACCGTGATGAACAAATCCTGCACTCATCAAATAAAAACTCAGCAAGGGGATGATTTTTTGAATAGTAAAAATTATTCAATTGGATTTAAACGCATAGATTTGCGATGGGTTATTGTCTATGGTAATGCTGCATTGGTTGAAAAGTGGATATCAAAGAATGTAACTGGTGGCAGGTTATATGGCGAGGTACATAAGTCGGAAGAAAAGATGAATAAACAGTTAGAGTATTATAAGAATGAATACGATGATGTATCCATACATAGAGTTGAAGATGCGATAAAGGAAATTGCGTAAGAGCTGAGAAATCAGCTTTTACATATCTTATTAAATAAAAGAATAAAATAACTTGTATAATATATATTAATGTGTTATTCTAATTGAGGGGATAATCCACTAATCAATAGATCGGCTGTGACATTTGTGAAGAAATTGGACGTAACAACTATTTTGCAACAAATGGGGATCGATTGGGAAAAAGTGAAGAGGATTCTGAATAAGATCAGTTGATCGAAGGAGTCTTATCAATAAGACTCTTACATACTAAGATTATTCTGAAAAGTTTTTCTTGTCGAGGAAGACCTAGCGTTAAAAAATAGCGCTGCAAAGCGATTATATAGATAAGATTATACTTAGGTGGTGATAAAATATCCCAATAAAAGATGAATTTCATCGGACGATTTGAGGTTAAACTAAATGACATTAGAACCTACTTACGGAAGCTTTGACACCATTGGAATGGTGACCGGCCTTTCAAACGAAAGGTCATTTACCGAAGGACAGAAGGATGGGAATAACCCTTGGGTCAAAATCAATTTTGGGGTCAAGGTAAGTGATCGAGCGTTTGTATATGTTGAACTTATGGGTTCAAAAACACCAAATGTAAAAATCGCTTACCGAGATCCAATGACAAAGAAATTCAACAAGGAAGATTCGTTATTGATACCATGGGAATCAAGATATAATCCTAGTCGAATTAATTATGAAATACATATGCCAGTCAGGTTAAATCTTAATGAAAGTTCATCTGATGAGTCAATTTTAACTTCCTACGATGCTGCATGTGCTCTAAAAGAAAATTTGAATGACAGTGACATAGTTTATGTTCATGGAAATCTTCAGTTTTCGGAGTATGAAGGGAAATCAAAAGAAACGTATTGTGTAACGAGTCTTTCAAAAATAAAAGAAATGAATAAAGTAAATTACAAGCCGGTCGCTTCTTTTACTCAAGATTGTGTATTTTTGAACTGCAATAAAGATGATGAAAAGTTATTAATCGATACATACATAATTTGCAGGAAAAATGGAGATTTAACATGTATTCCTTATACGTTTGTTGCAAGATGTATTGATTTAATCGAGCATTTTGAGAACAACATTACATATGGATCATTGATTAAAGTTCATGGTAACATACATAATCGTGCCGATATTGTTAAGATTGATGGGCAACTTGTAGTAAAAGGAATTGTTAAAGAACTAGAAATTAAAGGCGGCAATTTACTCGAAAAGGATAAGTACACCGAGGCAGATTTAACTTCAATTAGTAAAGAGAGCATTTTTGCGACACAGGGAACAGGATTTGGATCAATTGAGGAAGATCCGTTCGGTTAACTTGAAAGGATGTGAGTGTATAGTTAACGGTACTATAAGAAGTCCTCCATATTGATTTAGTATATTATAAAAATAAAACATAAAAATAATAAAAAATTAAGGGAGATGTCCATACGTAATGTCCGAGAAAAAAGAATTGCGTCAAGCCGAAAACGTAGCAAAAATTGAAGGTATTGTTGCAGATATTCGTATTGAAACAAAAGAAGTAAATGGTAAACCGGCTATCAGTGGAGAAATTGATATTCTAGTCGGTGAAGATACTCATACAGTGAATGTATTTTCTTATAAGAAGAATGGAGAAGGGAAAGAGAGCGGACTATACAAGGGGTTTGTAACGGTCATGAACGATTACAAGTCCATTAAAGCACATGGAAAAGATGCTGCCGATAAAGTACGCATTACTCAAGGTCAAATCGATCTGAATGATTACTATGGGGCAGACGGACTATTGCGATCCTTCCCACAACTCAAAACAAACTTTGTCAATCGTCTTCAGTCCGGGGATACATTTGAACCAAAGGCAGAGTTTACCCTTGAGATGGTAATTGCAGTGGTTAAGGAAGAAATGAAAGATAATGAAGCAACAGGTCGAGCGATTATTAAAGGATATGTCCCCGTTTATGGGAATAAAGTAATTCCATTCGATGTAGTAGTTGCTGAGAAAAAAGCCGTAGACTATGTTACCTCTAATTATGAAAAAGGAACAACAGTTACTGTCCACGGTGAAATTGTAAATAAGAAAGTTCTTACTACAAAAGAAGTTGAAGTTGAATTCGGTGATCCGAAAGTGGATACTTCTGAGCGAACTGTTCGAGAGTATTCTGTTAAGGGCGGGACAGCACCAAAAGACCAAGAAGATGTAAAAGCTTATAAAGTTGCTGATATCAAAAAGGGACTCGAAGAGCGAGAAAAGATGCTTGCCGAAAAGAAAGAGAAAGCAGCGAAGAAGGATAGCAACAATTCTTCATCCAACAAGAGCAAAGATCCATTTGGCGATAGTGAAGCCTTTGGAAAACCGATTGACATTAGCGATGATGACCTTCCTTTTTGACTATAAATGTAAAATAAATAAAGCAAAGCAATGGGGTAGTTAAATAAACAACTGCCCCTTAATAAAAAATAGGAGGAAAATAATTTAAATGTCATTAGATATCTTTAATCCGCAAATTTCCGTTATTTCGAGTGGTCTTGAAGGAAAGGTAATATTGATTTATGGTAGCAACTCCTTAGGTAAAACGTTTCAAACCACAAGAATGAAAAAGCCTTACTATTTAGGTTTTGAAAAAGGGCTTGGAGCAATCTCAGGGATTCCATTTGCACCGATCAATAAATGGAGCGACTTCAAAAAGGTTAATCGTCAGTTAACTTCTCCTTCGACACTAGAAAAAGCAAAGGAACTTTATCAAACGATTATTTTTGATGAGGTAGAAGCTTCTGCACGGTATTGCCAAAAATATATTTGTGATTTGTACGAAGCAGATAGTATTAAAAGCGGTAACGAAGGGTACGGTTTGTGGAAGGAATATGAACTTGAATATTGGACTGAGATTGATAAATTGTTAGGTGCTGGTTATACAATTGCTTTTATTGCACATCAAGACTTCAGTAAGGAATTAGATAAAATTTATCCTAAAGGTGACAAACGTGCTTTAGCACCGATTGTTGATAATAGCGATGTAATTGTTTACTTGCGCTCAAATGGTATTGATGAGAAAAACAATGTCATTAAATCAAGTGCATATTTTAATGAGACTAAAGAATTTTTCGCTCGTAGTCGATTTAATTATATTCAAAATCATCTTCCTGAATTTACGGCAGAAAATTTGGAGCAAGCACTAATTCAAGCAATTAAAAAGCAGGAAGAAGTTGAAGGAATTAAGTCGGTTACATATGAACAAAAGAAAGAAGTATACGATTCTGGCGAACTAGACTTCGATAAAATTGTAGCAGAGATCAATGAGTTGGGTAAAAAATTCCAAGCAGCTAAACGACTTGTAGAATGCACTGAGATTATTGAAAGACACATTGGAAAAAATAAAAAGATTAAAGAATGTACGAAATCACAGGTTGAAGCATTATCGCTTATCCTAGACGAGATTAAAGAGTTGCCACAACCTCAAGTAGAAGCATAAGATAGCCATTTAAATAATCATTTCATTCGGAGGCATTACAGTTGAGTCGAGGACTGTAGGGTGGTTGGGGATGCTCAAATGGCGTGGGAAGCCATTAAAATAAATGAATATAATATATAAAAAGTCTAAGTTTATTGGAGGCATGATGAGGAAGGCAGAGGTTAGCCTATCTGTTGGATTGATTGGGTTCAGTTTAGTTGGACTTTTTTTGATACTAACCAACACAACAGAAATTAAAAACACGACTTCAATAGATGTTGTCGCTAAACAGACCGAGGTTGAGCAAGAATTTTTGAATGCTAATACATCATCTCCAGAATCAATACTGTTGAGTGCCGAACCAAGAGTAGAAATAGAACTATCCAAAGAAACAAAAGAAGAACTCGCTATATTCGCTGTTACGGCGTACACATCGGGCTACGAGTCAACTCAAAAGAAAAAAGGTGATCCGTTATATGGAATTACAGCCAGTGGAGAACGTGCTGTAGAAGGTCTAACAGTCTCTGCAGATTGGAGAGTGTTGCCAAAAGGGACTCGAGTTTATATAGAGGGAATTGGTGAAAGAGTCGTGCAAGATAAAGGTGGCGCAATAAAAGGAAATAAACTGGACGTATATTTTGAAAGTTTAAAAGACGCCAAGGCATTCGGTAAACAAAAATTAGCAGTAACAATATTGGAAAGAGGTGATTGAAATTAGTTTTTCTGCATCTGAACGAGAGACTGTAATTCAGACTGATGATGAGAGTGGTAAATATAAAATCTACACATTACAACAAAAAGTGCAAACCAAACTAAAGAGAGCAAACATATTACCATATAAAACTGATACTGACGGTGCAATGTACTTCGAATTAGATTTTAATCAAATAAGTTTTCGTGCTAAGAGTGATAAGCCTAAGCGAGTAATGAGTGATGAACACAAGGACAAGTTGAGGAAAGGGAGGGAAGCAAAATCAAGATTATAGCAATCGAGGGCTTAGATAAATCAGGGAAAGCAACCCAATCTAATATGTTGTATAAAAAAATTGAACAATATGGCTATAAAGTTGCCAAAAGTGAATTCCACCGATACGACACGAATACTGGAAAACTCATTATGGATTGGTTAACTCGAAAATGGGATGTGAGTCAAAAGTCTATTGAATTGATTATGGCTGCCGACAAGCAAGCACAGCAGGAATGGTTTTCTCAACTCGATAAAGAAGGTTACGACTACCTTATTCTAGACAGGTACACGCTAAGTCAAGCTGCATATGGTGTAGCCAATGGGATTCAAGGATCATGGATAATTGAGTTGCAAAAGTATATGCGCAAACCTGATTTAGACATAGTAATCGACATTCCTGCTGAAATCAGTATGAGTCGAAAGGGTAAACACAACAACGGTCAAAACGATAAGTATGAATCCGACTTAGAAATGTTGAAGCGTGTTCGGGAGAACTATAAATCTTTTTCTACATACTACTCAGCACCCGTAAAGAAAATAGTTGATGGTACAAAATCGATTGAGGAAATACATAATGAAATCTTTAATATTGTTCTGGGGGTAGGAAGTTGAGCACAAAAGTAGTTTACATTTCAGGGCCAATGACTGGCGTAAAGGCCAATAATTTTCATGAATTTAATCGTGTAGCAGCCATTTTAAGGAATAGCGGATATGAAGTTATCAATCCTGCAGATCATGGGTGTTCGGAAAGTTTATCATGGTCAGATTATATGAGGATGGATATTGCGGATCTCATTGAGTGCGATCTAATTGCTACTCTTGATGGGTGGGAACTCTCAAAAGGAGCAAGATTAGAGGTACATATAGCAAAAGAATTAGGAATGGATGTTTTGGATTATCGTGAGCTGATCAACAAATAAAATATATTTTTTATTGGATAGAGAAAAGGAGAATTTGAAAATGGAAAACATTAAATTGGTGGCAGAAAAACTTAAAGAAATTGAGGAGTTCGTAAAGAAAAATCTAAGTACTCATTATGATGATGTGCTTGAACATGTTGAATACAAACTAGATGCCGTGAAACAGATTGCTCAAGCCAACCATATTCCTTTGATCGTTACTGCGGAGGATATTATCAACAAGTACCGTGAAGAAGAAGAATCATCTGAATATGAGGAAGAGAGTAGTAGTTATTATTATGAAGAAGAATCATCTTATTATGAAGAATAGGAGATTAACAAATGATCGTTATAGGATCTAAGGCACTAACTTTTCGGTTAGAACAAACAGAAGAAGTTGTTGAACGGTGGTATAAAACGGACTATGACGTTTTGATGAGTATCGATGAATTCAAATCGTGGTGTAGCAGGTATAAAGAAGAGATAATTAAACTCTACCCAACGCAGGAGAATAAGTATAAAGCCATTCTTTCTAAATATGGTAGGAAGAAACAATACGAAATCGAGATTGGATATGAAGGAACATCTGCAGAATTCTTATTGAAACACGAACAGAATGTTACCGACTGTGCTGTATTTGGTTACTTTGGCGAATTGTTCAATGCACTCAGCCTTCAATATCAGTTTTTAACCAAACGCTCTCATTTGATTTATCCGGTACATTTCGAGAAAAATATGAACGACTACCATCTTATAAAGTCGCTCATTGGAGATTTCAAAAGAGATGAGCTAATGCAGGAGTATTATAAATTGCGCGCTGCCGAGGCAAAGGAACGGTACAGTCGATTTAAGACGCCAAAATTGAATGTTACAAACGAAGACTTCTTTAGTTCAAAGTTGGCAGTTGAAAATTACTTTGTACATGACGACATTCATGAGGTAATGAAGCATCACGATGTCCCTGTTTATGAAATGATGAAGCGAGATTTTGGATTGGCCAAATGTGAAAAAGATATGTTCTTTGCATTGCCTTATGATTATCAAATTCAAGCTGTTCAAGAAGAAGCGTACACTATAGCCTTAGAAAGATACATAGTACCCCAAGCAGGAGAGGATTGGCAGAATTACTTAAATTGCTATAAGAAAGCACTAATGCGAATCTGCACAACCCTTTGTTCTGGATGGTTCAGGAGCTTTGCTATCGAAAACTATAATGTTATAGTCGAAAGGTACAATCCTGATTTTGTGAAGAGGTTTAAGGCAGCTTTTGATACAGGAGAAATTAAGGCACTCGAAGACAAAGTTGTTCCAGAAATGATTGCTTAATTAATTTTATATTAAATAAAATGTTTTAATATACGGAGGAGTGATATGAAATAAAGATAGTAGGATTATTTAGTGGGGCCGGTGGTTTAGAATTAGGGTTTAAAAAACAAGGATTCGAATTTGAGTATGCTCTTGACTACATGCCAGCAGCCTGTGAAACAAATAAACGAAATCTTGGAAATCATATCGTTTGTAAAGACATAAGGCATGTTAGTGCAAGAGAAATTCCAAAAGGCAGTGGATACATTTACCTGATCGGGGCATCTTGCAGAGGATTTAGTAACTCGAATATGAAGACGTCATTTTTGGAGAATCCAGATAATGAACTTACATATGATTGGATAAATAAAGTAAAACATAACAAACCGGATATTATTATATCTGAAAACGTACCACAAATCCTTACAAAATTTAATGGAGCTTTCGCACAAGAGATAATTGACAATTTATCAGATGTTTATCATATAGAGGTGAAAGTTCTAAACGCTGCTGACTACGGAGTCGCCCAAGACAGAAAACGTTGCATTATGATTGGCAGCCGTATTGGTGCAATTAAACATCCTGAGCCGACACATAAAACTTGGAAGACTGTTGGGGAAGCGCTTGAGGGATTACATGATGGAGTTCCTAATCAGACGAATATCCGTAAGTCTTCTAGTGAGGTGATACAGCGATTTAAGCAAGTTCCGCAGGGTGGAAATTGGAGAAACATTGGAGAGTTCGCAGGAAAGGATAAACATTCGATTCTGTACCGTCGATTAACTTTTGATGAGACTTAGTCCTACGTTCCCTCATGCTGGAAAGAATCTCGTGCTGCATCCTTCAAATGATCGAATTCTTTCAGTTCGTGAGTGTGCAAGAATCATGAGTTTTCCCGATGATTTTGTTTTCTATGGTGGACTTACCGACATGTATCAGCAAGTTGCAAATGCAGTTCCTCCATTGATGGCGGAGGCAATTGCAAAAGAAGTCAGAAAATTAATAAATATAAGCAATACATATAAGAACAAGTTTAGTATTCAAAGAATAAATGAAGATTCAATGCAGGACGCTAATTAATCGGGGAATAAAATAATGTTTTTATTAGGAGAAGGTAATGAGAGAGGAAAAACAGACGATTTATATCACAGATGATGGTAAGGCATTTACTGATAAAAAAGAAGCAACGATTCATGAAACTAAGTTAAATAATGTTAAAAATTACTTAGTCAGATACTCTCCTGATTTAACCGAAGGAAGAGGATTTCAGGCAGCAGGGATCGTTATGGTTCATGCTAAGGGTTCGCATAAGGAGTTTGTTGAACATTGGTGTTATAAAAAGTTTGGAAACAGAATCGATTTTTGCATGGGAGCGTATGGCTCAAACGCAATCACTGACTCTTGGGATATCAAAGAAGCAAGTGAAGACGATTTAAGAAAGTACGATATCCTATATAGGATTGAAGAAAACTTTGTAACAAAAATATGGAATTAGACAATATAATCGGCTTTTCGTTGGGAGGGGTATATGGCACATTATTATGATCGCGAATATGACTTGAAAGAAATGAAAGAGAGAGCGCATAAGAAGATAGACTTTTACAAAGTTGAAACTACAAAAATTAATCAATTCCTAAAAGAAACTAACTTGCACAGCATTGATATACCTGAACCAATAAGTAGGCATATTGATAATATTTTATCAAATTTCGGACATTATGTCGCTAATGAAAATACGTGGATCGGTAAGGCAAATCTAATGCTCAGTCTAGGAAAGAGATATCTTGATTTTGATGATTATCATGAGCACTTTAAGTGAATGAAATTGGACATTTATTTGGAATAAGAGGGTAGATAACGTGATCGAAAAGAGACTAGATAATGAGGGTTGCATTCTAACTATACATAGTGCTGTCAGAAACGATACGATGAAAGTCTATTGGAACGCAGACACACCAGAGAGAAGTAAGGAAATATCAAACGGCGAAGAAATATTTATTTTTGTACAATCTTTTCATTCGAAAAGAATGGAATCAAATTCAATTTCATTGTCTATGGATGAGGCTGAGTGTCTGAGAGACGTATTAGATCATATGATAAGTGAACTTAAGAAGATGCAAAACTAAGACCAATGAAACTGGAGTTTCATTGGATGATAAATCGGAGGATCATTTGAGACTAGATATAATGACTGATATTGAAACACTAGGGACTAAACAAGACGCAACAATCTTTCAAATCTCTGCTGTAGCGTTCGATATCATGACTGGAGAACACATTTCAACATTCAATCAGATCGCTGATATTGAGAAGAATGCTATTGTACGTGTAGACGGCTCAACAATTAAATGGTGGCTGAATACTAACAACTCACATTCCGCACCCCTATGACTCTAAAAATGGCGAATTTTGGTGTATGCTAGAGTCATAGAAATGAGAGTCGGGAGCGAAGTGTGGGCATGCAAATCGAAAATTTTTATGAAGTCGGCTATCTTCCTTTACTAAGCGGAATCATGAACGATTTGGGACTCCGCAAGAAGATCGATCAATTTGTACCTGTCGATTCGCAGTGTTGGACTACTGCAGGCGAAGCCGTCCAGTTGTTGTTGCTCGACATGCTGAGCGGTCGAAATGCCCTGATGAATGTAGACAAATGGGCAGCGGAGCAGGACTTGGATCAACTGCTCCGCCCCGGTCTGCAAGCGTCCTGGTTCAACGATGACGCACTCGGCCGCCATTTGGACCGGCTGTATGAGGCGGATATCCATCAAATCTACTCCGCTTTCCAACTGCACGTGTACCAGCACGAGCGCATCCCGATGGGCGTCTTCCACGGCGATACGACGAGCATGTCTGTCTATGGCGATTATAGGTCAGGTTATTGTTAAGACACTTATGCAGGGAGCCGGTAGTCTTGTAATTGGTAAACTAAACAAGCAATAAAAGGGTCATTTCATTGCGATAGGAGATAGAAAATGATTTATTTAGTAATCAAGAGAAAAATATATAATGATACATACACTGTACGTTACGCACTAGTAAATAAAGAATTAGCAGAGAGTTTTGTAAAGTGGGCAAACCACGACAACCAAGACGAGGATACGGTTTATGAATTATTAGAACAATACGTTATAAAATGATGATGAAATTAAGATTGCATTGGAATAGTAGGAGGAGAAATGAGTAAAGTTACATTCGGAAATAATATCGGAGCAAAGCAATGGAGTTTCATGCTCGATAAAGAGAATAAGATTCTACATACGGCATGGTTTCCTCTGATCGAAGTCAATGGAAAGATGGCGACAATTAAGGACGACAATTATCCAGTTGGCATCAAGGAGGCTGAGAGCAGATATAAAGCTAGAAAGATGGCGCAAGAGTTTTTGAATCGAGTAAAAGAAGAAACATGAAGAAATATGATTTCGTGGGAAGAGGTGTAAGGTGATTAATAATAAGCCAACAAATGAGGAATTGATAAAGTGGAAACAACATCTTCAAGAACTGGACGATGAAAAGTACCCAATTGCAATAGCTGCGGTAATGGAGTCCAAAGAGAAATATACAGAAGGTGAAGCATATACTTCTGTATATTTCTTGCAAAGAAAAGTAAGAGTAGGATACTCGCAAGGTCAACGACTCATCGAGCGTATGGTACAAGATAATATTCTTCAACCAGAAATAAAAGAGAATTATATAAGGTACAAGATCCGATAAAAGGTAGATTGCATAAGAAAAGGAACTGCCAAGTACGACAGCTCCAATCAGATATTACTTAAAGAAGAATCCTATGATACTCGCAAGACTCAGTTTGAATCGGAATTTCTTGGTTTCTGTGGTCTTATTCGGTTCTTTTACGGTTGTTCTCTCGTAAACATATTCCATATCTTTATCCCCCCTCGCAAACTAATTATCGTTGTCTCACTCTATATAGTTGCAACGAGAGGGTAAATTATTCAATTTGGCAGACCTAATATTGTTCAAGGTTGTTCAGGTACTTTTATTATAGATGATAAGCGATTTTCCGTACACTATTAAAATTCAATACAAGTTAGTTGCATATAAGAGATTTGATCAGTATTTGTATTGCGTTTCCGAAGAAGGTTTGAAACTTCTTGAGAGGATTTTTGAAGTGAGGATTACTGAGCTAGAATAGCCCATTAAAATACGGGCTTCATGGGGTGAGAAAAATGAAGTTGGGATATGCAGTAGTAGGTAAGTTATATGGAGAACCGTGGGAGAGCATGATTTACGAGGATGCTGAAGAATGTGATAGTGCTTATCGCGATCTAGTTAACGACAGTGATTATAGTGACTTAAAGAGATGTAATGTTTATATCCATTACGAAGAATGGCGATGAAAGACGGATTTTATTTACTAGCGAAATAGGAAAAAATCACTGGAGGGAGTCTATGATAGGCAAGATTTCAGTAAGAGGCTGTATCGTTGCATTATCTGATGGTAACCTATCTGGACCTAGTGTACGTGTCTATTCATCAGACAATAGAATTATTCTTGATAGATATTATACACAAATGTCCACCGCAATCGAACAGTACGGATACATCTTACTATCTCTATATGAGGGAATCGATTCATTCAGGTTAACGTCTAAAGTGTTGCCAAGTGACAACATCAAATGGGCTAGCATTTAGAAAACAAATGAAAATTCATTTTCATTTGCCGGGAAGGATGATGCAATGACGTACAACAATGTAAAGTATTGTAGTTTTGACTGTGAGGAAATAGGTGGAGTCTGCGATAACTGCATCCATTACGACTTCAATGGTGACGAGGAAGGCATATATGTTGGAGATGGCTATTGTAACTATCACGAAGATCACTCAGAACCGCACAATGGGTGCGAAGATTTTGTTTGTCTTGGGGTGAGAAATAATGAATAAAATTATAAAATACATAAATGAAACCGAAATATCGGCAGTGGTCGATTCTATTGTCAAAAACAACAAAGATATCTGGAGTGTAATCGAACAGATTAAGGAGTCTAGGATAGAGTATCAGAAAAAGTCGCAGGAGCTGCAGAATGAACTCGTTAAGTTGTTACCCGACTACAAAGTGGGTATGATCCTCGAGGCTAAAGAAGACTGTCTGAACAATTGGCGTAAGGGTGATCGTGTAGAAATAACACTCGTCAAAGGAAATGATTGTGTTTTAGATGGTGCGGCTGCTATCGATGAGAAATGGATTCGTAAGTATTTTATGATCATTGGGAGCAAATGAAGTGCAGTGTGTATTTTTAGAAAGGAGATAGTGATTGTTAGAAATAAACAAAATATATAATGAGGATTGCATTGGATTAAACGGAATGCGTTTGATCCAAGATAAATCAATTAACTTAATTCTCGCTGACCTACCCTACGAGGAAACGCAAAATGTTTGGGATTCTGTTATTACACCTGAAATAATGTGGAATGAGTATAAAAGAATCATTAAAGATAACGGGGTTATTGCACTTACTGCATCGTTTCAATTTGCTTCAAAGATATATGAGTCTAGAAAGGTTCCGTTTCGATATGATATAGTTTGGCGCAAAAATAAGAGCACAGGATTCTTAAATGCTAAGAAAATGCCACTACGTCAACACGAACTAATTCTCATTTTTTACCGCAAACTGCCAGTTTATAATCCGCAAAAAACTACAGGTCATAAACCAGCGAATTCATATACTAAACATACTGGTGATGGTAGCAATTATGGAAAAACTAAAATCGGGGTATCTGGTGGAGGACAGACAGATAGATATCCAACAAGTGTATGGGATATACCTGTGATGAATAATGACTCGAAAGATAAATGGCATCCCACACAAAAACCTGTAGAGCTATTCGAAAGAATTATTAAAACATACTCCAATCAAGGCGATTTGGTATTGGATAACGCTAGTGGGTCAGGAACTACTGCTGAAGCTTGCATGAATACTCAGAGGGATTATATCTGCTTCGAAAAAGATAGAACATACTGGGAAAAATCGATTGCACGTATTCATCGATTGAATAATAATACATAATTTATGCAAATAAAATGTTAGTTTAATTGGAGGAAGTATGGGAGAGAACAATTTGACTTTGATTATTGGGGATGATTGGGAAGGCATTTATCACGATGGACTACTGATTTATGAGGGACATGAAGTGCAAAGAAGAGAGTTAGTAAACTTAATGAAAAGCCATGAAACATTTAATGTGGAATTTAAAGCGCTCAATGATATGGGGATTGATTGGTTGCATGAGGAAGGAAGTTTACCTGAATACATATCTGGAATCCCATATCAGTGTATCGAGCAATAAAACCTGTATTTCATAGGGAGGAAAAATGGAACAAATACAAAATCACGAAATTAAAGACATCTGGAGAATTAGAGACGGCTTACTGGTTGAGGTGTTTAAGTACAAATCTATTGGTCATCACAGTTATACTAAGAAGCAAGAAAAACGTGTTATGGGTTGCAAAGGATTGACAGTACTAACGTCTAGTTATACAGACTCATATAGCAAGAAAACTTATTCCAAAGGAACACTTCTTTACAATAGTTGTCCAGTTGAACCGTTGGATGATAAGAGTCAATTTAAATTTGAAATTAAGTCGAGCGGCGGATCAATCTTTGGTTCGGTTAATGAAATTGAAAAAGTGTTAAAAGACATTGAAAACTTGATGAGAAAATATCAATAAAAATTGGATTAATACTGGAGTCGATTTGTTGATTAGAAGATTTAAAACAACTGTTATCCGAGAAGACGAATACATAATTGAGATCGATGATGAAGTTATTGACGAAGAATGGATGAAAAAGTATAGTGAGGACTTTAGAAACATTCCTTCGCTCAAAGGACATATTGAAAATCTAGCTTGGAATCGAATGGTCAATGGCGAGGACTTTTATGAAGGATATGGAAACGTGTTGCATGACGGAGCAATAGCTTGGCAAGCAACCGGATATGTTGAGAAAGGTATTAACATTAAAGTTGTAAATAAGGATGATATTGAAGTATTTGCCGAAGAGATGTTAAGGATTTAATATTGGATTCAAAAGTTGATTATAGTAACGAAATCTTACTTAATGATTATCAAAATTATTAATAAAAAATAAAAGGAGTGTATTGAAAATGATTTTACATCCTGATGGACGAGTAGAGGGTACAGCCGAAGAGTTGATTATGTGGAAAGAAATGCTGTCAAAAAAAGTAGAACAGGAATATTACAAGAAGTTCACCTCGAGTGGAAAAGGTTATACACCATGGATTACTGGAACAACTAGTGTTAGCACTGGAAACTGTCCAAATGAAGGTGGACCATGTTATTGTACAGGCGCATGCAGAGGTGGGACTATTACGTATGGCGGAAAGGAGGCGAATCATTGAATAAAGAAACACAATTAAGGGCGGAGAACCAAAAGTATAAAATTATTGCAGCGTTGCGCGAGGCTGGTGCAAGTGGCTTAACGAATGCACAGCTCTCCAAAATTGCACTTCGATACAATGCTCGAATTCAAGAAATGTATGTTCTCGGCTTTGGCATAAGCACAGTCCCAATGTCAGGCGGACTAACTAGATATGTATTAAACTCAGAACCTAAATCGATACATAGCAAGCCCGATCACGCTTTGAATATCCTCATTAAAGAGATAGATAAGTGCGGAGGCAATGTTGATAAGGAACAGTTGCTAGGCTTATTGGAAGCTAATAATTTCACAGTGAGACGTAAAGTTGGTTCATTCAGTTAAAATAAATGAATAGAAAAAGAATTTAATGGACGAGGAGTGGTCTAATGAGTAAATTCTTTACTGATTTGAAGGAAGTTTTAATCAATGCAGGTAGTCAAAACAATATTAATGCTTGCGGGTATTATAATGCACTCCTTCAAAATAGTAATATGCTGGATGAAATCATTGAATCATATAAAATAAACAATATGTATATAACATGGCATCCTGATGATACCGGTGATTACACTGACGGTTTGATTCTAATTTCGTTTAGAGATTATCGCGATGGAAATTTCAAGTATAAAATACAACTTACATCGGAGCAGTCATGGGACGGATATTGTGAGTGTACTCCTGAAACACCGCACTACAACCCAAAATATGATTGTTCGGGATACTGTGACTGGTATATCCCAACATTTTCAATTGAAAAACACACAGATATTGGACATGAGAAATTTAAAGGTTATGCAAAAGATATGTGGGAATTAGACGCTCAATGGCAAGAAGAACTTGGAATCCACGAAGATGATAAAACAGCTGAACAAATTGCAAATATTAATCTTCAAATTGAACAACTTCTGAAGCGTAAAGAGGCGCTTAGAAATAAATAAATTCGTGATTTCATTGAGGAGAGAAAATGAAAAAGATATTTTTTGACATTGATAATGGAGAAGTAGTGAAACCGAGAAATATCACAGCGCCAGCATATTTAGCTGTGATAGAAGATGAAAGTTTAAAAATTACCGAACTGTACTCATGTTTTAGCAAATTTAAGCTTGAAGCATACGGTTATAAGTGGGAGAATGCTATGCTTCATCAGGATTGTTTTGAGTGGGTTAACTATTCATGGTTGATGAAGAGTTTACGAAAATATATATTGTTGATTGCGAAGCGCAGTGATAAAGATGACTATGAAGATGAGTATAGAGAGCATTATAGGTATTTGAGATTCTGGAAGAGGCATTGAAATTGTAATTTTATAAAGAGGTGTATTTGAATGATGGGAAAAGTTAAATGGTTCATCCAAGAACTTGGATACGGCTACTTTACTTCGGATGACGGAATAGATATTTTTGTATCAGTTAAAAACCCTTTCGAACAGTCGTTTATACAAGGAGACAGAGTAAAGTTTGATCTAATTGAGTGCCAATATGGTGGTCTGACAGCTATAAACACTGAGAAGATAAAAATATAATTTATCTACAAATTGAAGGAGAGATAGATTTGTTAAAGATTGAGGATAAAAATATTACAGGTTTTACAGTTAAAGTTTTAAATAAAAAAGTAGTTATTGAAATGCCAATTGCCAATCTGGTTAGAGGTTTTAATCTGAGTCCTAATAATTATGGCGAATGTAAGATTAAACGAGGTAAAAGACAAGAATTTGCGAAATGGTTGGTTGAAAATCTTTTAGATGAAGCAAACGTGGATACAGGTGATAATTTTATTGTAACTATGCTAGACAGTGTCTATGAAAGAGCATATGAAGGCGCAGAAGACGAGTTTGTTAAGTACGGATATGACGTTGAAGAGTAAATAAAATAGGAAATTTATCTGCCGAGCAAGGAGGGAGTAATCATTATTGACCCGACTCAAGATGGTATATCTCACATAAATATCTATAGCCAAGGCAAGACAGAGCTTGGACGGATGTTAAGCAACTTCTATGGGTATGGATGGAGGTAAAATTATTACAAAATATATTGATATAACAGGTGAAAAATTTGGTAGGTGGACAGTTATTGAAAGAGGAAAAAATGACAAAAACGGCAAAGCGATGTGGTTATGTCAATGTGAATGCGGAAGTCAACCAAGAGAAGTAAACAGTTCGAGTTTAAGAAATGGCGTATCAAATAGTTGTGGTTGTCTAAATCTGGAGAAAATTAGTAGTAGGTTTAAACTACACGGAAAATCAAAGACCAGATTGAATAATATTTGGTTTAACATGAAACAGCGTTGTTATAATTCAAAAAATCCAAATTACGCTGATTATGGTGGTAGAGGCATTAAGATTTGCGATGAATGGCTTAATGATTTTTTAAATTTCTATAATTGGTCAATTGAGAATGGACATTCGGATGAATTAAGTATTGAAAGAATAAATGTAAATGGAGATTATGATAAACATAATTGTAAATGGGCAACTGATTTAGAACAGGCAAACAATAAAAGAAATAATGTTTACATTACAATTAACAATGTGACTAGAACTGCGGCTCAATGGGAGAAAGATAGCGGAATAAATAAATCGACTTTTAGAAATAGAATTCGAAGAGGACTTCAAGGCGAAGAATTGTTGAGTATTAATAGAAGTAAAAATATAAAGTTATAGTTAATTGAAGCCATTAGAAATGGTATTTGATTCAGGAACACACTTAGTGAATACTAAAAATATCAATAAAGTTTTGCTCGAATGAATGAGCAAATAAAAGGAGACAATTTTGGATAAGGTTAAATTAAAATATATAAAAATACGGCTTGAATTAGAAAAACAACAATTGACAGATATGCTTCCTGAAGAATTCAGAGAAAGGTTTCAAAAACTTGCATATATAGCCGGTGGATGTATTTACTCAATTTATAATAACACAGAACCAAAAGATTATGATTTCTTTTTACGTGATAGTAAATTAGCCAATGATTTGAGAAAATATTTTATTTCACTATCAGGTTATCACGGGAAAACAGTGTCAGGTGGTATGTATAAAGATAGTTTCTTAGTAGTAACTGAAAATGCCGTTACACTCGGAAAGCATCAGATAATCACTCGTTGGGTAGGTGAACCGATGGAAGTTTGTGGAGAATTCGATTTTTGCCATCTTCAGTACTACTACGATGGCAACGAAATTGAAACAATCAGTGATTTTGAATTTCTAGAAAGTAAGACATTGCGATACAACGAGAGTCGTGCGCGGGACATCGTTGGTTCGGTAATGAGGCTGAATAAATTCGTTGAACGGGGGATGAAAGCCCCGCAAAAAGAAGTGAGTAAAATGTTGCTCAAATTAAAAGAAGTCGGGTTCAATGAGCGCGAAGTTGAAATTTTAGAAGAAGCAAAAGAAAGGTCTGATACAGATCATTTTGGTTCGTGAGGTGCATAATGGTTAATCATTTTGTTTTAACAGATGAAGAGTTAGTTGACGAATTAATTGATCTTATCGAGTGCTCGGTCGAAGTCGACTACGATCTTGTTGACAATGACTTTGACATCAATACTGACTGCAGTTTTCATTACAAGAGAAACAGAGAGTATCACGAAATTCGTAAAGAACTGTTATATAGATTGAGCAAATAAAATAAAAGAGTATTTTCATTGACCTAAGAATAGGGAGGAAACGAGTTGAAAGCAAGTACAAATGAAGATTTCAAATTGATTGCAATTAAAACAAAAGATAGAGTATACATTTCTGACAATATTACTAATTCGAGTTATTTCAATTCACAAATTAAATATTTCCTATTCGATGAAACGGAAGCAAAAAGTACATATAAGAGCGACTGGTACGAGGTTTCCGCGATTCCCAATAAAATAGAAAAGAGAATTCCTAAGCAAGTTATTAAATCTTGGTATGAGTTGAAGGAGGCACATTATAATACTAGTTTACCAAGAGTACTTTATAGCAAAGATTTCGCGGAAGATGGAGAATACGAATCAGTTTATGGACTTTATCAGATTAAAAATGAATATGATGAAGGTGGATTAGAATCTATTAAATTTCAACTAAACGTTATTGAAGAACTCGATGATTTTGTTATTACAAGAAGTGACTACGAACTACAACATCCAATTCTTGATAAGATTCAAACACATCCGATTTTACTCACAACTAAACACTGTAGCCTAAGCAGAGAAGATAGTTATAAAATTGTACGTAAATATATTAAAGAAAATATTAATCATAAATATGCAACCATTACAAGTGACTATGATTTTTGCTTTACAGTTGCAAAGAAAATTGACCATGATCCTGAACCTTATCAAGTTAATGTAGGCAAAAGAAAACCGAAGTATGAAACAAGATATCAGAGAACACGAACAGTAAAGACTTACGAAATTGCCCCAAAAGCATATCAAAACTATCCTGTAATTGAGCCATTTCAAGGTAAAAATGAACAGGACCTAAAAAATAATATTCAATCATATTTGGATGAAGTTATGGCAGTTATTAATAAACCACTTGTTGAATGTGAGCATTGCAAAGGATTGGGGGTTGTAAAGACAAATGAAATTTAAGACAAGTTTTCTGAGAAAAGAACTTGATTTGCCTGATGCCGCGATTAAAGACGAGATTACTGATACTTCCCGATGGAGTATCCATCATAGAATTGTTTTTGAACATAATGGCATATTTTATCAAACCTACTATTCTGTCGGAGCAACAGAGATGCAAGATGAAGGTCCATGGGAGCATGAGTCAGAAGTTGATTGTGTTGAGGTTGAATTAAAACCGACAACCGTTATGAAGTGGGTTCCTGTTAAAAATAATAAATAAAACTATGCAATAATAAATATATGTGATAATATTAAAATGAAGGTGAATGCCCCTTTCATATTAATATAAATATTAGGGAGATGAAACAAGTGAATATTGAGTCAATGCAAGTAGTGTCCGAACGTAACGGTTTTGTCATACGTGAAGACAAGGATAATCGTTTCAAGTATGTTGTTTATCATCCTAATTTCGATGGTGTATATATCGATGCATTTAAGTACCTAGAAGAAGCTGAAGAGTTTTGCGATGAAGAAGACCCAGTTGTTTGTGCCGAAGATATTCAAAATGGCTTCCTATGTACATAATTTACGATTGCTTTAAAAAAGAAAACATTCGGATTTATAAGGTTTTTGAAGATTTTCCCTTCATTGAGTATTTATCTCGAGACGACATAAATACTGGCGGATTTTACATGATTACAACTGAAGAGAGGGGAATAAAGAATTAAACTTGATATCACAGGACAAAAATTTGGGAAACTCACTGCAATTAAATATGTTGGCAAAGATAATCGACGTGGATCATTGTGGTTATGCGAATGTAATTGCGAACAAAAGACTCAAAAAATCTGCAAACTAGGCAAATTAAAAAGTGGAGGAGTTAAAAGTTGCGGTTGTTTAGGAACTAATAACACCCACAGCCTTTCTAATCATAGGCTATACAAGATTTGGAGCGGTATGAAGATTCGCTGTTATGACCGCAATGAACCTAATTATCCTAATTACGGAGGCAGGGGCATTAAAGTTTGTGATGAATGGTTTAATAAAGAAAATGGTTTCATTAATTTTTATAATTGGGCAATAGAAAATGAATACCGAGGTGATCTATCAATTGATCGAATCGATGTTAACGGGAACTATGAACCTTCGAATTGCAGATGGGCCACAAGGAAGGTCCAAGGAAATAATAAAAGAAACAATAGAGTAATAGAAATAAACGGAGAAGAAAAGACAATAACTGAGTGGGCTGATGAATATAAGTTAAATCCTTCCACATTTATCCACAGAATAAAGCTAGGTATATCCGGAGACCTGTTGTTATCCCCTGCTGGCTCGGTTCCTAAAATACCTTCTCATACTCGCAAAATAGTTCAGTTAACATTAGATGGCAAATTCATAAGAGAATATAATTCTTCTATGGAGGCGGAGAGGGTGAATGAAGGCGTGAGGGCAAATTGTATAACAAGAGCCTGTCAAGGAAAAATAAGACATCATAAAGGATATAGGTGGATTTATAAAGAAAACTATAATGCAAAGAATGAAAACGATGAGAATTAATGAATTTTAAAAGTCCAGTTATGTATCTTGGAATCCAAGAGAGCCTTGAAAGATAAAGCTGATATATGGTCGAAAATACATATATAACCGGTTGATATACGAACGTTTGTTCGATTATAATAAAGAAAAACCAGCAGGTGATACATATGACCAAACCGGTACAATCTGAGGAAGAACTCAGCCTTATAAAAGAATATGTCCTTTACTCTGTTATCATGGATACTATAGAGAAAGACATTGTAACAATGAAGGAAGTTAAACTGAAGATGGCAGAAGTATACACTCGTTCGCTTCGAAAAGTACAGAATGCTGCAACCGAAAAACATTCTCGGGTTAGAAAAGAACTGAGGAATCGTGGAATCAAGGTTTATGAAGAAATTCGAGACAGGGAACATCTTAAATCAAAATTTATTTGCCGAGGCTATCATGGCGAGTTGCTGATTTTGTGGAACGTAATAAAAGTTGAAGTTGAGGAGCGACTATATACGTATATGGATATCGATCCAAATGAAGATACATTGATACCATGAATTTATTTTCATGAAATATAATGGATAGATTTTTTATCCAAACGAGGTGAAAATCATGATAAGCAAAAAACTTAGCGGTAATGGTTTATGGGAGTCCTCAAGAATGGTGCTTCCAGAACATAGGATCAGGATGTTTAAACATAATGAAGAAAGAGGGTACAAGGAAAAGCCAAGTTTGCATGAAGATGAGTTGGAGATGTTATTTCAGAATATAAATTACTCCATCAATCAAAGAGAAATAGTAAGCATGACAGTATTCGGAGTAGGACAAGACCGGGTTATTAATGGTGTTGTTACGTACATCAATTATGACAAAAAGAAGCTGAGAATTGAATTTGATGATGGTTATGAGTTTGTAGATTTTGATGAGATTATAAATGTGCGTATGTAATGCTCAATAATGGTCAATAAAAGAGACATTTTATTAGATGAAAGCGAGGTGAAAGATGAAGTTAACATCTGATTTGATTTCACGAAGAAACAGTTACTCACTCTGGAAGTACGAAGATGCAGTTAAAGCAATTCATCATTGGGAGACGGATAAATATCAGAGCGGTAGGTTATCTGTAAGTGAATGTAAGACATGCTACTATTTAAAGAATGGAGCAAGTTTACAAGCATTCACTAACTACATATGCAAGAACTGCAATCAAGAAAAAAATCACCATGATTCTTCTACGCCAGATTATTGTCCTGATTGCTGTAAAGAACATAATGTTTGTCGAAGATGTGGAGCGGACGTTTGACTTGTCGTTTTACACGATTACCCAAGAAATAAGCGAGGTGATACTATGTATCAACAATATGATGAGGAATATGATAAGCGTTATGAACTCGAAGCATATTTGGCTGTAGATGTTGCCGAAAATGGGGATCGTGCCAGAATTGCAAAGAATTACTTTAGCAAAAGCGAACTACCGGCGCTTGATAAAATTGCGACTAAACTAAAAGAAAATGGGTTTGACACCTTCGAGATTCGAGAGATTACTGAATTGAAACGAAGATACTCCATTATGTAAAAGTATATAATAAATGATAATCCATTGGTGAGAGGCGAAGGGTTTTTGACCAAAAACAAGGAATTGATTAACCGTAGGGCGTTTAAAGGGGAATTTTATGATGAGATTAACGATGGCATCAGTGAGAAATATCAAGCAATATATCCTAATAGTAAAATAAGAGTTGAATACATCTTAGATAGAGAATTGTTCCTTTGGCAAGTGTATATTGACGGTCATACATATTCAGAAGACGGAAAAATTATCGAAGCATTAATTCATGTTGACACATTCAAGAATCTAACTGCAATTAAACTGTTCTCTTCAATAAGTTTGTCAGAGTATGAAGCAGAATACAATGATTATAGTGAAGATAATTATAAATTGTTGAGACAAGGTATCAATGATTTGGTGATGGAGTTTTCGGCCAAGGGAGTTATTTTTGAAGAGAACGAAGTAAGCACTGGAGGCTATCGAGTTGTTTTCTACCATCCTGAATTCAGCTCAAGAAATTCATACATGAGTTCTTGGGATAGGGAACGGATGAAGGAGAGTTTACACTATGATCTATACCGTAGTTCAAGTTATGGACATTTTAATGTGCAGCCAATTTCAAAAGCAACTGTAAAAAGTAAACTTAGCGATGTTAGGAGAAGTATTAAACGGTTACTTGAAAAGAAACAATAGACGATCCTTTCATTAACTTTGAGGTGAGGTATGGATAGATTCATTCGTGTTATTTTTTTAAGTTTTCTTATGGTGCTATTTGAGGAACTTAGTGATCAAGCATATGAAAAAGGTCAAACTTGGTCTGGAATTTCTTTGTTTGCAATTGTATTATTTTTTGGTTATTTGTTGCTATCAAGAGCATATCAAGATGGAAAGAAAGATGCTGAAAAGAAATCGAGGTGGTAAGATGGCATCTGTTTTTTGCCAGTATTGTAAGGTAAAAGACGAGAAGAATTTGATGAAAAGAGGAATCACAAAAACCGGCTATATACATAACACTTGTATTCCTCGATGGGAGAAAGATCAGGAATATAAGAAAATAGAAAATGAACAATGGAGTTCACTTTATGAGTATCTTCGCTCCCTACATAATGCCCTAGATATTCCTCCACGAAATATTAAACGACTTAGAGAAATTAAAGAAAATAAAAATATTTCATATAAATTAATGATTGATGCATATAAAGTTGCAGAAGATAAAATTAAGTGGTTTATTCGCGAAGTACTTCAGGACGGGAACAATGCAGAAGATATAAATAAGGTAATAACGGTTATGATGAATTCAGGGTTGAATCAAGCGGCAAGAGAAGAACAAATGAGAAAAAGGCAGCAACAAGAAAAAGAAAAACTGATGGCACAGGAGACAAGTAACGATATGTCTCATGATAATTTAATAAATAAAAAAAATACAAAAGATATACTGGATATATCGGAGTTTCTTTAATGCTCAGGAGGGGTAAGTTATCGCAGAATATATCAAAGAGTTTGTTGACCCGTCTGGAGTTCATGAATCCTTATTCGTAGGGTATTTATGGAAAACTCCAAGTCTATACTCTAAATATAAAGTCCATAAAACAGAGAAGGACACATTTACAAAACCAGTATGGTATTTTTACTATTATATAGGAAAAGAAATGTATGAGAATGGTATGCGTACTTTTGACGACGCTTCTGTTTATTCATATCTTACTTCGAAGCCGAAAGAAAATGGAAAAAAATCATACTTTGAATATTACAACGAACACGGTGGATGGTCCACTATTGAAGAGATCTTAAATGAATGTGATCCAGATAAAGGGAATGTAGACTATCATTTTAGTGAAGTTCAAAAATATGAAAGTTTGCGTATGTTTCAAAAGGAAGGCTTTATCAATGTACTGAGTTCGGATTTGATCAGCAAATTAACAAACATGAATCTGATCCAACTACAGCAATTCATGCAACTCAAGGTTAAGTCTGGATTCTCACAAGTGAATTCTGGGGAAATAGTTATCTCGTATTTGGGCGATGATCTAAGTGAGACCATTAAAGAATTAAAAAATGGAGAACAGGCAGGAATTCCTTTATTTGAATCACCAAGACTCAATAGAAAAATAAACGGACAAAAACTAGGGAATTTAAATTACTTGATATTGCCTTCAGGTGTAGGTAAATCAAGTATATTGACAGAGAAAGCGGTAATGAGTCTATATGAAAATGACGAAAAAGGAATCATTTTTGCTAACGAGGAGGGGATAAAACGTTGGAGATCCAGACTGCTTGTTACTGTGGCAGCAAGGGTATTAAAAAAGCCGGTCGCAAGAGACGTTGTTAATCGAGGATTTGGTGACGAGGTTGAGGCGATTCTGCATGAAGCAAGAGAATGGATTGAATCGCATCGAAAAGAGAACATACTCTTTATCAATCTAAAGAAATATAGAATCCAAGACGTAATAAGTAATATTGAATTGTATAGGCCAAAGGGATACAAACACATATATTTTGATACTTTTAAACCTGATTTAACGCAGCAGATTGAAAGATGGTTGGCATTTTCTAATTCAGCGCAATATTTGTATGACACTATAAAAGACGATGCCTACAATTGTCATTGTCTAGCTACTGTACAATTAAAAATTGGTAAAGAATTTAGATACATTGATCTTGATTGTATCGGAAAATCGGTCGAAATCTCAGAGGTCGGTGCTGTAATAATGGCCGGACGCTTAATGTTTGATGATGAATATAAAGTAGAAGGACACAAAAACAGGCTTAATCCGTACAATTGGGAGAAGGATGAACTCAACGGAAAGTGGTTTAAGAAAGAGTATAGACTTGATCCAGAGAAAAAATATCTAATTCTCTTCCTGCCAAAAAATCGTGAAGGGAGTGAAGATGAGCAGATCATCTTTGAAGTGAATTATGATTTTAACATATGGAGAGAAGTATCTCTAGTCCAAGTACCAAACAATGGAAGGTAATCCTCTAAGGGAGGAGCATGATGAGTGATGTTCTAACAGAAATAAGAAAAAAATTGTTACAAGATGACAATATACATACATTGCTTGAAAAGGCAGAGTGTGAAAATATAAAACGTCGAAGCAACAGGTATGAAGCAACGTTGCCAAGCAGGTTTAATTCAGATAACGATAGAGCCGTGCAAGTGTATTTAAATGAATCAATAACCTGTAAAATAAGAAGTCGAACCTTTTTAGGAAAAGGTATTTATGACTTAATTTCATATATTGTATTTGGATGTATAGAAATAAAAGAAATAAATAAATGCCTTCCGAAATCAAAAAGATGGATTTGTGAGCAATTGGGTTTTTTTGAGTATCTAAATAACTCATGGTATCATGAAAAGCCAAAGGAAGACCCGTTAAAATGGTTAAAAGATTTAAAGAGGAAACGAAACAAGGAAATTAAGATAATTGAAAATACCGTGCTAGATGATACTGTATTTAATCAGTACATTATGTATCCTTACATTAATTATTTGAAAGAAGGCATCGACTATAACACGCAGCTCGAGTTTCAAATCGGTCTTGACCTAGTTAGTGAACGCGTAATCTTTCCTATACATAATAAATACGGAGACTTGATTGGAATAAAGGGTAGAACTCTAGATCCAGATTACAAAACTAAAAAAATCCCGAAGTTTATGCATTTATATAATGTAAATATGATTTCCGAGCTGTACAACTGGCATCGCGCGCTTTACTACATAATGGAGCAGAAAGAAATCATATTTTACGAAGCTGAAAAAACTTGCTGGCTAAGTACTCAATGGGGATATAGAAATTGCGTTGCTTTGGGGAGCAGTGAGATAACCGAGTGGCATGTCCAGATGGTCAAGGAACTTGGCTTAGATATCCGAATCGTGTTGGGTTACGACAAAGATAAGGAAGCAAAGGAAATAAAGGAAGCAGCTAAGATGTTTGGATTCACTCACTCAATCAACGTTATGTGGGATGGGAGGAATGCATTTTCTGCAGAGAAGAAGCACTCTCCAACGGATTTAGGCAAAGATGCATTTGACCAACTATACAATGACAGGTATAAATACAAAATAACATGACAAATAAAATCGATATTTCATTCAATGGTAGCAAGCACAACTTGGAAAATAGTGCTTGCTATTCTTTGTATCTTGATATAAAATAAAAGTATGAAATAAACTAATTGATGAGGAGGCGGACTAAATATTCGATGTTTGTCTGGTGGATCATTGGAATATGTATTTACTTCTGTTTAGTAGTACTTATCGCAAAATGCTGTGGAGGAAATACAACTTTCGATTATAAAATAAAACATAATAATACATATGGGGAGAATGAGCGATGAAGTTGTATCAATTGGGCAAAGGGGTATATAAAACTTACCGGGAAACAGTTAAAGGGAATCAAAATATCACTCCACAACAAGCACAAAAGAAATTGACTCGAAACATTATACTGGCTTTTAAAGTTTCAAAAAGCAATAATGAAAATTTAAAGCAACGGTACTTCTATGGTAACTTGCACATACTCGTAGTTGGAAATAAAATCGTCTGGATCAAAAATATTAAGCAGAATGGCAACTGGTTTTATAAGGATCAGAAAAAGTATGATGAATTGAATGTGCTGCTTGGTATTGAAAATGATTCTGAAACTATTAATCAAAGAGTCAGTTAATAAGAGGGAGAAAACATGAGTGAGGCACTAAAAAATGCCCTATACGATGTAGTAGAAAAAGCAAAGAAATACGATGCGATTATACATCTTAGAAAAAATGGAGAAATCCATTGTGATTTTTGCGGTAAGTGTCAATGCGATGTTAAGAAGTTAGTAGCTGGACCAAGAGTTTTTATTTGCGACGAATGCATAGAACTATGTGTTGAAGTTATTAAAGAAGAGAAAGTGAATGAGGAAGACAAATAAAATTATGCTTTCATTGAAGAAAGGGGCGCCTATTGGAAAAATATGAGGGATACAAGGGAAATTAAATTCCGGGGACGCCGAATTTGCAATGGTGAGTGGGTATACGGTTGGTTGTATTCAATCGTTCCATATGGAAATCCTCATGAGCGTGGTTTTATGATCAAAGAGGATATAGGAGACGATTATGAGGTCGATCCCGAATCAGTAGGTCAATATAGCGGCGTTAACGATGACGACAAGGATGAAGAGTTATTTTCTGGAGACATCATACAGGTGGGATACGACGGCGAAACGATTGTCTGTGAAGTGATGAGAGAAGGTCCGGGATTCTTGCTGGCATCAGGCGAATTTGATGACGGATATATCTGGATCAGTGAAATAGTAGAATCGCTTGATGGCAAGTTTTATATACCTGATTCGGAATTGTTGGGAAATCGCTGGGAGCATCCTCATCTATTAGGAGGGAACCAAGCATGAGGATAGACGATATGAAGCCGGGACCGGAATTGAATGCGGAATTTGCGAAAGCACTCGGAAAGCCGAATTTGCGCAAATATAACCACTGCTATGTTTGGGACAATGTGGGGTACGTCAACGGAAAACCAGTTGGATCAGTAATGGGAACGATCGATGTTCCAGAATACTCCACAACATGGGACGGAATGAGCGAAGTTGTTGGGGAGATGCAACGACGGGGATACAGATATTTGCTCCATGACACTCATAACGGCATATCGCTTGCGCAGTTTCAAAAATATAATGCAGAATACGAACTGACTGGGTTCGGCAGGAGTGAAGGAAAAACGGCCCCTCACGCTGTAACGTTGGCAGCTATTAGGGCTCTACAAGGGGAGCAATAAACGTATGAAGACGCTATGTACACGTTGTAAAAAGCCGGTTTATAAAAATCGAAACCACTGGACAGATGTACACGGAAATCGCAAGCATATTCGCTGCCAAAAAGAAGAAGAACAGGAGCGCCGTGAACGAGATAAAAGAACATCTCGCATGGAGGCTCTACAAGGGGAGGATACCCAATGAGTAAAAAAGGCGGAGATATACTTTGTGATCTCTGGAGCCGAGTCGATCAAGCGGATTTTGACACCATGATTACGGAAGCATTCAAGAAGATTCCTACGAAAATCCAAAAGAAATTCATTGCAGAAATTCTTGAAAATAATATTTGGGATTTGAACGGAAAGCCTGATGATAGAACTTTATCCGAGTGCTGGGAATTTGTTGATGCAGGGGAGGATACCCGATGAATAACTGTGGAGTATGCAATCATCACTTAGACATCAACCATGCCCAATTAAGACGATTCGAATTGGATGGGACTCTTACGCCGTACCATATGGGTTGTGAGGGTGAGGCGCGGAAACTTAAGCCTTGTGTAGACTGCGGCCAACATCGACTATTATGCAGCGATTGTGCAGAGGTAGGGGAGGATACCCAATGAATATTATACCAATCATCAGAAATGAAAGAGGTAGCCTGACGCTTAATAGGGCTGATTTGGATATCATCATTGGTCAGATTATTGATATATGCAGAACAGAAAAGGAACTGGAATGGGTTCAAGATCAATTAATAGGCTGCATTGAATCCATGGTGGAAGGAAAATTGGAAGAGTTGGAGGATACCCAACCATGAAATACGCGATAAAGTTCCAAGGCGAATATATGCGCCAAAGATACGGATCAGATTGCTTTACCGACGATCTTGGTTTCGCTGTCCTATTCGATTCTCGGGAAGAAGCTGTATCCGAACTTTTCGGTGATGAGCATGTCGTTGAAATACAAGAAGACGAAGAAGGCGGAATCTGGGAGGATACAGCAAATGGAATGGATTAATTGCAGCGACAGAATGCCGGAACCGGCTCAACGTGTACTTGCAGTATTCCCAACAGGGTATAAGGGTGTCAGGCATATTTCCTTAGTCATTTACGTTCCGGCCAAATCAGTAAAGGCGGAAGATTTGTGGGACGACGACAGTGATTGTGTTGAATACGACGAAGAGAAGGATTGCTTCTACGTCGAAGAAGGTTGGTATGAATCGTCTTACGAGTCGGAAAAGGATTGGCGTTTGAATTACGAGGTAACTCACTGGATGCCATTACCTCATGTTCCAGTGGCACAAGGGGAGGATAAAGGGTGAAACAGCCAAACATAAAAATATTCGGAAAAACTCATAAAGTCGTTCAAATCGAATTTAACGACGATGGCTTAATCCAAAAGATCATATATAAGGCAAATCAACACAATAACAGAATAGTATTCCGACGAGACGATATGGTGGATGAATCGCTCGTACGGAAATACAAAATCCACGAGCCAACAAATCATCCATACCACAACTATGCTCATGCGCCTGATCTGGAGTCTTTATTGGTACAAGGGGAGGATACCCAATGAAGCGTGAACTGATTATATCCGGTTCGGTAGAAAAATGTTGGGCTTGCAAGGGTCGAGGATATTCGGGATCTGAAAACCATCCCGAATGCGTAGTTTGTAGTGGATATGGTTGGTTGCCGAAGGGAGAAGAAGATGCCGAGACGCCATCCAGATGAAGTTAAGCAAAAATGCGGACGATGCAGCCGAGAGAGATACGAACTCGTTAAATGTGGCGGAATATATGTATGTTGGAACTGCTGCAACTACCTAAAAAAGTCGGGGGATGATACCCATGGAACCAGTAAGTAATGCTGATAAGTTGAGAGATAAAGCACCGGAAGATATAGACGATGTCCTATCCGAACTCGAAGACTTGAGCAAATTTTGGAAAGAGGCAATGAGGGAGCAAGCCGAGGAATATATTGAATCTCTCCAATCCATACAGCAGGAAAGGGATAAACTGCTTCGCAAACTGAACTATAAAGACTTGATTATCTCAAATGCGGTGGAATTAGTTGAGGATCGAGAAAAAGTGCTTTCGGAATTGCGACCATTCGTTTCACCAGAGCATCAAAAATTAATAGATTCAGTGGTGGACAACGGGAGTTTCAATGTCGGAGTAGGGGAGGAAAGGACATGACCGAATTGACGGAACAGCGAAAACGGGAGATCGCTGAGATGGCCCGGAGGGATTTAAACGCTCATGCATGGTTATGCGAACAAGAGCAGGAAGAATATGCCACTGAGGTTCTTTCCCTCCAACAACAGGTAAACACGCTGACGAAACAGATTGAGGCAGCGTTAACCGATTTGGAAGCATATAAACCTTTAACGGCTATAGTCGTCCTTAAAAGTGCCATACAGTCTATAAAGGAATCCCCGAGGGAGGAGCAAGGGAAATGATTAAATTGACATATTTTGAAGGTGACGCGCTGTATATTGCGCCAGATCGAATTATCGCCGTTTATGATGATATTTCCGCGACAACGATAAGTTGCGGTGGAGAACTTTTCAGCGTGGAAGAAAAGCCAGAAGAAGTAGTACGCAAGATCATGGATTACAAACTGGCTATGATTGAATACCGTTCGAAATTCCAAAACAATAAATCTGTTGCTGACATATTGTGGGGAATGAATAAACTGGCCGGATTGGAGCAGACCCCATGATAGTACGAATCACATTTGGCGACCGAGTAATGATGTTTGGAGATAGCTATAAGCCGTGGCACATGCAGATGGACGAATATATGCGGCGATGTGCAGAAGGATTGCCAAGACCGGAAAGGGTTGAAGTATCAAAATCAAAGTGGATCGGGTGGGGTGGCTTAAAGTGGTGTTCATCGGATAACTTTCAGCATGAGTTGAACCGTGAAGGGTGCCAAGAAAGCGATCCAGACAATTCTCGGCCACGTAAATACGCTGATATGGAGTTTGCTCCGGCAAAAGGAAAGGTGTTGGGGAAAGTATACGATGCATGGGAGTCTGGTCAGCGATTGATGAAAATCGGGAAATTAAATGATGAAGAATATAGGTTGTATCAGCGCGGAGAATTGAAAATAACTGTCTAGGCCCAATAGGGGATAAAGGGAGAGAAAATGAATGGCTAAATATGTGTTTTTTGCATCGACTGGGTATGTTGGATCAAGCCGTGAAGAAACTGTAGAAATTCCGGACGAGGAACTTGAGGGCATGTCTGAGAACGAACAAACTGCGTACGTTGATAAAAATTATTATCAGGATTGGTTGGCGGGAAACACTGAATTATCATTTTGGAAAGTCGACGAGTAAAGGAGAATCCCCATGGAACAGATAGAGGGGTAGAAGGGTAACGTACCTATAACCCCCTTTATCGGCCCCCACTTCGTTAAGCGGATTCGGTCGAGTCGTAGGATTAGTCAAAGGACGAAAGATGAACACCAATACAATGCGAGAAACTGCCGCAAGGGCTACGATGTGTGTACTGCAAAACAATGGAAAAGAATAAGTTAGCGAAAGCAAAAAGTTGGTTTGGACAAGGGGAATACAATGTTAATTTGATGATTTCCGCTGGGGTAATAACGGAATATCGAATTCTACAAATGTACGAAAAAGAAGTAGAAGGCAAGTAGCATTTTGAATAATTTGTCCGTAAGGGGTGAAACAGGGATGGATGAAAAGAAGTGTCCTAACGAGTGTGGAGATTTAGAAAATGTTAGAGGTCATATCGAAACGAATGACGGAAGAACGTATTTCAAAGTGGATATTTTATATTGTCCTGATTGTCATTACATTCAAAACGTAGATGCCAACTTGTAACATTTTGAAAAGGCGGTGTAGATGTGGAATTTAAGTATTTACCTCTTGATTTTTACTCGGTGGATTATTGGAAGGGGCGGATTGAAAAATCGTCCTCTACAAAATATGAATTTGTAGTAGATCATACTGAGTTAGTGTTAGAGCAAAATGTTAGTCCAACTGAGAAATTAAAGGCGATTCAAGCGCTTATTAATGCAACAAAATGAATAAAAAGTTACATCATAAGGCCGAACGGCCACCGAGTTGACCGAAATACTCAGGCGTAGCCGGTGGCCGGATCAATCCATTTTGGAGGTAACCCAAGACGATTTGAATTGCGTGAGATTGTAAAGTGGCTGTTCATTGAACCATTCTTGAATTATAAGAAAAACAAGCACGTAAAATACTGATTGTATTAAGGGGGACGAAAATGAAAAAGGAAATTGTAAGTGTACCTAAAATTGAATATCAGCCAGTACAAACAGGTATTTCAAATGTTGAAATATGGATCACGAGCGATGGAGGAAGATTTGAAAACGAACAAGATGCCGAACATCACGAATTCTTGTGGCGCGTTGCTTGGAAAAATAAAAACCTTAACTTACATTATGATCCTGAAACTTTTGAATTTGAAAGTCTCGAGGATGCCATACGATATTTTAAAATTTATTCTGTTTATGAGAGGAAAGATTACTCCCTAGAGGAACTAAGTTATCCTTGCAAGGTTGTAAAGTACAGTGAGTATTCTTCCTGTGATTGCGCACTTCAGTATCAAAACGAGCATTATTGTACGGAAGAAGATATGAGAATAACGAAAATCATTCCATTAGAAGACTACAAAAAGATGATGATCGAATATATAAGCGATCTATGAAATCTAAATTTCATGGGAAGGAGTATTTTCATGAGTTATGATCCAGAATTTTATTATCAAGAGTTGGGAATGGAAAAAGATGTTCTGGAACTCGAAATCAAGGATTGTGAAAAACTAATCGATAAACATAAAAAGAGAATTAAAAAAATAAATAAAAAGATGAAAGAGCTAGAGAATGAAATATAACTTTTATTCACCAAGGATCAAAAATGAAGATTGAATGATGAGGTGAAAAATGGATAATTACTTAGTCGAAGTTCAATTTGACTATGGAAGCAATAAAAATATACTCACCAGAGGACAACTTGATTTGCTTCAATCAATAAGTTCAAGAGAAGTCAGAGCCGATCAATTAAGCAAAAGACACTTAGATATTAATCAAACATCATTTTGGAGGGATGAAGACAAAAACCATGAAGATGCTAGAGTTATGGTAGATGCATTCCATATTGGCGGAAAAACCAATATCGTATCTTTAAAAAATCTGTTAGATCTAGACATTCCTATTGAGTTTAAAATTCTAAATAAAATAAAAGAAATACCAGAATATAATGTGCAAGAAACGATATTTCATAAATTGATTAAACTTGAATCTAAATTAAATCAGTTTGATCAACAAATGCAATTTAATTATAAAGTTGGTGTACATATCAGCGACCTTGGATTGCTGAACGTTAAACAGGTTACGTGGCTTGAAGATGCTTGCACAGAACAACTTCAAAAAATGCTAGATAGAGGGTGGCGAATTCTTGCTGTCTGTCCACAACCCAATAGTCGTAGACCTGATTATGTATTAGGCAAAAATGATAAATGTGAAGATGAGAAAGAGGGAATCCTTGCAGGTCGAAGTTGTAGTTAAGTAAATAAAATATTTTTTATCAGGGGGTTGTAAATGAACGGATTAACGGATGTTAGGTTTATTTTAGACCAAAAGCATGATTATGATATCGGTTCAGAAATTTCAATTTATCTCGGAAATAATGTTGTTGGTCAAGCAAAAGTTCTTTCAAAGAATTCAACATGCTGTATTAACCACCGAACTAATGATCGTGAACAACTTTATGATTATACCTTTGAAATCAGCGAAAATCTAAAGGCGTCTGGACACAATAAATATACGCCTTATTTTAATGGGGCATACGGACGCCTGTGTGTTTCGGATAATGAATTGCTGAGAAAACAAGAGAAGGAAATGCACCAGCGGAACGTAGATCGGGTTCGTAAGCAAGATATTAGTTTTAAATATGTATGCTTGTCTTGTGAAACTGTAATCGCTTCGAGCAAAGAGTTCAAATCTACCTCCTGTAAACATTGCCGAAAGGGTAAATTAGAGCGAGTAAGTAATTGGTGATAAAAGACAAATTTGATTAGGTGAGAAAATGGATAACGAAATATATGAGAGGCATTTACATGTCCTTGATCCTTACGAGTATGAAGTTGTAGTCCGACGATACGGATTAAGAGGCTTTGAAAAAAGAACGCAAAAAGAAGTAGGCAATGAACTGGGTGTCAGCTGGTCGTTTGTATCCAGAGTTGAAAAACGGGGGATTTTTAAAATTAAACATGAGTTGATAAAAGAATAATAACCATTAAATTGGAGTGTGCAGATATGCGAAAAACACTGTACGACTATATTAGCGAAAAGTACCCACACAGTATTAATGATTCGGATATGGAATGTATAGAAGATGACATTGCAGTCTATCTCATCCAAGGATTCACACTAGAAGAATGTGTTGATGCAGCAATACAGTATTACCATAATCATCGAATTTTCCAAGACGATCCTGCATCATGCTTTGGATTTGGAATGCGAGAATATTTAGACGAATAAAAGAGAATTTTCATTGGGAGATGAATTCAAAAGAAAATGAATATTATTAATGATATTTTGCCATTTATTAAACCTTCCGGTAGAGACGAAAACGGAAAGTTCAATAAGAAATTATATAACTTGTTTAAAATGATTTCTAAGAATGAGTATAGCAATAGGCAACTTAGGGTTTTCTTTAAGCCCCAAAGTTGGTGGGACGGGAGTTACATCGATTTTCATAAAAACATTCACAAAGAAATTCATAGCCTTACAAGACAAATCATTCTTAGTCCATATGGAGAGCCGCATTCAGGATATTCACTTATGGAAGCACTAAATAAAAATAAACCAGAAGTGTATTCATGGATAATGCATAAGACGGAAGATTTTATCGATGTTACTGAGTGGTTCTTCAATACATATAGGTCGATTGGGCGATGCATGTTCGATAATTTACATCATGATTTCGATAACCAATACAACAATCGTTATTACATTATTAATAAGAATCATCGTAAATGCCGTTGGTGCGGGAAACATTTTCATCGAGAACACCATAAAGAAGTTGAGGTCAGAAAATACACGATTTGGAAAGAGACAAATAAAGAGGAGACAATTATTAATGCAAAAATTTAAAGCATATCCAAAGGAAAATTTAGAATTGTTACCCCACACTTGGATAAAGGGATTGGATTATGAAGTGGTTCAAAAGAGTGATTATTTTGTACTTGCTTCAAATGAAGGACAAACCAATATAACCGGTATAGCAGTAGAAAGACTGGTAGACGTATTCGAATTTGAGTAACCTAACAAAACGAAGATTCTATAAGGAGGCAAAATTAGATTTATGGTAAACATTGATGGGTACGCACGAGTCATTACTGATGAAAATGGTAAGATTATTGACGTCACTGATTATCACTGGGACCATGACCAGTTATATGCATGTATAGGTAGAACAGAAATTATGGATTATGTATGCGATATTGAATCAAGCGACGCCGAGGTACTGATTCCACTAACATATTTTTATCAAGAAGGAAAATGGATTGGTGCAGATTGGTGCGATCCCGAACAATGTCTAAATGTGGTTGCGGAATATGTTTTGAGATGGGATTTTAAGAAAAAATATCTTGAAGATATCAAAAAAGCAAACAAAGATCAGCATGAATTGCAATATGTTGATGATATGATTAAAAATTTTGAAGAAATATATAAAGAAAAAGTTGATATCAAAAGCCAATAAAACGACGATTTTATCTGGAGGTGATTGGATTCGTTGTACAGAGTTATCGAATGGAAAGCTAATGATATTAAAGTTTATGATGTCGGCACAGATTTATCAGAGAATGAAGCAAGAGAATTATGTAATTAGGTGAAACGTGGTTTCTATCGAGATATGGAACCAATGAAAATGTTTGAAGAGGATGAGGAATGAACACGGAATACCAGTATTTAAAGACAATAAAACAAAATATTAATTGGAGGAAATATGAAGAGAAACGTTGAGGAAGATATAAAAAAGCACTGGTTCCCCGAACATAAAGCAACTTTAACTCAGTATGGAGATTTGCAAGTTCTACAATGGGCAAAGCCGGGAACTAATACATATATGTGTCGATACGTGTTCGATGGAAATAAAATGTATATTAGTGGAGATATTGGTACTGCTGTATTCTGGCTGACTTGGAAAGCAGATATCCATTCGTTCGATGATATCCATGTCGGCTACTTTGAAGAAAAGTTAACTGCTTATGAAGGTAAGCGAAGAAATTATGATGGCGATCAAGCTGAAAAAGAATTGAAAGACTGGAGAAAACGTCTCAATGAAAACGGAAAGAAATATGACCGAGAAATGATGCGGGAACTTATTAACGCTGCAAAATCGTGTTCAAGTACAGATGAGTGGACCTACGAATATGTAAATGGGACTTATCACGAATTTATTTCTGATTTGGATTATGATTACTGGGATTGGATTTATACGATTGGTGATGTAATGCCAGTTCGTATACATGGCTACTTAGTAGGATTGAAAATGGCTTCAGAACAATTAAAGCAGCAAATGAAATAACTCTTTAATCATGTATATTGGAGGAGTTCGATGCAACTTTATTTTGGTTACCAATTATTAGAGATCCTGCATCCGAATCAAAAGGCATCTTGTGTCGAGGGGTTATACATAGGGTACGTGGTTCAAAAATTCATGTACGGTAACCAGTTGATATGGGCTAATGATGAAGTAGTTGAATTAAACGGAGGTAATGATCCGTTTTTCCGATATAGCAAATGGAAAAAAATTATTGACCAAGATTCGCAAACATGATAAATTAAATAAAAGAATATAATAAAAGGTGAGTGATAATAAGTGATTCTGAAATTAGTTGAAGTGGGGGATATCTCCGAAGCAAGATTTGTATCATTCGCTGTTAATCTAAATAATATCACAAAGGATAGACTTTATGAAGTAATGATTGGTAGACCAATTGCAATTGATGAAGTCGTTGGAAGACAACTCGAGCATATTTATCCTAATGAACACTATATCGTGAATGATTCCGGTAGAAAGCAACATGGAATCTGGGCTTTCATTAAGACAAAGTATTATAAGTAAAAAAATAATACATAATCATTTGGAGGAAATCATGAAGCAAATCGAGAAAGATGTGATTATGCTTGGGATGATCTCAGACTTTGTAAAAGGATATGGGAAGAAGATTAATGATTACATTCCTGAATATCAAGGAGATAAGGTTTGCAAATTTGGTGAGAAAGTAATTTTGAATGATGAGCATCTTGAAGGAATGCTTAAAAAATTGGCCAGTGATTGTTATAGAAGAGTTAAGAAGAAGTTAGATTAATGAGTGATTTCATTGGAGGAAAATAAAATGGAAAAAGAAAATAAACAGGCAAACAACAATAATGTAAAGATTGAGTATAATTCATCGAAAAAGCACAATATAATCGTTGAAAAAATGATTAAAAAAAGTAGCGACACAAGGAAAGATGACAATAAATGATTTACGTAACAAATATCATTGCTGTATTATCACTAATTGTCTCGATTGGTCTAGCATTGTTCACGATTAGATTCAATAATTATCAAATCAGTAACGTATACCTTGCTAACTCAAATCTGATATTTGAATCAAGAAGAAGGTCAAGCGAATTATTTGAGGCGTGTATTCCACTACTTGCCAAAGAAGAGATGGATATATTGAACGAATATGAGAAAACAATGCTTTCGTATTATCGAGAAATTTATGAAGAGTCTTTAGAAGTAACACTTACCGTATACAATAACATTTGTTCGATATATCTTGATAAAAAAATGAACAAAAAAGCCTTCCTGAACTTTTACCAAAAAGAAATTGATGATTTTTTCAGTAGCAAACAAATATCTAAAATTCTAGAAGAAAATAGAGATGAGTATTTGAAGCTGTGGATAGTATATTTACAATGGCGTAACAAATAAATTAAAATAAAATCCTTATTTTATTGGAGGTAATATAGGAATGTTTTCAAATCAAGTAAACGTAAATGGAAAGTTTATCAGCGGCACAATTCAACGAAAGGAAGCTCACCATGCATATCTTTTTCTAAGTCAATTGAATTTGGGTGGTCGTGGAGCAAATACGTGGAACTCGAATACTCTACGAGAGATTGCAAATGAACTCAATGACGTTGCGAACGAGCTAGATAAGCAGAACATATGAAACGAATGTTTTATCCAAGTTTTTGAGGAGGGACACATGAAACTTTGGGATATACTTAAAGATTTAAATTCAACGGATAAATACCCAATTGGCACTAAATTCAAGTCTTTAGCTCCTTATTGGTGCGATCTGACGGCAGAAGTAAAACCGATTAATAATTATCCTGACGGCTCAAACGGAAAGACGCTAAAGTGGGAAGAGGATGTAAATGGGTGTAAGGGGAAAATCATCGGATTATACGGTGGAGCAATTAAGTATGATTGGGAATTAATTAGCGAATAAAACTAAGTTTTTATCAACTAATAGGAGGAATAAAAAAATGAAAATGTACATTATCGTTGATAAGTACAATGAAGGGTTTTACTACAACTTTGAAAAAGAAGATTTCTATATGGACATTACTGAGCAAAGTCTTCTACCTTCGAAAGAAATGGCTAAAACATATATTGAAGACCAACTATGTAGTGATTGTGTACCAGCGGAAATCGATATTGAAAGTGTTAGTAAAATGGGTACTTGGGTATATTCTATTGAGAATGTTTGGGATGATGATAAAGAATAAACAAATGAAATTAATTTTTTATTCACCGAAGGAGGATAGAGACATGAAGTGTGCGTGGTTTGAGACTCTATCTAAAGAGATAAGTTTGATTAGCTTGTGGAGACAAAAGTTCTTTCCTAATGCTAAATTTACGAAAGGAGTATGATGGTTGACAGAAATAGAAGAGAAGTATGAGAAATACTTTCAAAAACCAATGATTAAACCTACAAATGGCACAGAGTTTAAAGAAGTCGGGTTCAATCCTCATACGATCCAACATAAGCCCGATGATAGAGTGGTAATCATCGATGGTGATGGAAGCCCGAATTTCCCAAACCTAGCATTACAAAAGATAAGCGCATGGGAGAAGCGGAATGGTGTGAAAGAAGTTAAAATCATTAAACTTAAAGATAGACGTGTCAAAGGTATACTTTCAATCGATCCAGAGTCAATTGAGGAACTTTATAAAATAAAAGATTACGATAGGGCTTATGTTAGTTTTATTTTCACAAGAAACAAGACTTTGGCACAGCAATTAATGGGGGAACTGATTAAAGAAGAAAAACTTTTTATTGACGGCAAGAAGATGAAAGTAAAAACGCCATTTTATATATCTAATATGTTCATTGGTGGTACAGGTGTTGACGAATACTTTGAGCTGCAAGAAGGTGACTTTAGATCAAGACCAAAGAGGATTACACAGTTACATTATGAGATTGAAAATATGTATCCTGATCATACGCTTTATGAATCCGAATATGCGGATCTTAACGTGAAGTTTTGGTCTAATCCCGAACAATTCAAGATTCCAAAAAAATATACAAGTAAAATAAAACGGTATGGATTAAGTCCAATTGATGGAACATGGGGGAAAACAAGCAAGGCAGTATCAATTAGCGACGATATAGTTGAGCGTTTTAATCATGCAAAGAATACATATGGTATTGAAGATGGAACAACATACAGAGGTTCAACAAGAGGAAATGGGTATTCATCAAAGGGATGTTCTCGAAAGTGTACGTTTTGCGTAGTTCCAGTTATCCAAGGAGATATAGAACCGATGCATTACGGTCTGCTTGGTGTAATAAATTGGATTCTCCCCAGAAATTTATATCCTACAATGGATGAAATTGTACAGTTATATAATGCCGGTTTGCTTAAGATGCGTCCACATGTATTTTGGAAGTTAAAAAAAGATAAGAAGACAAAAGAAATAAGTTATTATGTTGACCGAATTAGTGCATTCCTCACTATTTCAGATAACAACTTTCCAGCAGATCCAACTTGCTTAGAAAAAATGGATTACATGATTCTTAATGATATTGCTGTAAATTTGAATCAAGGTATGGATGCGAGACTGTTAACGGCTAAAGAACGTATTGACAAAAATGGTGTTCGTTATCCAAGTGGAACCGAAATATGTGAAAGGTTAAGTAAATTATATTTCATCAACTTCACCGGTACATACAAACAGATGCACTTTAGTTGGGATTACATAGGTGTTGGCAGGATCGTGATTGAGGGAATCAGTCGATTAGTTAAGGAGTATGGGTTATCTTATTCAAACTTTGCTGTCTATTGTCTGTCAGGGTTCAATACAACTTTTGAGGAAGACTATAAACGCATTATGACTCTCAAGAAATTAAAGATTGATCCTTACATGATGTTATTTAGAAATGTAGATGGCAGCGAAGGCACTAAATTTGATGGAACTCCACAAGACTGGCGAATGAAGCATTTAGCGCGATGGACCAATAATAAGATTCTGTTTAAAGCTGCACCGTTTGAAGAATATGATTATTATCTAAAAGAACTTGAAGAACGTTCAAAAGGATGTTTTGATGAAGAAGTTGATAAGATGATAAGACTCGATGTGTTTGATTGGTTGACTACAGAATACATTAACCATGCTTAGGTGAGATGACTGTTATTGGGCAGAAAATTAAGTAGTACTAACAAGATGATTTTAGAATATCGGGGTATGTGCAATGAAATAAGTAGAAACATGCTTGATTACTGTGGATTTCTGTTCATTGATAGACCAGATTTGACTGAAAAATATATTGAAGATGTCGAAAGGTTGCTCAGGAGTTTAGACGATAAGTTGTTCGATGCAAAGGTAAAGTTTTATCAAATAAAAAATAAAGTAATCCGATGAAAAATGCGTTGTAGAGATAAGAGGTCATGATTAGATTGAATAAGCGAACAACAGGAATGGGCGGACATCAATCGGCACGAATGATGAAGGATGAATGGTTGACTCCACCAAATATTATAAAAGCGCTGGGCGAGTTTGATTTAGATCCGTGCTCTCCTATAAGTAGGCCATGGGGTACTGCGAAAAACCATTACACCATTTTAGACGATGGCTTATCAAAAGAATGGTTTGGTCGTGTGTGGCTAAACCCTCCGTATGGACGTGAAGCTTCGGATTGGTTGAACAAGTTATCAATACATGGAAATGGCGTTGCATTAATCTTCGCTAGAACTGAAACAGAGATGTTCTTTGAACATGTATGGAATAAGGCAGATGCTTTGCTTTTCTTTAAAGGTCGTTTGTACTTTCATCATGTTAACGGGGAACGTGCAAGTGCGAATGCAGGAGCACCATCAGTACTTATTGCATATGGAACTGAGAATGTTAAGTCACTTGAGTTAGTTAGTAAGTGGGGACAATTGATTAAACTAAACCAATAAAGAATTCATTTTATTACACCAAAGGAGGAAAAATTGAAAATACAACATTACAACTTTAAAGACTTCTTGCAACGTTATAATAACGATACAGATTTTGAACTATTTAAAGTACTTGAAGAGTTACCGATATTGACAGAGGGTGTTTGGATTGCAGGTGGGGCAATAAGACGTACAATAATTGGTGATCCGCTCACCTCAGATTTTGACTTCTTTTTCAGGGATAAAGAGTCCTTGGATACATATCGAAAACTGCTTCTGGAAAAGGGAGCAAAAGAAACTAAGAAAACGGACCATCAAGAAACATATACGATCACAGTTGCTGAGAAAGTACGGTTTATTCAATTAATAAAGATAAACTTTTATGTGGATGTTAAATCTGTTTTGGATTCATTTGATTTTACGATTAGCCAGTTTGCGTATGTTGGAACGAATTTGATATGCGGTGAGTATTCATTGTGGGATTTGTCCAGACGTAGACTAGCTTTACATAAACTTACGTATGGAGTAGCGACCATGAGAAGACTGATAAAATATTCTAATCAAGGATTTACCGCTTGTGCTGGTGTGATGCAAAGTATTCTGGAAGCAGTAGTGAATAAGCCAGAGACAATTAACTCGGAGATTCAATATATAGATTAGAGGGAAGTATGAATGAAGAAAATCGAGCAGAATCTAAGGATTGTCCATAACGGTAGGAAATACAAGGTTCAATTTAATTTCTGTACAGAATGTAAATCGTTTAAAAACTGTTATGAGGATAATCCATTTCATCCAAGCTATTTGAGTCCAGAATGCTTAGAAATCGGTCAAAGTCTTGGGTATGATGCTTAACCGTAAAACTGTTTATCTTAATACTTTAGGATTAAATAAAAGTATCACTATCAAAAGAAAATAGTGAAGGTGGTCAATATGAATCCATGGATTAAACAAGTTCCAGCATTCAACTTGGATTATTTCATCTTAGGAAAAGCAGTACGTATCACAGATAAAACTAAAAATAAGAAGTTTGACGGACTAATTCTAAGAAGAGAAGAAGATAGGATCGGTGTCTCAGTAGTCGAATGGTATTCACCTATGACCGGCACATCTGAGTATATAGCTCAAACATGCTATTTTGATATTAAGGATATTGTTAACGAGAAGTATGAAATCGAATTGCTTTAAGATAACTTATACTGGGGCGATAAACTATGAGTGTAAAACGCGAGGAGTACCTAATTATTGGTGTCGATGTGAGTGATCACTATGATGGGGATGATGACTATGATAAATACGAAAGATATTATCATAATACTGAAGTAGGTGAATTCACTCTGCTTGTTGATGGATATAGCAGAAACTACACTATCTTTGGAGAGATCATGGAGTATGGAAATGAATACGAAGGCTTACCGCTGACGGAAATAAATTTAGACGAGTTCAATGAAGCCATATATAGAGTGAGGGATAAGGTTAGAAGTTTATTTGGAGTAACTGAGCAGCCAAGAATTTACGCATTGACCCACTGGAGTTAAATATGAGAGTAGCATCTATTGAAGTTGAAAGAGCGAAAGTTGAGTATAAAATGATTTTTAACGAAGATGCAGATGAGCATAATTTGTTTGACCTGTACCACATTGGATTAGTAACCTCATATGGAAAATTATTTGGCGAATTAGAAAAGAGCCGTGAAATGGCATCTCTTCATATGAAATTAAGCAATAGTTTCTCGCAGGTTGGAATCAATTTAGACGATTATCAAATCATTAATATGATCATGTGCATAATTAGGGAATAAAATGAGTGTTTTATTCGAAAGGAGACGTTAAATGAACGACGAATTACAGTCTACAATAATCTTCGATATTTATGAGCGGGTACATATTCCAGACGACTTGCCGTTACTCGCAAAGATTAAACGACACGCTTTGATTCCAGAGATTCAGTACTATCAAGTAGGAGACGAATATCATCTAAAAGGCAGTCTAAACTTATCACTTTACTACACGGGTATTGATAGTATTATGAATGAAAGAACACAAACCTTTTATCATCAGATCCCACTGGAAATAACAATACCTATCTCAAGAGGCGTTCCTGAATTCTGGCAAATTGGCACTGTAAATGTAGAACATCTTGGAAACAATATAATAAATGTTACAGGGACATTTGAAGTTGATCTTTATACTGAAGAAGAAAGTGTAAAAATAGATAATATAAATAAATTCAAATGTACAAATGAAGAATGTATTGAACTACAACTTAAACAAAGTGAAGATATGCGCTTGATTTTAAATATTGAAGATGGTATTCGTCATCAATACTATCTTAATGAAGATGGTTCGCTTGAACATTATGATAGTGATGGCATGGGACAAGAGATTTATTTACGTTGCAATGTTTGTGGTCAAAAGTATGAATTTGATTCTGATATTGGTCATGTATTTGAGCAACATATCCTGCCATTAAATAAATGCGAAATACGGGATATAGGGATTATTAAAATTAGCAGATAGATAGTCTTTTTATTTTATTCTAACAAGGAGCGATGAATATGAACGTTATTGAGTTTGAAACTGATGAATTATGGGAGATTGCTTACGGTGATCATGAGTTTGCGCAAGTTATAAAAAAGGATACATACAGAGAAGGTTGGTATGAATACCACGAAATCACATTCGTCTATGATGGTGTTCAATATTCGTTTGTTTATAAGGAACATACTTCTCCGAAAGTTTGCGATAGGGAAATTGTTCAAGATGCAAAGCCAACCGAAGCGCAGCCCATCTCTGTTAATCCAGATGAAGAAGCGGAGTTCATATGGGAGAATTTGATGAAAATGGATAAGGGATATATCAGCAAAGAAGATATTAAAACAATTACAGAATTACAAACAGAATATCTTATTAGTATTGGTGTTATTAAATAAAATATGATTTTCATTGCCTAATCGGAGGTCAAGTATGGAGGATCTGATAGAGTATAGGGTTTACTATAAATTGATTATTGACCATATGGAAGCATGCACAACACCGTTAAGCGAAGATAAGGCGAACAGCACATATTTAGGTTTACTTAACAACAATGAGTGCTACGATGTCAGGATTGTTAAGGAAACTGTTAAACGCGAGATAGTAAAAGCACATCTATTACATTAAAATTAACAAAATAAAACTTTACAATAATATTTAAGTGTAGTATATTTATTGAGTGGAGGTGATGTGGTGAAGTGGAAACAAAAGCTTCCCAAAATAGAGTATTCACCATTTGATGATTTAAAGGATCAACTTGCAGCAATCAACGGCATTGAAAATCTAAATGAGTTCCTAAATCCATCATGGGAACATATCAGTAATCCATGCTTGTTGAAAAATATTAAAGAAGGAACCAGACGAATAATCAAAGCGATACATAGTGGAGAAAAGATTGTTGTGATGGCAGATATCGATAGCGATGGAATTAATTCAGCCGCAATAATGGTAAATTACCTTGAAAAGCATAGCGCAAATGTTTCATATATTTATGCGCAGCGAAAAGACGGCCATGGTCTACACACCACAGTTGATAAAATTCCAGAAGACACAAGACTATTGATTATTGTCGATTCATCATCATCAGAATGGAAAGAATGTAGACAACTAAAAGAAAAGGGCATCGATGTTTTAATTATTGATCATCATCCACTGGACAACCCAAACTACTATTGTATCCTAATAAATCCTCAACAAGAGGGATGTGATTACCCTAACAAAAATATCTCTGGTTCAGGATTGACTTGGCAGGTGTGTCGAGTATTAGATAATAAACTTGATTCAACTTATGCTCTCGAACTTGTTGATATGGCTGCAATTGGTCTCATTTCAGACATGATGTGTATGAATACGATGGAAAATAGAGCAATCGTAAATATCGGTTTGAGTAATGTTAAAAATATCGGACTGAATGCCATTTTGTCTGCTCAAGGTCTCCTTAAAAAGAAGCTTAGTACAACAGACATTGGATATAAAGTTTCAACCCTAATCAATGCTTCTGCTCGGTTGAATAAGATTGAATTGGCCTTAGAGTTGTTGACTACGGATACGACTGTTAGAGCAGACGAATTAGTCAAGGAAATAAATAAATTAAACAAGCAAAGAAAAACAAAACAAACTGTTCATGTTGATGATTTGCTCGCAAAAGTGGATAGTACACAGAAAATAATAATCCACTTGGATCACAACAAAGAGATAAGTAAGGCATTCAGTGGACTCATAGCTAATGAAATTGCCAATACATATCAAAGACCTTGCTTAATTTTATCTCCTGATGAAAGTCAGGGAAATACATATAGTGGGAGTTATCGCTCTTATAGTGGATTCAACTTAAAAACTTTCTTCTCGAATTTATCGTTAGTCGAAACTACTGGAGGACATGAGGGAGCCGGTGGAATTTCGGTCAAGAATGAAAATCTTTTTGACTTTATTGATATGGTGAAGGAGAACAGTGAAAGCCTTTCGTTTGAATCAGAAGTCGAATATGATCTGGAATTATCGTGTGATGAAATTGATGAGAAATTAATATATGTTATCACCGATTTCTACAGAATATCAGGTGCAAACTTTCCAATGGGGAAATTTTTAGTATCGGATATCCTTGTAGATGAAGTAAAAGTTAAAGGAAAAAACGAAGATACTGTAGAGGCGATAAATCAAAATTTAAGTTTGATGAAGTTTAAAACTAGTAGAAAATTTGCTGAAAGTATACCACTTTTGACTAATATTTCTGCTGTTGGAACACTGAGTGTGAATGGATTTTATAATTTTGGTATAAAAAAATATGTGAAGACTAACCAAATCATTTTAGATGACTTTAAAGTGGTTAGTTAAAAATAAATAATAAATATAATAAGGGAGAGAATTGTTGAATGAACTATTATGTCGTAGCAAAGAATGCTGATGGAAAAGGGTTTGTTATTTCGAGTAGTGAAAATGTACGGCTATTTGCCCAACAAGAGATTGCAGAAGAATGTAATCAGCGAGGCTTGGTAGTAAATCTCGATGAAGTCCGAAAGGTATCTGGTAGTGGAAATCAAGGATCGACAAATACTAAATTCTTTAAGCACAGGAAGAAACATAATGGAGAAAATGGCGAAGGGTATTATAGTGCGCTGTAAAAGTGGATTTTTGGGGAGTACCGTGACCGGCCAGAATGCGGTGGCTTAAATAAAATCATAATCTCATAGGGAGGGAAAGCATGGAAACAGAAATTCAAAATAAAGTGTTCGAATATATTGAGGCTGTAGCGCAAAAATTGGGTGTAGCAAGTGAATATGTTTTCGATTTGCTAGTTACACAACAAATCATAGAAGGCATAACTACCCTAAGTGTACTTGTACTCTTTTCACTTATGAGTGTAGCATCGTTGGTTGCCGGTTTTAAATGGATGAACAGAGACGGAGTAACTTTTAACGATGACGATTTTCATCCATCTTTTATATTTATAATTGCAGGGTTTGTGGTATCTATTATCTTATTAGTTGCTTTTGCTGTTGAACTTGGTGAGAGCGTAATGCAAATAATTAACCCAAGGTATTATGCTGTTAAAGAAATCCTAAACGTATTTAGCAAATAAATCTCTCACTAATTGATTAGCAGTGCATAATTTTCTTGAACAATCGAGGTGAAAAATGCAACGAGTTTTAGACGCCTGTTGTGGAAGCAGAATGTTTTGGTTTGATAAGCACAATGAGGATGTACTTTTCATGGATATTCGCCAATTAAGCGATACGTTATGTGACGGGCGAAAGTTAGTGGTTAGTCCAGACATAGTAGCCGATTTCAGAAACATGCCTTTCGAAGATAATGCATTTTATTTAGTAGTATTCGATCCACCACATTTGTTAAAAGCGGGCGAAGATTCATGGTTAGCCAAGAAATACGGAAAACTCGGTCTGGATTGGAAAAACGACATCGCAAAAGGTTTTAGCGAATGTATGAGAGTTCTTAAACCAAATGGAACACTTATTTTTAAGTGGAATGAGGATCAAATACAATTACAAGAAATTCTTAAAGCGATTGATTACAAACCGTTATTTGGAAATCGCAGAAGTAAAACGCATTGGTTGGCATTCATGAAAGACTAAGTAAAAAAAAGTCTATCTAACCATATAAAATAAAAGGAGATAATACATATGAACTTTTTGAAGAATATTCTTAATATCAAAGGGGATCAAACCAAAGATACACGTACCATCACACAAAAGGAAGAACTTACAATTGCACTTCAAGCCGGTAAATTGCGCGAAGTAGCCATTGCAAGAGGTGGTACAGGGTATTTGCGACAAGAACTCTCCAATAAAGAAAAACAGCGTCGTAAGAACCGTCTGCGTCAAACTAAACAATCGCGCAAAGCTAATCGTAAGGCTGTGTAATTCAAGAACATATCGAGTTCCAGAATTATAAAAATAAAATTATAAGGAGAAATGAAAATGATTATTGGACAATTCAAACTCGAGGGTAAAACTGAAAGAATCAATGGTAAAGATTTGATTATCTCGGTTGATTTAGCACAAGTAGTTGAAGGGGAGGTGCAACAAAATCCTACAGTTGTAGGAAGGATTAGTGTACATAATATCAGTAAAGAAGTTGTAGATAAATTGGAAACAGGGAAAGTCTATAGTATCGATTTCAAATAAGGTTGGGGGAATTATTCCCCTATGAAATAGTGGTTTCATTTGGCTTTGAGAGGAGGTGAAGTACTTTATAACTTTTGATTCATTGATAGATAATCTCGAATGAATTGCTACGGAAACAAATACGGAGCACTTACAGATTAAATAAGTTTAGAAGGGAAAAGAAAATGAAGTTGCCAAACGTAATTACGAAACGTAATGGAACAACAGTTGAATTCAAAACAGATAAAATCACAAACGCTATTAAGAAAGCAGCAGCTCAGACAGGTGAGTTTGACGTTTCCGAGGCAATACGGTTGACGCAAGGCGTTTTAGAATTAATAAATCACAGTGATTATGACAAATTAACGGTTGAAACTGTGCAGGATTTAGTGGAAGTTGTTTTGTTAGAATCTAAATATAAATCAACAGCCAAAGCATATATTATCTACCGAGAAAAACGAAAACAAGCAAGGCGAATTGATATTTTCAAACGTCGTTTAAACTTGAAGCCATTCGAATATCCAGACCTCACTAAATATAAGGAGGCCGTACAACATTCCTATTGGCTGCACACTGAGTTCAACTATACATCTGACATTCAGGATTATAAGGTTAATATATCGGATGTTGAGAGAAATATTATTAAAAATGCAATGCTTGCGATTGCTCAGGTTGAGGTCGCAGTTAAAACTTTTTGGGGAGACTTGTATCATCGACTCCCAAAGCCGGAACTTGGATCTGTTGGGTATACATTTGCGGAAAGCGAAGTAAGGCATCATGATGCATACTCTCATTTGCTTGAAATATTGGGACTGAATGATGAATTTGAGAAGATCGAGAACATCCCCGAATTGTTTCAGCGCATCGACTATTTGACAAAAGGTGTGGCACTAACGCGCACAGGAAACGATAGGGATTACGCCTTATCTATTCTTTTGTTTTCTCTATTTATTGAACATGTATCGCTATTTTCGCAATTCCTGATTATCATGTCGTTTAATAAGCATAGAAATGTTTTTAAGGGAATGTCTAATGTTATTGAGGCAACATCTAAAGAAGAGCAGATTCATGGGTTATTTGGAATAGAACTCATCAATATTATTCGCACAGAGCATCCTGAATGGTTTGATAATCGACTAGAACATTTGGTAATTGAAGCGTGTAAGGAATCTTATAAATCGGAGCAAATTGTTATTGACTGGATTTATGAATCTGGCGACTTGGATTTTTTGCCAAAAGCAACGGTTAAGGAGTTTGTTAAAAATCGTCTGAACAACTCACTTCGCAGCATAGGTTATAACCCAATTTTCGATGTGGATGAAAATGCAATAGTAGCAACGGATTGGTTTGACACAGAGATTGTCAGTACAAAACATGTTGATTTCTTTGTGAAACGCTCGATCAATTACAGTAAACGAACAAAAAGTATTACGGGAGACGATTTATTTTAATAAAAGACTTGGGGGATATTCATTACATGAAGTGGTTAAACGAAAATAGTAGAAATTTTTTATCACGCGGATATTTAACAGAAGGGGTTACTCCAGAGCAGAGAATTCGTACAATTGCCAATGCCGCAGAATCCATTCTTGGCATTAAGGGATTTGCAGATAAATTTTATGAATATATTGAAAAGGGATATTATTCGCTATCCACGCCAGTATGGTCTAATTTCGGAATAAACAAAGGACTCCCTATCAGTTGCTTTGGATCATTTTTGTCAGACAGTATGGGGAGTATTCTATATACACAGTCTGAAGTTGGAATGATGAGTAAATTTGGCGGAGGTACTTCCGGTTATTTTGGTGATTTGCGTCATCGTGGAGCACCTATAAAGGATAACGGGCAATCATCAGGCTCTGTACATTTTATGAAATTATTCGAGTCAACCATGGATGTAGTAAGTCAGGGCAGTACGCGCAGAGGTAGATTCTCTCCATATTTACCAATTGACCATCCAGATATTGAAGAGTTTTTGAAGATTGGTACTGAAGGTGATCCAATTCAAGAATTGACGCACGGAGTTACTGTTAAGGATAAATGGATGAAAGAAATGATCGCAGGAGATGTTGAGAAACGCGCATTATGGGCTAAGGTTATTCAGCGTCGTGTTGAGATTGGATATCCATATATTCTTTTTGAAGATACGGTCAATAAAAATACAGTAGATGTTTATAAAGATAAAGAATTAAAGATTAAACAGAGCAACTTATGCAGTGAAATAGCATTACCAAACAACGACAAAGAATCATTTGTATGCAACCTATCGTCTATGAATTTATTGTATTATGACGAATGGAAAGAAACAGACGCTGTTGAAACGATGGTATTTTTCCTAGATGCGGTCATGACCGATTTCCTAAATAAACTCGAACAAATGCGAGATTCTGATAAAAAAGAAGATAAACTTGCGTTTTATTTTATGGAGAGGGCATATAATTTTGCAAAAGCGCACCGTGCATTAGGATTAGGAGCATTAGGATGGCACTCCTATCTCCAATCTAAAATGATCCCCTTCGAAAGCTTGGATGCATCTAAACTAAATTCACGCATATTTAGTTTTATTCAAACAAGGGCACATAAGGCTTCGATGGAATTGGCGAATCTTTATGGGGAACCTGAATTATTAAAGGGTTACGGTCGCCGTAATACAACATTGACTGCGATTGCACCGACAACATCTTCTGCCTTTATTTTAGGGCAAGTTTCACAAAGTATTGAACCCATTTGGTCAAATTGCTATGTAAAAGATGTTGCAAAGATGAAAGTCACAATTCAAAATACACAATTAAAGAAAGTCTTGCAGTTCTACGACAAAGACACTCGGGAAGTGTGGAATAGTATTCGAGATAATGACGGTTCCGTGCAGCATCTTGAATTTCTAAACGACAATGAAAAAGAAGTATTCAAAACATTTAGCGAAATTGACCAGTATGTTATTTTAGATCAGGCTTCTACCCGACAACTATTTTTAGATCAAAGCCAATCATTAAATCTAATGGTCAATCCCAAAATGCCAGCCAAGCAGATTAACGAATTATATTTGTTTGCTTGGGAGAACAATGTTAAAACACTATATTACCAACATAGTACAAATGCGGCTCAACAATTCAGTAAGGATAAGTTATGCGTCAATTGTGAAGCGTAATGGTTTTTCATTAGACAATATAAAAAGGGAGATATCATCGGATGTTTCAATTAGAAGATAAAGTATATATTACACAAGAAAAAACAACGGGAGTAATTAAAGAATATAATTCCGAATCAGAAGAGTATTTCATTACATATTTTCCAAAAAACACTCCAAAAAAACGTAAAAAAGATTGGTTTAAACCTAGTCAAATTCGTAAGTTTAAAAAGCCTTTGGAGATTAAAGTAAAATATTTTTCTGATATTGAAAAGATAGAAAAGATCTCTCAAGGTGACTGGATCGATCTTCGAGCTGCTGAAACTGTAGAACTTAAAGCAGGAGAATTTAAACTTATCCCACTTGGTATTGGTATGAAACTTCCAAAAGGATATGAAGCAAATCCCGTTCCTCGTTCTAGTACATTTAAAAACTGGGGAATTATCCAAACAAACTCCTTCGGAGTAATTGATAATTCTTATTCTGGAGATGATGACCAATGGTTTTTCCCGGCTTATGCTACTCGTGATACCGTTATTGAAAAGAATAGTCGAATTTGTCAGTTCCGTATTAATCGAGTTCAACCGAAAATTCAATTTACTGTAGTCCAAAATCTTGATGAGATATCTCGCGGTGGATTTGGATCAACTGGTAAAACTGACCTACCTCAATCTCGTTAATACTACGTTTTACTCGTTTTCTCTAATGCTAATATCAGATAAAATTGTTCTTTCATTGGCTAATTTTATGGGCAGTAGTTTTGTCTACTGTCCTTTTTAATCTAAAATAAGGGAGAATAAAATGAACACAAACACGCTGAAAGTTTTGAATAAAGGTTACGTTACGTTGGTAGATTCTATGGGATCAGATTTGTCTGTTGTAAATAGCGCTCGTTGTTCGTACATGAAAAAATCTGACGAATTAACCGATAAAGATATTCGACTCATCAAATTTCTAGCTAGGGAAGGACATCTATCCCCGTTCAGACATGCGGTTCTGCAATTTGAACTGTACACTCCTTTACTCGTAGCCAGACAGTGGTTTAAATATCGAATTGGCTCCGCCCATTCAGAGGATACTGCAAACAATGACGAAGTGATTTTTACAAATAACGGAGATGACGATGGATTTGGCGATCCAATTCATGGCCGGAATGAAGCCAGTCGTAGATATATTACATTGACTCCAGAATTTTATATTCCATTGCCTAACGAATGGCGTAGTAAGCCAGAGAACAGTAAACAGGGTAGCGGAGATAACTTGTCTGAAACAACAGGAAAACTTCTTACCGAGGTGCTTATCAATCAAATTGATGAGGGTATAAAGAATTATGAATGGGCACTAGGACAAGGTGTTGCACCTGAACAAGCAAGATTGTTTATTCCATCTGCTTACGGACTTTATACGGCATGGTACTGGACGACGAGTTTACAGGGTGTATGTCATTTTCTAGAACAACGACTAGAACACGATGCTCAATCTGAAATTCGCGATTATGCAAGAGCAGTATATTATTTAGCAAAACAAAAATTCCCTGTTTCGATAGAAGAATTAATAAAATAAATGTATACAATAAAATAAAAGTATGATATATTGGTTTCAGGACAAAGTTATAAAATTCCTGAAACCAATTTTTGTATAGGAGGTCAAGATATGTGTTTAGCGAAAGATCATCTTGAGGCCATCAATAATGTAATGAGTAATCTTGAAAGGGATTATGAATTGCTAAAATCGAAGCAATCAGAACTAGATGCTAAATTAAGCACCATGTATCATGAGGTTGAAGTTTTGAAATTTAGCGGTGTTGGCGGATATAAAAAGCTTCGACAACTACAAATATTGTTAAGAGAAAGGCGAGTTGTTAAACATGAACTCGCTCAAATGCAGCAAGTAATGCATCATATTACTCCTAAAAGTATAATAGAAAAAATACATAAGACTAGCGGGAATGTAGGTAAAAGCGATGCAGGGAATCAAGCATACCGTATAGGCTGGAACATCAAAATTGAAGATATCTTAAAAGCAGATTATTAAAATAAAAATATAATACATTGGGGTGTTGATAATCCGAACACTGGTTGTACTGTGTTTATACATTGCACTAATCATTACCGAATTGCTTACATTCAACAAATACACCATTGTCCTTGGACCCATTGTCATATTCACATTGCTTATCAATAGATATCTTGACGAAATTAAACGAACAGACATAAACAAACTTCTTAAAGATAAAAGCATTTGGAAATGGTCATGGTACATTACCGTTTATGCATTGATTTCACAATGGGTAGCAAATGAAATAACTCAACACGGTCTCAACATTAAACCTCCAGATATCAACTTTGCGTACACTATTGTCGCGGCACCAATTGTATCTGTAATGTTTTCATCCGTTATCGAAGAAGTGATATTTCGAAAAATAATATTCACATATTTGGATAAGAAATTCAACTTTTACATTGCAGCAATCATCAGTTCAGCATTATTCGCTTTAGGACACTATAATTACGCAGGTTGGCTAGGTTACTTTGTCCTTGGGCTGTTCTGGTGTTGGATTTATAAGAAGACTGGCAATATAACGATATCAATTTTGTCACATACATACTATAATTTATTCTCATTCATTATGTTAACTGTGAGGTGAAAACATGGTTTCGGAAGCTGCGCAAGCATTTATTGATAGGTGTTATAAAGACGGAGTAGCAATGGCGATTCATCCGATATTCGATAGTATATATGAGATTGATGGTAAGATGCATAAGTTTACAAAGGAGGTTTTGGAAGAAATCAAGCGATCCAATAAAGTTAAAGTTCTTTATGAAGGTTCAAAATCGGCAAACTTAATGGGATTCAGGCAATAAAATTCATATTTTAATAGGAGAGTAGAATACATATGAAAGAAATATCAAAGTGTACCTACGAAGATAATGTTCAAGAAATTCTCAAGTCTGTATTACCAGATGATATTAGTATCGAAAATATAGTTTTTGTCTGCATCGGAACAGATAGGTCTACAGGAGATTCCCTTGGCCCGTTGGTTGGCACATATCTTCAGTCAATGGGATACTCGAATGTATATGGAACAGTTGATGAACCCGTTCATGCTCTAAACATTGAAGAAGTGATGGAAACTATTCCAAAAGATAAGACTATAATTGGGATTGACTCCTCCCTCGGAGACCACAACATCGTTGGCAGAATTAGAGCGTTTAAGGGTTCAATCAAACCCGGAGCAGGAGTAGGAAAAGAACTGATGCCAGTTGGAGATTATTCGATTAGCGCTGTTGTTAATGTGGGAGGTTTTATGGAATATTTTGTTCTTCAAAATACAAGACTTTCGCTTGTAATGAAATTGGCTAGTTGGATTGTAAATGGTATAAGTAAAAGAATACCCGCAATGGAATCATTAGAAGTAGCTGCTTCAAAACAATAAAAGATGCACTTCAAGGGAGGAGAATGATATATGAAAAAGTCTTTTACCGACTATGTTAATGAACTCAAAATTAAAGAATTAGAAAACAAACTTATGTTAATCGAAATAGATAAAGCCCAAAATATTGAGGATATAAAGAAAATTCTTAAGAAAGCTCTATTAAAATAGCCGATGAAAGGCGACTTTATCGAATGGAGAGGAGAAAATGTTAAATGAATTTGTGGAAGAGATTAGAAGAATGTGGACACGAAGAATACACTCTTGATAGTACTTGGCACTTGTATGCTGTTGATCTGAGTGACGGCGATGATTTTGCAGAAGTAAAATTCGCCCAGAAGAACGGAAACAAATATCGCACCAAGAATGACATCGTAGGATTTGTTGGATTCAGGGATTTACTATAGAATCCTCATTTTTATAGGATGGTGAAGAATAATGACATGTAAATATTGCAAGGAGAAGGAAGAGTATTATGGTCTATGTGAAACTCATTGGATGTTGGGAGTATATTTTCAATATGAGCAATGTGGCAAAATGTGGAACTATAATGAAGGTAATGATGGTATGATGCGAAAATATGAAATGTGGATTAAAACATTGACAGAAGACTATATACAGGAAATTCGTTATAATTATTGGTTAATAAAATAAACCCGATAAAATCATTTTTGCAGGGATAGGAGAGTACGTATGAATAATAAGTTGCAAGAGGTTGTAAAAACGCGCCAACCAAAGATTAAAAACCTTGAGGATGAAGAAAAGCGTGCATATAAGGCTGGACTTATGATGTTAGGGATTACAGTAGATGAAGACTTTTTTGATATTCCCGAACTTCCTTCAAATAAATATGAGAATGATGGATTGTTCTATGAAATACCATACTTCACTTCAGAACAACTCTGGACGCAGGATAATCAGAGAATGCTTGTAGTTGTATATAAAATAGAGAATAGATCGTCTTATTGTCCACTAAGGATTGATTTTAAATTTGAACTCAAAGATAAGGAAACAGACTATTGGTTATATGTTTATGATCAATCGGGACAAAAAACTGTTAAATGGGAATTGGTAGTACATGAAAATCAAGAGCAGTATACAACGATTCCTGAATACAACACTATAAAATTATCTGAATTAATTGGTTATCGACGTAAGGATTTGTTCTAAAAGATTTAAACGATGAGTAATTAAATAAAACATGGAATTTCATTGGAATTGGAGGTTAGGAGTTGAGCAAGTTTGAATTGAGTTTATCCAAGGATTATGTTCCATCTTGGACCGTAGTCGATGCAGTTAGAGAACTATTTCAAAATGCTCTCGACCAACAGACAACTGTTGAAGATAATGTAATGTTCTTTAACTATGATCAAAATACCCACACTCTATACATAGGTAATAAATCATCAGTACTAAGCGCAAAGACATTGCTGCTAGGTACGTCAACGAAGCGAGATGATCCTAATACGATTGGTCAATTCGGAGAAGGTTATAAAATCGCTACTCTTGTTTTAACCCGTCTAAACAAGAAAGTGACGTTCTACAACTATGGAGCAAAGGAAGTCTGGAATCCTCGGTTTGTGAAGTCTAAGCGATACGAGGGAGAGGAGATTCTAACATTCTTCGTTGACAAGAAGTTCATTTGGCAGAAGGTTCCCGACAATAATCTGACTATAACCATCGAGGATATTAATCCTCATGAATATGAGCAAGTTGTTGAGTCTAATCTTCACTGTCAGGATGTTGGGGAGATAATTGAGACTTCTGCGGGAAGAATCCTATTAGATCCCAGACATGCTAAAAAGGTCTTCGTAAATGGTCTCTTTGTATGCGGAAATCGTGAATATACATACGGTTATGATTTCAAACCAAAGGAATTGAAGATAGACCGTGACAGAAAACTTGCAGATAACTTTGAACTCAAATGGTTAGCATCAAAGATGTGCGCTCAGGTTCAGGATCATGATATTGTTGTTGAATTGATTCGTCAAGACGCGGCTGATATCGCATTCATCTCCTCGATGAACATGTACGCCGACAACCAAACCAAGCAGAGAAACCTTGGTGCTATCGCGGATAAGACCTATGGGCGATTTATAGAGGAACACGGCGAAAATGCTGTACCTGTGACAACTCAAGAAGAGTTTGACAAAGTGAAGAAGCAATACAAGCCTGTCATTGTTTCATCTTCATACGCTTCAATGGTTAAGAAAAGCGACATGTATAAGGCTCCAAGAGTAAAGAGGCAGACAACAAAAGATAAGTTAGAAGAATGGTATAGGAACAATAAGAAAAACCTGTCCAGTAAAGCATCTAGAAAGTTGAAAAAAATTATTGATGAAATGCAATAAAAACTAGATTTCATTAGGAGTTTCGATAATGGGTTTAATATATCCAAAATACATAGTAAGACTCGATTGGGACGAGCGCGAAGGTGAGGTTGGTAGTTTGATCGATATATTTCAACATCCAGATGACCAGCGAGTAATGTATACTATTGAATTTAATGATGGTCAATTAAAAGGATACTATGATGGAGAAATTGAACCAATGCTGAAATTATTAAAAAAACCCAAGGAAAGTATCATTTCATTTGATTAAAGGGGAACAGCTAAATGATTGTAAGTCTAATTCAAAATTATAGGCTTCCTATATGTATTAGGTGGAATCATATCACTGATTTTTTACCTTATTGATTTTCGTGATGTTGAATGGTGTAGAGACAAAATTATCGTTAGCACAGTAGCGATTTTATTATGGACATTGTTTTGGCTATTTCGAGCAATTCTTGCATCAGGGTTTAAATAAGGGAAAGGATTAGATTATTTATGGCTCAAAACCCGAAAATTAAAATCGAAGAAATTATCTCTGACTTGATTTTAGGAAACGAAGATTATTTTGACATCTATACGGTTAACCATAAGAAAAAGGAAAATCTAGACTTTGTAAGAGTATATGTTACCGCATCCGGTAAAACGAAAGTGTATATTGCTAATGATGCAGGATTAGAAATTCTTGAATGGAAAGGTGCTGCTGAATTCAGGAAAGACGTAATGTTGGAAGAAGAAGAGTTTGAAAGTAAATAAAATAGCATTTTCATTCGAGATAAAAATAAAAGGAAAAGGTGATAATGAATTTGAAACAGTTTTCAACTAAAGGCATACATATCATGGTAGATGCATATGGCATTAAACCTGAACTATTAGATAACATCCACTATCTTCATCAGTTAGGCAAAATCGCTATTGCAAAGTCAGGAGCCTCATTCGTAGATATGGTAGTAAAGAAATTTAGTCCATATGGCTGCACTCTTCTATTTCTACTCGAAGAAAGTCATATTAGTTTTCATACTTTTATAGAAAATTTAGATGATTTGGAAAGATCATATATAGCCATTGATGCTTTCACATGTTCGTCCGCCGATCCTGAACTTGCAATCAATTACATAGTTGAACAATTAAAACCAAAAGAAGTATACAAACAACATATTGTAAGAGGTGTCCGATAATGAAATATGGGAGTGTAGTGAAGAACAAAGTAACAGGTGAATACGGTACTTGTCACTATAGCACATTCGGTGCATCTATACATACATACGATGAAATCGAGAATTTGTTAACTAAGACTCTGGGCGATTCATTGGAAAATGTCATGAAACATTGGGAAGTTTGCGAAATGCCAGAAGGTTACGAGTGGAGTGAAAGCAATATCTATATTAGGAGAATACATTAATGTCACGTGATCAGTATGATGTTGAAGTTGAGAAGCAACGCACGATACAGGAATCGGTTAGTAAGATCTTCTGGATTGCATTTACCTTCCTCATTGTAGGGGGATGTACTGCAACAGAGATATGGGGTAAATAAGAAAGGAGTAATAGTATGGTTGAGATGTATCTTTATGAATACGTTGGCGAAGACAATGGATGGTTTACAAAGAATAGTAATTATATTGGACGCAGAAATAAAGCAGGTGAAATAATGGCAAAAAATAATATTGGTTATTGGGTTACAGTTGATAGTTTTAAGTTGACCATAAGCAGATTGAAAAATGAAATGCAGATTATAGAGAAGTTTTATGTCCGAAATCACAAGGAAGCAATTAATTATAAAAGGTAAATAAAATAACTATTTGAAAGGGTGAAAGTAATGAATGCTTATCAACATGCAAGTTTCTGTGGAAATGTTGCAAAAAGAATTAGTAAAGAATTTAATAGGTTAGGACTAGATGTCGATCCTGTCTTTGGTTTTTATTATTACAATGAGGAGAAAACATATGCTTACATGCATCCAGAGGATTTGTACAAGAAATACGATGAAATTAAATATCCTCACGGAGATATTTAATCAAACAAAATTGCGATTTTATAAGGAGGTAAATGAATGCTGCAAGGTAAGTAGAATTGCTTAGAACTAATGACGGCGCGCTTAGACTGGTTGAAGACAAAATGACCAATAGTTACAGTATTGGTTTAAGAACAAATGGCGGGCTGCACTGGAAATATGTTAGTAAAGAACTTTTTGATTTAATGAAATCATAATTAATGGATCAAGAGGGGGATGTAATGAGCAGATGAAAAAGGAACATAAGGATTGGATTGATAATGCTAGTTACCAACAATTAATGAGTAAATGGCGAACTGCACCAGTAGGCGATCCTTTCTTTATGGACGATACTGGAGAATATTATGCAAAAATTATGAGCGAGAAAAGAAATATGATCAGTAGTTCTGAACAAGTAAGCATTAGTAAAAATGTTGGTTGGTAGCCTAAAAACAAATAAAAAATAAAATATGGAGGAAAACAAAATGAAAACTGTAGCTGACTGGTATGTAGTAAGAGAGGCAGAAAATAAAGGTCTTGTTGTTGCTATGACTCCAATTGTCGAACGCAAACGTACCGAATTGAATAACGAGTTGGGCAGATACTTCAGAGATCAGTATCCAGACTATAACGGTACTTACGATGAAGATGCGTGTGAAGATATTCTGTACTCGCTAAATTCATATATCGAAGAAAACAATATCGATATGTATCCTTTAGATTTTCCGATCAGTGAAGGAACAGATATACATCTATTAAAAGTAAATGATAACATTTCACTAAAGGTCGTAATTGCTGATGAATATTATGGCAGTGGGAGCTATAGCAAATACATCGATATTAGCAACTTTTTAATCAATGAAAATGCGACAAAGAGTGATGTTGATCATCTGATTGATTTTGTAAAAGAATATCTTAGATAGGAAATGGAGGATTTATTTTGAGCATTGAACAATGGCAAAGTGAAATTGAAGAAATTCAAAACATCTACAGTTCAATAAAAAGTCAAACGGCTAGATCGGTACTTGCTGATGCAAATAGAACATTAAAAAAGAAAATTGAAGATGAACACAAAAGAATTGAATTTGAAAAGAATCAAGAAGACGGTATGCCAGAATCTTTTAAACGTATGGGAGTATATAATCAGAAGTATATTCGTGACGGCAATGTTATTTATGCAATTGATGATTCTGGAGAGTTAGACAAGGATGGTAGTTATCATTGGCATCACCATGTATGGATTCCACAAACTAAAATTAAATTTGCAAATCTCTGTGTACGAACATTAGGCAAAGATGTTTATGGTGATAGGTATTACTTAGAAGTCGATTATTATAAACATCCTGCAGATCCGTTTCCATACATGACAAAACGAATTGATCCATTTAATCGTACATATTTGCCATATGTCCATTATGTATTAGACTCGCTCGGATTGAAGAAAGAGGAATATAAACAAAGGACAAGGATGATTTAAATGGGGCTAATAAGCACAGTCGCTGGATTAATACTGCAATAAAATTAGCGAAACGCAATAAAGTAAATAATAGTAAGCACGTTTCGATACTAATTCGTGGAGGGAAAATAATCAGTATTGGTCTCAATAAGGATACCAAGAAGGGGATACTGGGTGACGATAGTTATGAGCCGTGGTGTGGATGGCATTCAGAACTAGATTGTTTACATAAAATAGACCAGAGATTGATTGATGGCTCAATACTATATGTTGCAGGATGGAATAGCAACGGACACTCGCTCTATTCAAAACCATGCCGGTACTGTCAACAATATTTAAAAAAGTTTGACCTGAAGGCAATTTATTATTCTAAACCAAATGGTTATGAAGTGATGTAGGACAAAAATTGGACAATAAAACCAAGATTTCATTTGGTAAGAATAAAAAGGAGAATATAAAATAAATGAATTATGAATTCGAGAAGAATAAGCTATACTCATTGATAGGTAAAAACCTATTATCAGAACTAAAGGGTAAAGAGTGTTACATTGCCGGTGGGACAATTACCAGCCTTTTTTGTAATCGGGAAATCAACGATATCGATATTTACTTCAAAAGCGAAAAAGCATTTATCGAGTTTGTTGAATCGATTTGGGAAGATGGTAATGGCTGGATTGTCGCAAGTACTGATAAAGCAACTTTGGTAAAATCGAGCAAATATGAAGAGTATCAAATGATTCACTTCAAATTCTTTCCGAATGCTGAAGATATCTTTAAAGCATTTGATTTTACAGTTTGTATGGGGGCGTTTGATTTTGAAACAGAAACATTCAAATTACACCCAGACTTTTTACAGCATAATTCACAACGTATTCTGAAATACAACGCAAACACAGCGTTTCCTATCGTTTCGTTACTTCGTGTTCAAAAATACAAAGATAAAGGTTATACAATCTCTAAGCCAGAACTCATCCGAATCGTCTTATCATGTATGAATTTAGAAATAAATACATATGAAGAGTTAAAAGAGCAAATGGGTGGAATGTATGGGGTTAATTACGATAAGTTGTTCAAAGATAAAGAAGGCAAAGTTGACATAAAAGAAGCAATAGATGTTATTGCGAATTTAAGTCTTAGCGAAGATTACTTTAAGGCTCCAGAATCAATTGGCCAAGAAATGTGTAGTATGGAAGACTATTTAGATGATATCGCGAAAACCCCAATTCCGTATACAGTAATCGATGATGAAGTATTTCGATTGTCAAAAGGAAAATTGAAGCCATCAAATAAGAAGCCAAAAATTGGAGATTTATTCGATTATAAAGAGTTTTTAAGAGGGAAGAAATTTTATAAATTTGTGAAGAAGAAGGAGGGAAAATATTATAGTTTTTATGATTCTAATTTTGAATATGCCGTAGGTAAAAAGGTATTTGCAGTAGGAGATAAATATACTAGTGATCCAGTGCTTTATTTTGTTTACCTAGATACTGTAGAATCGGCTACATACAGAAACGAAAAGGAGAGAGTATTGATTGAAGTGGAATTTGATATTGATGATCTTTCAAGTATAGATGAGGATACAATAGAGTTAAAGGCATGCACTATGATAAGAGAAGTACCTGAGACTGAATATAAACAACATTTGTGAGTAATAAGTTGAGGAGATGATATTAATTAGAACATTGGCGATTTCGGATATTCACGGCTGCTATGATGAGTTTAATGCTTTGCTGAAAAAGGTTGGATACAACCCACACGAAGATAAACTAATCCTTCTTGGAGACTATGTTGATCGAGGACAGAAAAGCAAAGAAACTGTAGACCAAATTCGATATTTAGTTAAAGATTACAATGTCATTGCTCTTCGTGGAAATCATGATCAAATGTTTCTTGATGCATTGAACAACGATGAAGACTATATATTCCTTCATAATGGCGGCATACATACAATTGAAAGTTACTGCGGACTTAATTGGTTTGAAAACTGTGATGGATTTGATTATGACAGATATATTGTAGCAAAGAAGTTCATTAAGTCGAACTATAGTGAGCACATCGATTTTCTAGAAAGCCTGCCACATTATCATGAGGATGACTCGCATATCTACGTTCATGCAGGTCTGAGTCCATCATATGAAAATTGGAGAGAACAACCTGCTGAGAACTTTATTTGGATTAGAGATGTATTCTTAAACAATAGAACGATTGTTGATAAGACAGTTATCTTTGGACACACTCCGACGGTGAATTTTCAACAAACATCAAACGTTTGGTTTGCTGGTGATAAGATTGGAGTAGACGGTGGGTGCTGCTTTGGTTATGCATTGAACTGCTTGGAAATATCTCAAGATGGATACCTCGAATATTCAGTGAAAAGAGGAAGCAAATGAAATTATCCTTTTATGGGATATTTAATATAGGAGTGATGATATAATTAAGAGAAATAATGCTAGTTTCGCAAACGAAGTTTATCATCAATATGACTGGTGTTATCAAAAGTTTATTATAGAAGGTTTAAATCATCAAGAAATGGCTCAAGAAGCAGGAACGACTGCGAGAACAATTAAGAAATGGGTGGTCGAAAAACACAGACTTAAAGGAAATATTAGAAGGAAAGTCAAAAGACTCAATCAATTACAAGAGGATTTAATCATCGGGTCAATTCTTGGTGACGGACATATCACCAACGAAAAATTCAAACCTATATTCATAGTATCTCATGCGGCAGACGAGAAAGATTATTTGTACTGGAAACACGATATATTGAAAGATTTTTGCAACAAGGGTCCAAGATTGATTGAGGCACAGATAAAGCCATTTGGTGATAAAGAGTATTTGTCTCAAGATGCCTATAGGATTAACACCAGAGTACAGGATGATTTAATAAAATATCGTGATATGTCAATAAAAGAAATAGTAAAAAAATTAAATGAATTTTCATTCTCTATTTGGTTATTAGACGACGGACATAGGAGTAGTGGATGTTGGGACTTATGTGTTGCTCCATACAGTGCCGATGAGGTAAATGAAATCTTAAATGTAATACATGAAAGATTTAAACTAGAATGTAAAATAAAATCAGACAATAGGTATATATTGTTTACAGCAAAGTCGAGCAGGGATTTGGATCAAATAATTCTAAAAAATATTCCTAATGAACTAGATGTAATAAGGAAAAAGATAACAGAGAAAGATATTGATACTGAAGCAAATTACTTTTGGGTTACTTATAATAATGAAGAGATTGGATTGAATAGGTTCTGTCGTGAAAACAAGATTGTATATTCAGCAGCTAGAAAACTTTATTTTGAAGGTGTGACTGATGGAATCGCTCTGATTGAAAAATGCTGTGCGAAAACTAAATATAAATAAATATATACAATAAAAATGGTATGTGTTAATCTTAGTATAAGGCATTTTTTTTGAAGGAGGTAGAAAATTGCGATACAATAACTATCATAAACATACCCATTACAGTAACATCGTCACACCTGACTGTATTGTTAAACCGATAGATTACGCAAAGCGAGCAATCGAATTGGGTCACACTACGATTTGTACAACTGAGCATGGCTATGCTGGGAATGTATTTGAATATTATGATGTAACTAAACAGCATAACCTTAAACTTATCTTTGGAGTAGAATTTTACTATGTCAACGACCGCTTTGAAAAGGACAAATCGAATACTCACTTAATGATTCTTGCTAAGAATAATGAAGGTAAACGAGAGTTAACTAGACTTATTACGGAATCGAACAAGACTGGATTTTATTATAAGCCTCGTATAGACAAACAATTAGTGATGGGTCTAAATCCTGAAAATGTTCTAGTTACATCCACTTGTATAATCAGTTATGTGGGCAAATGTGAAGACTACGAACAGAACTTTGTATTGCCATTTATGAATCACTTTAAGTGTAACTTCCTGCTGGAGATTCATGATAATGCCCATAGAATGCAAGTAAACTATAATAAAAAAATCCTTGCCTTACATGAGAAATATAATATTCCCTTAATTCACGCTACTGATTCTCATTACATATATCCTGAGCAGGATAAGGATCGAACACAGTTCTTGAATGGTAAGAATATTTACTATGAAGAAGAAGAAGGATTCATACTTGATTATCCTGATTCTGAAACAATCTTTAAACGGTATGAAGAGCAGGGTGTTTTCACAAAAGAACAAGTGGAGCAATCTTTAAATAACACCCTGCTCCTCGATGATTTTGAAAATATCAAAATGGACAAAGAAATAAAGATGCCATCAATTTACCCGAATTGGTCGCATGAACAAAAGGTTAAAAAACTAAAAGAAATAATCACAGAGGAATGGAAAAAGGACAAAAAAGAAATCAATCCAAAACGTGTCGGTGAATATCTTGATGCAATTCGATTTGAAACAAAAATTATTGAAGATACATCAATGGAAGATTACTTTTTGCTCAATTATGATATCATCAAACGGGCAAAAGAGAACGGAGGGATATTGACTCGTACAGGTCGAGGATCGGCACCGAGTTTTTACATAAATAAACTCCTTGGCTTTACAGAAATTGACCGATTAGAAGCACCAGTAACACTTTATCCAACTCGATTTATGAGTACATCTCGTATTCTTGAATCTAAAAGTTTGCCAGATATCGATTTTAATACATCTCAACCTGAAGCATTTATTAAAGCAGCCATAGAGATACTTGGTGAAGATAATGTTTATTACATGACAGCTTACGGTACAATGCAAGCAAGCGAGGCGTTCAGAAACTATTGTAGAGCTATTAACTTAAAAATGGACGATTACAATGATGTCGGAAAAAATCTTGACCAGTATAGGAATGATGATAAATGGAAAGACATTATCAAAGAATCAGAGAAGTTTATAGATGTTATTGATAGCGTTTCTCCACATCCTTGTGCGTTTATCCTATTGTCTCAACCTGTATCTGAAGAGATAGGAATTATTAGAGTTGGAAGTAAAGAGAAGGTTAACTTTTGTGCATTGATAGACAGTACTACATCTGACTCTTGGAAATATCTGAAGAATGACTTTCTCACAGTAAGTGTATGGGAAATTATCGCTAACACTTATAAGATGATTGGAATTCCAATACATAATATTCGTGAATTATCTCGCTTAGTTGAAAGTGATAAGCGAGTTTGGGATTTGTATGAAAATGGATTAACTGTTACACTCAATCAAACAGGAACGGATTCAGGGACACCTCAAGTTATGCAATATAAACCTAAGAATGTACGAGAATTAACTGGTTGGGTCAGCGCAATTCGACCATCATTCGTATCTATGAAGCATTACTTTTTAAATAGACAAGAATTCTCATACGGGATTAAAGAACTCGATGACCTTTTAATCGAAAGTGACAACTTTATTTTATACCAAGAGAATATAATGCGTGTTCTTGTGTGGGTAGGGTTCCCCGAAGATGAAACATACGGGCTATTAAAAGCCATCGCCAAAAAGAAAGAAGGAATCATTGAACCGATTTATGAGCGGTTTATTGATGGTTTCGTAGAGAAGACAAATAGCGAAGAGAACGCCGAGTTAGTTTGGAAGATAATAGAGAATTCTGTGGACTATGGTTTTAACTCTTCGCATGCTTACTCTGTAGCATTGGACAGTCTTTATGGAGCATACCTTAAGGTAAATTACCCACTTGAATATTTTACAGTAATACTTACGAAATACGAGGATGACACAGAGACAACAAGTAAAATTTTTAAAGAATTACCATACTTCAGTATAAGTATATCACCAATCAAATTCAGACAATCAAAAGCACATTATTCACCTAATAAAGAAAAAAATACAATTTACAAAGGCATTAAAAGTGTTAAATATCTGAATGAGAAGATTGCCGAGGAGTTGTTTGAACTTGGCAAAAAACATTATGATTCATTCATTGATTTACTCATTGATATTACCGAGAGCACATCGGTAAATACAAGGCAACTTGATATTTTGATAAAACTGAACTTTTTTTCTGAATTTGGTCAAAACAATGAATTGTTGCAAATATACAATGAATTTACGTCAATGTACAAAAAAACATACGTTGAGAAAACAAAAGTAAAACGGATAGGAGAGTTAAGGCAACGAGAAGATGAGATTCGAAATATGTTACAAGATAAAACTTTACCTATTCACGAATCCATCATGTTCCAGAAAGAAATGCTTGGGTATGCTGATTTAAGGTTTCCAAACTCTAAAGATTGGTTTGTTATCGTTGATATCGATAAAAAGTATACTCCTAGACTAACCGTATATGAATTATTAACCGGCGAAGAAAAATCAATCAAAGTAGAGAAGAAGAAATTCTTCATCGGAAATGGAGAAACCTTAAAAATAGGTGATACAGTCAAGATTACTCAGTCAGAGATGAGACCGAAGAGCAAACTTGTAGATGGAAAATGGGTTAAATCTGAAGATCAGTTTGATGAGTGGTTGGTGTCGTGCTCAATCAAGAGATAGTTATTTTTACCCAATGAATCATCGCTTTCATTAGTAAATAAAATAAAACAATAACGTACAAGGAGAAATAAAATGATCACATACGCTATTTTCAAATCCAATATCGAAAAATTACTGAACAGGCAAATCACAAATGACGAAATGATTGAACTTTGTGGTGAGCCCCTATATAAACTGCTGCAAGAAACCTTTCAGTTAAAGGGGTTGAAACATTGAAACCGATTAGGATGAAGAGATATCGAGAGCAAGAGTTAGAGGCTGCAATTAAAGATAATGAAAGTAGAGGATTTACTGTTGTGAGGCGTTGGGAAGTACCGATTACATATGATATGGGAGCAAGAACGCGATATACATATTGCGCCGAGATGATTAAGTCGGTAGATAAAACGAATATTTCATAGGAGAGTGATTAGTTGGCCAAAAAGAACCCCGGTAAAGAATTCGAAGCACAACTACAAAAAAGTTGCCAAAGTGTTGGAGTGTTCTATGATCGAATAAAGGATACTCCACCAAAAGTCAAGGTAGGTAAAAATAAGTATGACTATTACATATATCAGATACCAAATTTGTTTGCCCTAGAATTAAAATCAACAGGAGATAAATCGATAAGTTTTAGCGAGAAGATAATCAAACAACATCAAATAGACAATCTTACAGAAGCAGCAACACATAAAGGTATTATTGCGGGGTTCATCTTTAATTACAGGGAATATGATAATGCTACCTTCTTTGTACATATCACAGAGTTCAACAAGTACAAGTTAGTCGCTCAATCAACAAGTGATGATCATACATACGTGAAAGTAAATAAAAGTTCGATTCCACTTGAAGTGTGTGAGCAGATTGGAATAAAAATAAATAATTATAAAATGAGAACTAATTATCATTATCATATAAAGGATTTTATTGATAAAGCTGTATCTACATATAGCATAGGACAAATGAATGAAAATAATTAAAATATTGATGTTTTACAGGACAAACAAATTTTCACAAAACTCAACATATTCATTTATAAGCGACTCCTCAAAGGAGGGTATGCTTTGATGAATACAAATGAGGCTTCACAACAAGCGGAAGAACAAATTATCGAAACATTACCTTCAGGAGTAACGATGGTTATTAATGGATCACCAAGTATTGAAGGCTGTAGAGAGTTTCTGAAAACTCTAATAAAAGCAAATTACAAAAACAAAGAAGTTAGCACATAGGCATATGTGCTTTTTCTTGTTCCTGTTGATATTCTACATTTACTCATAAATATTGAGTGGTGTATAATGGTAATTAATATGTTTCATAAAAAACAACAAGGAGGCACTGAAGTTGTGTCGCAATACACTGTAAAATATGTAGCAATATATGTACGAAAATCTAGAGGCGATTTAGAGCACGATTTGGCAAAGCATCTAGCAGAACTAATCAAGCTGTGTGAAGAAAATAACTGGACTTATGCAGTTTACAGTGAAATAGGAACATCTGATTCCATTGAATTACGCCCTGTTATGAGCGAATTGTTGTCAGATGTTGAACTTGGCATGTTCGATGCCGTCTGCGCGGTTCACATCGACCGTTTGAGTCGTGGTGATGCAGTGGATAGAGCCAAGATACAGAAAATTTTGGGGAAGACAGAAACCTTATTAATAACTCCTCAAAGAGTATATGATTTCACAAACGAGACTGATTTGCTTATGGCTGAATTTGAAGGCTTAATGGCTCGGATGGAGTACAAACAAACATCAAGAAGGTTTAAGCAAGGAAAAGCACGAAATGCAAAATTGGGATTCTGGTCAAATGGAAAACCGCCGTATCCATATTATCGAGACAGTGAAAAAAAGAAAGCCGTTGTAAATCCAGATTATCGACCAGTATACAGAAGAATGGTCGACTTGTGTATGCAGGGTTGGACATTTACAGATATTGCGTGGGAGCTAAACAAATTAGCCATTCTTTCACCCAAGGGTGGAATGTGGAGTCATGTAGTAGTTGGTAATTTGCTTCAGGATGAAGTTCATCTAGGACATATTGTGGTAGGAAAAACAACAAAAACGGCTACCGGAGATAAGATTCACAGAGAAAAGGAAAAATGGATTGTATACAAAAATTGTCATGAAGCCGTAAAGACGCAAGAAGAGCACGATAAAATTATTTTTTTAACAAACAGAAATAAAAGATCGAGTAAGGCCAGTAGAGCAGGTAAGCAAGTATTTTCTGGATTACTTTATTGCGCCTGTTGTAGTAAAGCGATGCAAATTCAAAAGCAAAAGAACAGACCAAATGACTCAGTACGATCTTGTAGAACGCATGATGCTTTTGGAGTCAGATGTATTAATTTAGGCGGAAGTGTTACAGCAATAAATGAAGTAATTTATAATGCACTAATAAAGAAGAAAGAATATTTAATTAAAGCAATCAATGAAGGAATATCAGATGATGATACTAATGAACTTCAACAGATTGCATCAACTAAGTTGAAAGAAATAAAACTCCATGAAAAAAGAATTGAGAAAATTTATCGTAATCAAGAAAGTATGCTGTACTCAGAAGAAGAAGATGAGAACGATGCAATATTCCGTGAAAGATTAAAAAAAGCAAAAGAAGAATTAAAGCTACTTGAGGACGAGTATACTTCTTTGTCCACCCAAATTGAACGAGCACTCGACACAAGGAACGAAGATTTACTTCTAAATATTGAGGACGTTTTGAAACTACTCAACAAGCCATCAATCGAAGATAAAGAAAAAAATCGTGCATTGAAAAGTATCATTAACAGGATAGAGTGGAAAAGATTAAGGATTGATGAACAGCCGACAATATATGTAAATTTTCTTTAGGGGTATAGTGTGTATTAGACTAGCAATCATAAGCTAGGTGCTGATTTGTGAAAATATGAAAAAAAGCCTTAATCCCGTCAACGAAATGATGTATATTACGAAGTCGACACGGATGGGCATTTCATAAAATACATCACAAATTAAGCTGCACTATACCCCTAAATTGTTTATACTGAGTATAAATTATAAAAATACGAACGGGGTGGGAACATTAGTAGCAGTATGAAATTGGAAGAACAAAAAAGAATGGTCAGCAATATCGATGTGGGTTTCGAATTGCTATCGGACAAGCCTTTAAAATATAAAGAAAAATGTATTATTCTATGCTCCAAGGGGCATCAAATCGAAACGGCATGGAGAGACATAAAGAAGAAACTGGAAAGCGCAGGTTTTTGTAATAATTGTTTTATGGTCAAAAAGATGATGGAACGAGCTATGGAAAAAGGTTATACCCTACTCAGCGATGAATGGAACGGTTACACAGCAGATTATAAATTTTTATGTCCAAATAATCACGAGCAAACATATGTTTGGAAATATTTTAATGATCATGATGGTAACCATTGTATCGAATGTTACAATCAACGGGTTTTAGAAGGCAATCACACAGCCACATCAGAAGAATTCAAGCAGCATCAAAAGGAAAGGTTATTGAGTAGAATGAGTGAGCTAGGATATACTCTAGATCAGCAAAGTTATTCTTATGTAAACAATAAAGATAGAATTAATATGATTTGCTCAAGTAATCATAAATACGAAGTTGAATATGCTCATTTTATGCAAGGTAAGAAATGTAGAAAATGTGGCTATGATAACTGGCGACTATCCGAAGAGGAAGTTAAAACAGAACTTGAAAGTATGGGCTATACCTATCTTGGTGAATATCATAGAATAGACGAGCCATTGAAATATATTTGCACATGCGGACATGTTACCAGAAAGAGATTGACCGACCTACGAAGAGGTCAAAAATGTATTCGGTGTGCAAAGAAATATACAGTTGAGAATAGACGGAAAGAGCGAATGATATTATTAGAGCAAGAGTTTAATAAGTAATATTGCATCAAAAGGAGAAGAGGTATGACTCATCAATTCCGTGGATTAATTAAATGTTTGAATTGTGGTAAGAACTACAAGACAAAAAGTGAACGTAAAAAGTCTGTATATGTGTGTTCAGGATTTGCAAATTATGGAAAAGATTTTTGTTCATATTTCCCTCTTCAGGAAGAAGACCTAACGTACACTGTATCGAAACACTTATCTCTACAAAATAAAAGTGCTGTATCAAGCTTGTCCGAATACGTACTTGTAATCGAAGTTAAAGGGATTGGATATAGGATACTCTACAAAGACGGAACTGAATCGCTGATTAATTGGAACGGTAGTGAATACGGTGTAAAGGTAAAGTATTGATTCCAAGATTTCCATATGTCATCTTAAATCTTCCTATGCTATGTTTAAATTTAGGAGATGACATAATGAGGTTAAATCAACCGTTTGATCCAATGGTACTCGTAAAGTCCGATTCGATTCCAAAAGGTGACTACCTACATCAATTCAAATGGGATGGTCATAGAGGGCTTCTACATTATGACAATGGAACCAACAGGCTTTATACAAGAGAAATGAATCTGATCGGAAACTATCCTGAAATAAACAGCCTAAAACTTACTGCAAAGAACTGCATTCTTGATGGAGAGTGTATTGTTTTGTCTAACGAATCGAACCCCCCATTACCATGCTTCGAAAGTATCATGACTCGGTTCCACACAACTAAGACAATGAAAGTCAAATCATTACTAAATACTCTGCCAGTTCACTTTGTCGTATGGGACATACTTTACCTCAATGATGAACCGTTGGTTAGACTGCCACTTTATAAACGTCTTGAGATACTAAAAAACTTGATTATACCGGATCAAAGAATTTCAATAACTCCTTCTTTTGAGGACGGAGAAGCCTTGTTTAAACAAGTTGTTGCAATAGGTGCTGAAGGGGTTGTCAGTAAACCGAAGGATGGTATTTATACTTTTGGGACTTCTTCGGGCAGAAATGCGTGGTATAAAATCAAAAATTATCAATATGCTATTGTTGAGATTAATGGATTCAAGAAGAAAGACTTTGGTTGGAGCTTATCAATCGACGGAAAATATGTCGGGGTATTGGAGTTTCCCCCACCAAAAAAACAAATATTTGAATTTTACAGTGTTGCAAAACAATTGATAAAAAGAGAAAATGAAAATTGGATATATATTGAACCGATACTCAAATGCAAAGTGAAATTTCAATGCTATAGTAGGGATGGTAAACTAAGATCTCCAAGTTTTGTCGAGTACATCAACTTAGGTGTGGGTGATAAGGAATGATGGTCGAGAAATACAAACTTAAAAACGAAGCAGATAAGACAATGTTCGTTTTCAACCAAAGTGGAAAAGTCTATGGGCATATCATTAAGGATCGTACTGAAAAAGCACCCGCAAAACTTATCTTCGAAACGGGGAAGTACACAACTGTAGAAGAATTAAAAAATGATTACCCAGAAATCGAAGGAACTGATGGTGAGTGATAATAAGTGGGGAAAAGGTCAGAATATTAGATTCTAATTTGCATTTGTATACAGCGGCAGTAGAGGACTCAAAAATTCTTGTGTTCCTCGGTTTTGAAATGATTGGTAGCGGAAAGATTGAGGGGATAACCGATTTATCGGTGCAAGTAAATGGAGTAAAGTATCCAAAAGAAAATTGCATATTTTATGCGGTGGGGTAAAATATACCTCCCTCATGATAATTATGTGAAAAAAGTAACTTAGGACGACAATTTTTATAAAATTCTTTTTGTCCTATTTAACATGAGGGAGGTTTAAGGCGCATTACAATAATGTTTATAGGTTCGAGTTAGGACGACAAAATAACCTCGTTTTTTCGTCGATTTACTCATTTTTGCTACGTTTTTCACGTTCATTTATCCAATGAAATTGTTATTTTATTTGCTCTCCTAATAAACTCGTTGCCCAGAAGTATTGCCCAATTGTATAATCGTGGTAATGGGGGAGATATATGAACGAGATCATTGATTCTGTGAAAGGTATTAATATTCTAGATTTTTTCGTCGGCAATTTATTATGGGAAGTCGTTGCTATAGTTTTATTTGGATTTGTTTTCAAGGGACTCTATAACTTCTTTAAATTTAATAAAAAAGCTAATGAAATATCCTATAAACTACTTTCGAATAATCGACCTGCAATGAATGGAAAGAGTCCACTATATTTAGCAGATCGGTTCATACAAATATGGAACTGGAACACTAAACGCAATCAACCATTGAGGTATGATAATAAGCATCCGTACACTCCTATAGTATTTTCAAAATGTTATTTTCATGAAGTTGCAATACACAAAGAACTTAAAGAACTTGGATTAATTGTTGTCAACGATGATCCACTGAAGACAATATCTCCTGTTAAAAACAAACTCAATACATTTGTATACAAGAAATGTACTAAATATCTAATCAAGTATCAGTTTGATACCGAAGAGACGCATAAAAGTTTATCATTGTGAAATATTTTTATGGATTATTTCTTATAGGTATCTGGCAATTTTTCAACAGCAATATCAATCGAAGTAGAGATTACATTTTTCTCAATATCGCTTATTGTAAAGCCAAGAGTAGCCAGTGATCGAATAACACTATCTAAAGCCAATTGCTTTTTTACACAATTTTCATTTGTTTTTGCTACTTGTTCAACATATTTAACAACTTCTTTGATGAGCACATTAGTAACGGTTGCTTTGCTGGAGTGGAGAAATCATTATTCGATACTTTTTGGATAAGAAAATCAATTATACTCAATGTTTGTTTGACATTTTGTATATTCTCGTCTGACAAATATCCTTTATTCTTAAGTTTCTTTACCACAATAAATCCAACAATTACTGCGACTATCGATGCTAAGATGTAATATATCATATCCACACTATACGCTCCTCCATAGTTTCCAATAAATAAGAAGACCTCACCGGTTTAGAGTGAGGTCTCTCAAATTCATTTAATTTTTAACTTCAATCCCTTTATCTTTGGCCAAGAGCACGATTGCCAACCATGCCAAGTCATCGAGTTTCATATCTCTTTTAAATGCTTGATTTGCCCATGTATAATCAGTCAGTAACGGATGTTCAAATTCACCATTTACGCTCTTCTCATACAGTCCATGTAATGCTTGACCAAGAAGAGTCCACTGCCAATCCTTCGAAAAATTCACTTTCCCACCATCCCCTTTTAATTGCAAAAGAAATTCATTAATATTACCATCGAACTCGTTCAAATCCACATTTCCGGAAATGCCGTCTAGTCGACCGGTTTCACTATATTGAAATATTGTCCAACGGTCCCACACCGGATTGCTCATTGGAGTATCCGTGCCATAATGAGCCACCCACAGAGGATAGTTCGACAAATCCGATTCAAAGTATGTTCTTGCAAATGAAGCCCCAGTATAAATCATTGGCTTTTTGCCGGTTACCTCTTGCACCTTATTAAGCCATTTTCTAGACCAATCGCTTACTTGAGATTTTGTATAACTAACACCGTCCAAAGATCCATGTTCCATATCTAAGACATGCCATAATTCAACCTCTAATCCCTCAACGCTTTTTAAATAATGTTCAGCCTCTTTCACGGGATCATTGGAAACATGGGCAAAGTGGTAGAAGCCTAATGGGATACTGTTGTCCTTCGCGCCTTGATAGTTCTGATTTAGTTTTATATCAACTGTACGTGTTCCCTCAGTTGCTTTAATTATTGCAAACTTAACACCTGAATTCTTCAACGCAATCCAATCAACTTCACCTTGCCATTTTGATACATCAATGCCTTTACAATTTGCTTCTTTATTTCGAGTTTGCATTATTTGTCACCACTCTTATTTTTTAATACAGCGATAAGTTGCTTAAGTTGAGGAGGCATCGGAAGTCCAATTCTTCCTAAATTCTCTGTAATCGAAATCAGTTCATTTGCTATGTAAAAATAAGTAACTCCAAGCATCAATCCTATAGCTCCTTCAATTCCGAGAAGTAAATCTGCTCTATGCAAGATTGCTATTACTACAAACATGAGAGCCTTTTTAAATATCCCCCAATAACCCTTATTAGAATTAATTCCTTTATTTTCTAATGGATCGCTCTTCTTTCCCTCAATGGCTGATGCAGCGAGACCTGTAATAAAATCAACAACAACCAATAGAGCAAGAAATGCTAGCGCTTCGTGCCAACCTCCGAAAGCATAATTTACGATTACTCCGAAAATCGCTGCAATCGAATTGAAACTAAATTGATACCCATTCATAAATTCCCTCCGTGACAACTACAAGTGTTGATGATAATATTTATTTAATCTTTATTTCCCCATGTGGACAAAGGGAAAGAGGATGTTATGTACGCCACTACATAGCATCCTCTTTGTTTCTCCTAATTCCTATGCAATTACTTTTGCTAATGTCTGATTGTACTCATCTTCGCTAATCCAATCCTTATCTAATGCATTATCAATCTGTGTTTGGGTAAACGTTTCAACAGCATAAACCATAACTGGATCAACATAAGCAACGGGGATGTCGGCAAACAATTGTGTACCATAAAGATAAATATTCCTAGCGTACGAACTTGTTCTGAAAGTGTAAATTGGCATTTTTTCATACTCCTTTTTATTATTTTATTTTATTTATGCCTCCGTTGGATTCTGTGAAAAATAGAAATCCATGAAGGCTACGAAGTCGGTATTAATTTGAGCTAGCTGTTGAAATAATGCTGCCTTCTCGGCAGATAAAAGATCGATTTTATTCTGCTGTTCATGAATCAACTCTTTATCCGACTTCGGTCTAGGTGGTTGAGGTGGATCTGGAATAGGAATAAGTTCGAATATTTCCTCTAATCCTTCAACAAAATCTGGATGATCTTCAGTTATTTCGATTGGTTCTTGCGGTACATATTGAATTTGATCATCGTACTCAGTTTTCCAAAATAGTAAATTATCTTCCTCATCTACCACTTGTACCTGTTCGGTTGTCCAAAGTTTAATAAATTGACCTGTACCTTCTTGACCGATTATTGCCCCATTGGTATATCCGATGACATTTTCTTCGTTGTCGTAGATTGGAATTTGCTCATAGATCGGCTTCGTTACCTCATAACTTGCCTGAACTCCATCGGACATTAAGGGAACTTGTTTTGTTACCATAACTGGCTCATCTGTTGACTCAATCGATTGTACTTGACGAGGAATATTATATATTTCTTCCAAAGGAGGTTGAGGAAGCCAAAACAGCAGCTTCCCTTCCTCATCCAGTTTAGGACGCTTTTCGAAGCGCCCATGACCGTCTATCATGATTATTTCCATACGCTTACACCCCCTTCAACAGCGGCCTACCGGGGATTTTGAAAAAGTCCCAAGCAGAACCATTACCAATTTCTTTGATCCCTTCGCCTATACCAGTTACAACAGCTAGATACAACTCTTCATCATGCGAAACAAGGTAATACACAATACTCTGAGAGGTTACAGCTTTTGGAAGCAACGCCCCAACAGCGTAGAAATTGGCACGGTTTGGTAAGGCGATTTGAGGTTGTGAAGACTGAACGCTGTAGTTCCCTTGTATTACTTTTGTCCCTGATAGAAACTTCACGGAACTGCCTACGATACCGTTTTCAAATGTGCCTATGCCGTGAGCGTAGTAGTAGTTCTCTACAGGAATGTTTTGTCTAAAAACGTTAGGAACAGGCAAGTACCCACTACCTATTGAATCATCAAAACTCTCGCTCATTAATCTCCATGTTTCCTTGTTCAAAGGAAGTCGGGACGCCATACCAATATATGAAGCGAATGCGCTAGGCGGGACACTTCCAGTACCCATAGTGTGAGCCATTATGCCGTTGCTTTTAGCGAGAACTTTTACGGTCTTCTCTACACCTTCCGCCGCTATACCCTGATACGGTACGTGTTGATAGTTCAAAGACACAACGTCACTATTCGCACCACCACCAAGATTCCGGTATGAACGAGCCGGGAACTGAAGCTTGGTTTCCTTGGTCTCTGGGCGAACTTTTACGATGTTACTTTTGACATAATCGACGTAATCCGCAAATGCAGGTTTAAAACTTACGTAGTCGGTATACAAATTTGAAGGGATCGTCGGGCCTGATGGATAAGTAGAATGCACTAATACATAAATCTTTTGGTTTTTTGTGATGAAATTTCTGGTCGGCCATGACGTGTCTATACCATTAATAATTAGCGAAGGTGACGAAGAAGTATTAACCCAGCCCCCATCGCCGCCAATCCAAGTTTGATCTACATCATCCCATACTTTTGCGATAGCTCCATACGACAAAACTCCGCCGTTGTCTCCACTTCCATATCCTACCCAACTAAATGTTAACCCTCTCACAGCAGCCTTCAGTTGCGACAGAGACATTCCAAGGTGCGACAAGTCAAATTCATAAATATCTTGAGGGTAATACCCTTCAATTGAAACTGGCTGAACATTTAAAATCCCATCTTGTTTGCTTATATTGTCATAAGTACCTTGCCAGTGTTCCGACGAGGAAACTGTCGGTGGTTGATTTACACTTGCCAATTGTCTCCATAGCACCCTATTAGGATTTTCGAACATACTGCCTGCGGATTTCCCCAAGTAGTTCAGTGTTAGATTGCTTTTGCGTCCCGGCGTCCAAGTTGTAGCAATGGCACCTTCTTGAAATTTGAGTCGACTAATTTTTGCCGTTTTAGTTATACCGTCCGTTGTACTAACGGATTCGACTATAAATTGGATAGAACTGTTGGATATGCTATTAAATGTTATAGAAATACGTCTTCGCGGCCCAGTTGATATTGCGTCAGCGGATTTAATGATGGAATTTAAAGGTTGTCCCCAAATATAGCTGTATATGTCACCCCCCGTTACAGAATCGATATCATACGAAAGAGTGTATAGAGTGTTGCTTTTAATTGGGATGTTCATATTTAATCGCTTGCTTCTGTCTGAGGTCATAGTCACCAAGAGAGTCCCCAATGAGTCAAGGTCAACCCCAGCGTCCAGAGAGATACCGTTAGCGTCAACAGGCAAGGCTTGATTCTGCGTCAATACATTTTCACTCACGACCGGGAACGGGTTTTCCGGTTGGAGGACGGTGTATCCGGTTTCTGCTGTGTTTAGTGTAACTTCGAGTTCTACATAGTCTGAACGTATTGATGAAGCTGTTCCTGTAGGCCCGTCGGATGCCTCAGCGAAAGCAAGGAAGTGAACGAAACCATTTATGTCTATTACATCCCAGCTGTTAATAAGGTCGTTAAACACAACTTGCTGCACCTTACTAACTGAACCTAGAGTACTAATACCCGTAGAGTTTTGCCACCAAGCGCTATTAGCTTCTGTCCAAATCGCAAGAGTCGCCTTGTTCCCTAATGGACCAGAACCATACCCCCACCAATTACACATAATAGTACTCAAATTTGCCTTCAACTTCGCTACCTTCGCTGCCGTGTCAACACAATCCGCAAAGAACCCTTCGCCATACTTGTCCTCCATAAGACGGATAAGATTGAAGGAGAATATGTGTTGAGAAATATTGCCGCTTACGCCAGTGATGTTGGTGGATACAAGACCGTCTAGGGTCGAAACGTATCGATACTCTAAAGTATCACGTTCTACCCAATTGACTGAAGAAGGTACTTGTAAAGCGCTATTAGCAACAAATTTGAACGTGTGCGGTATAGCATCCGTACTCCCTGATACTTTCCCCACAAAGTTCGCCTTAGCGCTCACCGTCGCCCCTGAGACATTCCGCTGACCATTAACATAGGCGTCGAGTACATTCGTTGCTACATTGTTGATCCCCTTACCCGGAGGAAACACTGCCGAATAGTCAATCTTGATATTGGTCGTAGTCACGGTTGGCACTGTCGTTATGGTGTAGGTGACTTCTTTCGTTCCCAGATTTGACCATGTACCTGCGATACCCGTTGCGGTTACGGTTGGGGCGGACGAGGATGCTGTGGTATCAATGACCCACCCATTAATATAACCAACAGGAAGGGCAAAAGCGTTCATATTTAACGATGTTGCTCCGTTGATGGACAAAATAGTATCACTGTAGCCGACGCTGAAATCACTCTTTAAAACCCTCACAGTATCAGAAGGAAAAAACTGACCATTATTTTGAATATTGATGATCTTGCTCAGCCCATCGCCGTCTGTTAGAATCCTAGTGATTCCAGTATCAGAATCCAAGACGCCTGTTATAACTCCATAATCATTCCGAATCTTGATGGTATCCCCAACCGCCCATACGCCTTCAGTTGCTTGCGTTACCTTGATGTGTCCTTGAGGAGTCTTCAAGGCTTCTACAATGTCCGAACAGGTTTCAACCGTTAATGCATCTGAGAAAACAGAACGGTTTGAACTGAACTGAGTCCCGTTTACACCGTCGTAATGGATTAGACTGTTGTTACCAAGGTGAGAGTTGTAGCCTTGGTAGTTCGCCGGAATTAACCAGCGTCCAAATGGAACGAATGGGTTGAAATCTGCTCCTTTTGTTAGTTGCCAGTTCGAGTAGGTGATGATTCCGGGCGCGCTGTTATTTAAATCGACAAATACGCTGCTTGCATCGACGGGAGTTGTAAATGTAAACGGACAACTAAACGCTTCCGGCACATACGATAGCACGTTGCCGTTTGCATCATGAAAGATTAACCTAAAGTATGCGTTTGTACTACCGCTAACATTGAAAGTATATTGTTGATTCGGCAAAACACTAACCGTAGGCCCGGAAGGTTGCCATGCCGTTGTCGCATTCAGTGTCAACGCATAAGGCCCCGTCACGTTAGCATTCGCGTGCAACGTATCTGGCCGGTCCGGCAGCAAGTTCTCCACAATATTCGGCAGCGAGTCTACATATGGAAACAAGGCACCAATTTTGTCTTCGCCAGTCCAGTTCGGATCGACGTCGATAAGGTTGTATGTTGCTTGGTCGATTTCGTAAATTGATACCTCATCAATATACGCGGACAGTCCACCAGCACCTCCAGCACCTACTAAGAGCCGGAATCCATTCGTCGTGACCGTGTTTGAGGTATCTATTGTAATTTTGAGCAATTGCCATGACCCGATTTGCGCAACACTTGCTTGACTTAAGTAGCGTGTATTGAATGTGCCCCGGTCCCTTATTGATATTTCTACGCCGCCGTCGGTGTACGACTCGATATACACCCACGCTAACACCAGATATCTCTTACCTGTATCCAATTTATACGAATAATCTCTGTATACATAGCTACCAAAATTAACATTCGGCAAAACTTTCACAGACGTGTTTCCTGAACGTTTAACCGTCGTGGACAATTCGGGAGATACTCCGGAAAAATTCCACCCGATAAGGTTTTCAAACCCCCCATCCATACCTAACAAGTTCTTCAAGTCCACAAATGTCCCATCCGCTCTCTTCACATGCACCGACTGCAAGTCTTGCGGTACGCCAATTGGTGCGCGTTGTAACCCGTAGGTCTCGTTCACGGTCGTTTTCGTGTCCTTTGTCGTAAGGGTTCCGCGAAGCAAGCTGTCCAAACTACCCTCAAGGAGACTCTGGTAATTCACGCCTGTAAGCGAAACCTTGTGGCGAAGATCGATGATGTCATCAGCGTTTACGATGTTGGAGTATATTCCGTCGGGACGGTCAGATTGTTTCCATACTGCATAAGAACCCCAAAATATCGCTGAGTTTTTCGATACTGTTACATTCATGAGCGTGGCGCTTTTAGTCTCGTTGATAACTGATGGAAAATCTGTGTTCAAGATATAAATTTTATCCCCTGTTTTGAATCCTGCCGTGGACGCAACGGGTAAGTCAAATGGTACACCCATCGTAAATGCGTAGTCTGCTCCCGTTATAATAGTACTAGTGTAATCCCGCGCCCCGTTAACATTATCCGCACGATACCCACCAGAGTTCCGACGCTTTACACGGAAAAGCGGAATGGCGTATACGTAGCCGTCGATTGTTTTCAGGGCGTCTTTGGAGGTTTGGGAGCCGTCGCCTGCCACCCACAATCCTTTATCCTCCAAGGCTATACCTTTAGTACTGGAGTAACCATTAATGGCGTAGTATGATCTTGCAGATTCGGTAAAAAACGCAGAGTGCTTAAAAAAATCAGCTGACCCAGACCATATAGGAGCATTATTTAGTGGAACGGAATTTCCACCTTGTGCCTGAACAACAGGGTTTGGTATTGAACTGTCGATACCATCTCTATAATTTTCAAAATCCACCCCGGCGACGGAACGAATACGCCACTGCATAACTCCTTTTTGTCCCACATGTGGAAACCATGCTTCAAGAAATACAAGATCGTCGCGAGTCCCATAGGTTGGAGGAGCCGGAAGCAATACGCGATTCCACTCGTGAGTACCCATTTCTGCGTTAGCCGATTTTACTAACAGTTTGTACCCGTTGATAATGGCGTTAAATGGATTTGTCATTAAGTTGTTAGGGTACAATGAAAAGAAGTTTGATGGGACAATTTGTAATGCTCCGTCCACAGGGAGACTGCCTGAGCTGAATCCTTGAAAACCTGAGTTTAGATTGGTTATACCACTATGAACTTGTTGTCTTACAAGTTCAGCACTCGCCAGTGCTACGACATCTATATCCGCACTAGTTGCTGCTCCTGATAGATTAAAAGTATTAATATGAGTCCAAGCCGACCCATCATAACGATAATACGTATTATCTGCCAAGACCTGAACGGCATCTCCCAATTGAGGAGACGGATATGTTGTTACAATATCTGCGTATGTTGCAACCGGTGTTTTATAGTTTAGTTTCGTAGTATTAATCGCTGTATTAAGATTGCTTATCGCATTCGTCGTATTCGTTTGACGTGTTAATTCTTGTGATTGTCTTGTCGTTTCGTTGGTCTGTCTAGCCGTTTCATTAGTAGATCTTGCTGTTTCTGCTGTACTACGAGTATTCTCATTGGTATCTCGTTCATTTTCCGCTATCACACGTGCAGACTCAACAGACACTCGATTTGCTTCAACTGATGCCCTCGAATTTTCAGCATTTACTCTTGCTGACTCCACACTTACCCGATTATTTTCCGCTGTCACTCTAGCCGATTCATTATTCTGTCTCGTTGTTTCATTCCCTGCTCTTGTTGTTTCTGCTAAGGCCCGATTCGATTCTTCTGTTGCTCTTGCACTCTCAGCAGACGCTCTTCCACTCTCCATAGTTACTCTGGAGGATTCAGCGCTTGCCCTCGCAGTCTCCGCACTCACTCTCGAACTTTCTGCATTTACTCGATTAGTCTCAGAAGTGTCGCGAATATTTTCTGCTGCATCACGTGCAGACTCATCGGATATTCGATCTGATTCTGCTGATGCCCTCGCGTTTTCAGCATTTACACGAGAAGACTCGGCACTCACTCGATTATTTTCCTCTGTCAGCCTAACTGATTCATTGCCCTGTCTTGTCGCTTCATTTCCTATTCTTGTTGTTTCGGCAATGGATCGATTTGAGTCTGCCGATACTCTCGCATTTTCGGCTAACGACCTATCATTTTCTGCTGTCACTCTTGAGGATTCTGCACTCGATCTCGAACTTTCCGCATTTACCCGGTTAGTCTCCGTTGTAGCCCGATTACTTTCTGCAGTAACACGCGCATTTTCTACACCAACGCGACCTGTCTCCGCACTTACTCTCGATGATTCCTGAGACTGTCTCGTAGCTTCTTGTGATTGCCTTGTTGATTCCTGCGAGTTCCTCGTATTTTCAGATGACACTCTAACTGATTCAGCGCTTTGAATATTCGTATTTGTTGAGTTAACTGTGTTTGTTGCATTGATTGCAGCTTGAGTTGCAGTCTCTGCATCATCGATGGCTTCACTTATTAAAGCTAAATCTTCAATTGCTTGCTCTCCTTCGGAGATAATATCCCCGAGTGTCTTTGTCACGTCTCCGTTTGAATCTGTTTCTACATATACCCTCGTTGCAGGGTAAAACTGCAATCCCTTTGCTTTAAAACTATATGAAAGCTGTAATCCTTCTCTTGACGAATGATGTGTGACTACTCCATTTGTATAGTCTACATAATATTCATTAGCAAAAGGTGAATGATTTTTTGTCTCGATCCACGTTACACCGATGCCACTTACTTGAACCTTTGCAAAAGAATCTGGTAATTCAGAAAGTACAACTTTAGAATTAACAATCTGCTGTGATTCAGATTTATCTATATAATTAGTTCTCATTTGTGAGATTATTGGGTTTTGATAATCAAAAATGCTCATTGTAATGGTTCCCTCCTTATTACTAAATCATTTAATACCTTGAATGCAATAAAAGGTGCTTACATGCATACGATGAAATAAAAACTTTTACTTAATAAATAGCTTACGTATTGGCGTTATTAAACGTCATTAAGGTGCTTATGGTCAATTTTTTAAATAGTTAAGCTATAAAGAAACTTATCTAAAATTCAATGTGACCTACTATACGGAGTTGTTGAATGCGTCCACTAGTTGATTCAAGTCACTAGCATAAATAATACTTCCGCTTACCTTTGATGCAGGTACGTTAGCATTCGGATTCAAATCTAAAATTGCATTTCTAATTTGATTAAAGAAATAATAATAAAAATTTCCGTTGGGGCTAGCCACCGTGAAGGAATTGTCCCCGTGGTAATAATTGAAAAATGAAAACTGAGACAAGCCTTTATCTGATAATGCTTGGTTGATTTTTATTTGAAATTTATTCCACTCATCATTTGCTGATATATAAAATCCATGATTCGCCAACTTTTGAGGGCCAGTGATTAAAGTGCCGCTTGAATTATATCCGGCGTACTTCCATATAAACGGGTCTACAGGCGTTGTAAAATACGAATACCCAGAAGGCAATGAAAATAAATCTGCATAGTATGACCCAATTGCAACAGACCATGCTTGGAATTTATACTGTGTGTTTGGTTTTAATTCAGTCTTATTAAAGTATAACTTCTTATCAGGTAATGAGCTGCCTGAGACAGCCATACAATTAATCATTCGCGCGATTGCAGCACTTGATCCACCGACAGGCAGATCCTCACAGTACAGCAACTTCAACACCTTTTGATCAATATCAGGGTATGTGGTGGGTCTTCCAGAAAAAATATTTTCATAAAAGCAACTATTCTTATATGCATTTCCATCATTTCCTGCTCCAAGCACTTGCGCTACTTCTTCATGCATAATCGCTTGAAATGACATATCTATTGGATCAGTCGCCAGTTTAATCCAACCGGAGTACAATACTCCATTGCCATCCCAATTTGCAAACCATTGTCCGTTATACCTGAAATCTGGATATACAAATCCCAATTCTGATGCTGTTCCAAAAGTCACCTCGATATCATAGTCTCCAGTAGTAACAAGTTGGAGAGTCACGCCACTGCCGGAAATTATGCTGTTTAATTCGTTTAAATTACTTGATAATAGGTCATTGTAATATGATGAATTCCCCACTGCCGAGGACAGAAAAGTAGACTTATATCTAACTACAGGTTTCGTCCATCTTTTCAAAACAGTTGGAAATGATTCGTTGAATCTCCAATTTACTGATTCTCTAGAATTTAAACAAATTGAATAAAAATATTGCCGTTCTTCAGGCGTATAGTTTTGAAAACGAGGGTTTGCTGTCGAATCAACTTCTCCCCACAGATACGCTACTCTTGATTCGCTCGAAGTGGTTGACATTGTGAAATCACTAGAATTAAAAGTAAGGTTTGTAGGAACTGATAGTGTGCATGTCATTGTCCAAGAAGGAAGCGAAAACCAGTCATACCCATTCGAACGGTTTAATCTAAAATAAATATCGTAACTAGTTCCTTGCGTAAGATTATATGCAAACATTTCTACGTATTGTTGACCATTATTACTTACTGATTGTGAGAAAACTGGGGAACCTGATGGGAATATGCTGCCAGCATGCTGTATTATAAATTGAAAACTATAATATTGACTCGTGCTATACGCTGCATTAGTAAACATTCCTAGCGATCCATCATATTCATTCGATATAGCTAAGAATTTAAAATCTGCATGTCCAGTTCCGCTTGAAATAGTAGATGTAGTACCAGAATCACTCCCTCCACCCTTCATCATTAGATAGCCGCCTGTTCCGCCTCTGCTACTATATGTTTTCATACTGTCCTCCATAAAATAATAAAAGCCAACCGGAGTTGACTTGTAATTCATCCTATTCACTTTTATCAAAGAGTAATCTTCCTACCAAATACAGCCAATAATATGTTATAATGCAACTTAAAAAGGAGTTGATCATTTATGAAAAAATACATTATTGGTGCTGTTGCCGGTGCCATCATAGCCACAACAATATCTGCCTATGCCGATGAAGGCTTAGAAAAAATTGAAGCTTATATCCGAAAAGGACTTCCCATTACATTAAATGGTTCTCATGTAACATTGGAAAGTCCTCCGGTTATGGTAGATGGTTCGACGTACTTAAAATTAAGAGATGTTGCTTCATTGACTGGGTTGAATGTCAACTGGAATGAAGCCGCTCAGACTGTTGAATTGAGCAATGGTACTGAAAATCAAGGTACTGCTGTTGGTAATGGTTCTATAACTGTATCCAATACGCCAGTTGAGAATGTTGGGACTAACCAGCAAGATGGTATTGCTAAGAATGAACAACCACCTCTGTTCACTATGGTGGATGAACTAAAGAAGATTTATTCTAAGAATTACGACTATGAATATAACGAAAATAATAACACTGCGGTCGTAACGATTTCAGATCAAGAGTATAATATTTACAAAAACATTGATAATCAGAAAGATCGCATTACTTATTGTTTTATTTTCTTCGAAAAATTTATCTTAAATGCTTCGAGTACTTTTAAAAATTTTATAAATGAAAGGGATAAAATTGAAAATCTAAGGCTTATTTTTCAATATAATGGCGCAGATGTTTTAGAATTTAGAGATTTGGGAAATGAAACTTCTTCACAAGATCTAACTATGAAATAATTTTTTAAATTAACCAAATGTCGCATGAACGCCCGATACATTCCCTGTGAAGTTCCAATTTCCATTCGCAGTAACTGTTCCGTTTATTCCCGGAGTGATCGCTATACCTCCATACGGGTTAGATGATGCATCAATCTGGATTGAACCCGTATCAGATGCTGTTGTGGCTAACCTAACTATTCCACCACTCTGAGTTAGAGTACCTCGCTTTGTTCCAAGATGGTACATGTCGAGTGATCGGTTTGCGGCATCAATAACCACTCCAGATAACTGATCAGAAGAATTGTAAGAGTAGAAACCTGTGGTATCCATTTGAATCCTTTGATTGTTATCTGAAGTTCTAAAAACTCCTCCAATAAAAGTACCGGCTCGAATTTCAGGTGAATATATGAATTTACCGCTAATAAACGTCCCACCACTATAAGTACCGTTTGCGATAGCAGTAGCTGTATTCAATGCTCCATTTGCTGTCCCCTGTGCCCCATTTGCTGTGTTCTGTGCAGTGGCAATTTTAGGATCAGCGTTTACATAGTTCCAATCAATCGTTGCATTGGCTCCAAGAGATATCCCTTGAATCGCATTAATCTGATTCGCTGTTAATATCCCTGTATATATCCCTTGTGGAGTTAGATATGTTGTCTTTCCATTCCAAATTCCCGCTGAAGCAATCGCATTATCGCCAAACTGAGATGTCACAACAATCTGCCCAGTGGTAATTGAATCAATATAATTACCACTGATTCTATTTCCATTTAACACACTAGTTCCATTTATTCTAAAATCTGTTGCATTCACAACACCGGAAATGTTGACTTGTGAAGCCACCATATTTCCGGACATATCGACTCGAAACGGAGCATTTGCGAACGTTGCATTTCCTAAACTAATCCCCGATCCATTAGCCCTGAAAACATTGTTACCCGATCCAATAGTCAAGTTAACGCTGTTCATTTCCCCTGCTTTTATCTTCGAAGCTGTTACTCCCTCACCGTCAATTACCGTTGTACCATCTGTACTTGTAATCTGAATAGCTCCATTCTGTACATACAGTCCGCGATAATCCAAACGTACAAACTTATTCACATCAGTTGTGCTTGCGGTAATACCATTAGAATCTAACCGAATACTCGTTGGCAACGGTGCCTGTAGGCGTAAATCGTTTCGGATAGCACTATTAATCGTATTCGAGTAGGTGTTCGCTGTAATTAAATTAGTATCCGAGTATACCTTAGCAGCCTGTAAATTTACATCCGAATGGGCAATTGCTTCGTCTTTCCTAACGGAACCTATTTTATTAATCAATTTGGATTTTTTGTCTTGGACGTCTGCAAATTTATTATTAATATTTGTTCGGTCTGTTAAAGAAATAGCAGCCGGATAAATAGGTCTGGTTGTCCACATTACTATCTCAGTATTAAGAATGCTCAATGCATTTTGATAATTTGTCTTCTCTGTGGAAATTCCAAGTGCTGTAGCCACATTGATGATATCATTGGATTCCTGATTAACTTGAGTTAGTGCAATGGCTAATGCTTGTGCTTCAGGATACGATATCATACCATCGTCCGCATATTCGTCA